ATCACTTAGGAGGTGACAATATGTCGGAAGAGATTAAGAAAAACCAGCCAGGAGAAACTGGCGAACTAGGCGGAACAGCCCCTGGTCTTTATCAAGGTCAAGGTGCATTCGCTTCAGGTGGTGTTGGTGGTGTAACAGATCCAGGTGCAGATACACTTGGAAACATCCCTAATGCCAACTTTGGTGTTACCACTGGTCCAAATGCCGTTAATCCTTCGGGTGATGCTGCAAGCGGAATCCTACGCCCTGAACAGGCACGTCGTTTTATTGACTACGTTTGGGATGCTACAATTCTCGCCCAAGATGGCCGTCGTGTAACGATGAGAGCAAACACCATGGAACTCGAGAAGATCAATGTTGGTGAGCGTGTAATCCGTGCTGCTGCACAAGCAATCGGTAACTATACAAACACTGGCGCAACCTTCTCTAAGGTAGAACTTACCACAAAGAAAATCCGTTTGGATTGGGAAGTTTCTGCTGAAGCACTAGAAGACAATGTCGAGGGAGGTGCATTGGAAGATCATCTTGTTAGATTGATGACCAATGCTTTTGCTAATGACATTGAAGATCTAGCAATTAATGGTGATGGAACAACAACACCATTCCTTTCAATCATGCCTGGCTTCATCAAGAAGCACCAGGATAATGGAGACTCACACGAAGCAGCAATTACCGTTGCTGATAACGCATGGACTCCAGAAAAGATGCAGGAAATTATCCTTGCTATGCCACGCAAGTACCGTGCACTTAAGAACAATCTTAAGTTCTATGCAGGTACAGATGCATTCGCAGGTATCGTTAAGAACAACGGTACATTGTCTGATGCAATCGCTGAAGCACTTGGCAAGAATGGTAATACCTATGCTAACACACAGGCCTACCTTGATGGTCAAGGTCAGACATTCGGTGGAGCACGTACAACTCGTGTTCTAGGTATCGATGTCCAAGAAGTTCCTTACTACCCTGAAGGATATGTCGATTTGACATTCCCACAGAACCGTGTTTGGGGCTTCCAGCGTGATATCGTCGTAAACCGTGAATATGTTGCTAAGAAGGACACAATTGAATATACTGTGTTCGTTCGCTTCGGTATTCAATGGGAAGAAGAAGACGCTATTGCATGGGCAGACGCTGCTGCAGATGCATAATCTGTAATCAGTAACCTTTGAGAGGGGGCAGGGGGCTAGTTCTCCTCCCCCTCTTAATCTTTAGTATTCTGTTATAATAGTCACATAGGAGGTAAAATAATGGAAGAAAATAATTTTAATAATGAGACACCAGTAGAAAATTTTGTTGCTCCAGAGGCTCTAGTAGAAGCAGCAATTGTTGATGAGGCAGTTGTGGACGCTCCTATGCCAGAAACAAAGGTGGAAGAGGTAGCAGCAGAAAATAATTTTGAGGCATCAGTAACTGAGGCTGTAGAAACTACAGATGCAATTACAACATCAGACTTTGCTGGAGGATCAAGTACAGCACAGGCTGTCGGACAAGTTGCCAACGGTGTAATTGGAGTAACACGTGTAGAGCGCAAGGTTGAAAAACCATCTACTATTGTTAAGAAGTCAAATAAAACAGTTGCTATTCATTCTACAAAGAATGTAAGTCTACCTGGAGTTGGTAAGGTATATCGTGGATATAACATTGTCACACCAGATCAGGCTGAAAAATGGCTAACTCGCAACCATGTTCGTCTTGCTACACCAGAAGAAGTAGCCAAGGAGTTTGGTCGCTAAATGGATATTCTGAGAGTTCCGACAGGTTCGTATTTAAGTTATGTTAGACCGTCTAGCGGTAAAATGGCATATACTGTTACAGACTTGTCGGACTCATCAGTAGTCCTAGAAGAAGAAATATTCCCACCAATATCAAGTCCAGTAAGCATTGATTTAAGTTCAATAAAGCATGACGGCGAATATGTTATAAACATAGATAACTGGGAAATAGATGACACTCAAACAGAATCATCAGAAATTTATTTTACATTAGTTAGGCCATATTCAAATCCAAATGATCATGGAACTACTGCGAGTGAGATTGCAACATATACATCTAACGAAGAATTAGCCAGAGCAATTATAGATTCTGTATGCGATGTAGAATTTTATTATAAGAAAAAAATAATTCAAACAACAGGTCAAGGCACAGACTACCTACCTATTTGGGTAGATGCTAAAAAGGTTTTAAAAGTTTACGAAAACAATGTTTTGCTTTATGATGCAGATGATTTAGAAAATTCTGTTTCATCATTTGAGATTATTCCAGACGGCTCAGCAATCACAATGACATTTAATGATGCAATTAATAGAGATGAGTCTGCTCGTATTTTGTTGCCAGCATCTCCAACAGATATTACAGAACTTGACTACTCTGCAAGAGGATTTCCAAAAGGCTGGGACTATACAATAGTATTAGAAGTAGGATACAACAAAGTACCGTCTGATATCGTAAGAGCAACAGAGTTACTTATTCATGATATCGATTGTGGAAAGTTAGATTATTACAAGCGTTACATAGGTGCTTATAATACAGATCAATTTAGAATTCAGTTTGATAAAGCAGTATTTGAAGGTACTGGCAATTTAATTGTAGACAAGATACTTGATAAATATCGCAAGCCGATTGAGTTCGTCGGGGTACTGTAATGGTAATATGCGAAACTCCAGACTTCGCATTTCCTATGCAAGCAGATGTATATCATCCAATAGTTGAGCAAGGAATTTATGGAGAAGTTAAAAAGACTTGGGTTTTAGACCGTACTATTGCATGCTCGTTTGCTGCAGCAGGAACTGCATTTAAAGAAGAAGTAACTCCAAACATTAATATTACCCAGGACAAAATACTTCTTGGTAGATGTAAAACAGACATAAGGATGTCTAGTTTAGATGCTAGAAATGCTATTACAAATGTTATTATCACAAACATAAAAGATAAAAATTGTAATCCTATTTATTTAGAAACATCTGGCCCACGTGCAGGAAAGTCTACAATATTTGAAATAGCAACACAAGACCCATTTGCTGGACCATTTGGAAATGTTGAATACTATAAACTCATTCTTCGCAGATCTGAGAATCAGGCGGTAGATGTATGAGGGTTGTATTTAATAATTCTGCATTTCGTAAAGAGATGAAAAATATTATTGATTATTCTATCGGCTATGTTGAAGGAATTCAGGGTGGCAAAAAAGCATTTCTAAATACACTAGGATTAGAAACAGTAGAATTAATGAAAGAATATATAGATTCAAATGCCAGGGTTAATCCAGAAATGCTTCATCATGTTTATGAATGGAATCAAACAGGAAGCCCAAACTCTAGATTATTTGATATACAGTATGTAACAAGTTCAATAGGGCTTTCATTTAGATCAACTTTTAAGCAGTCTACATCTATTAAGAATGGATCCCGTGTTCCATTTTATGACAAGGCTAGAATTATGGAACAGGGAATTCCAGTTACCATTATTCCTAAAAGAGCACAGGCATTAGCATTTGAGGTAGATGGAGAAACAGTATTTACAAGACAGCCAGTTGAAGTTTTAAATCCTGGAGGAGAAGCAGCGCAGGGTGGATTTCAAAAAGTATTTGACTCATTCTTTAATAGATTTTTTACACAAGCATTTTTAAGGGTGAGTGGTATTGCTAAATATTTAGAAAACCCAGTAGCATATAAAAAGAATCTATCTGCTGGCAAGCGTGGCGGTAAAATAAAGGGATATGAAACTGGATATCGCTGGATAGCAAATGCAGGAGTTGGACTATGACAGAATCTACATCAGTATTAAATACACCAGTACTATGGATTAATAAATATTTACAAGAAAAACTTTCTATTTTAATATCAGAAGAAGTAAACAATAGAGGCCTGTGGAGTTTTAGTATTGCCTATAGTACAAATGATTTAGTTGAATATTTAGGTATTTATTATGTTGCTAAAAGAGCATCAACAAACAAAGCCCCTAATTCAAGTTCTGATGACTGGCAAATTTTTGACATATCTCCAGATCTTGTACCATTTTTTCCTACTGGCCCAACTACCCTAGAAACTCTTCAGACACAATTTCCAGAAGGTGGCACTATGGCTGTTTGGGACAGAATGTTTAAAATGCGTAGAGGTCCATTTCCACATATAAAATGTGAACAATTGTTATATTATTTTTATGCTACAGGATTAAGTCCAAATTTAAGGATGATTAAGATTCAAGAGGCGATAATGAGACTCTTAGATCGTGGAGACGAAAGTGCTCAGGATGTAAATTTGTGGGCCAAAAATCATGGTCCAATTGATGGAATGGATTGCAAGTTCTACTTCCATGACTTTAAGATATATCAGTTAGAAGAGGCAAGAGATATAGTTGACTTTGGAACAGCCCGAACTTATGCAGGTAATAAGATCATTATTGACTACGACTACCATCAAATGCCAGATATTATAAACTCAATAAATTAATAAAGGGCTGTATACTAGTGGTTGAGGAAACACGCCTTTTAATTTCTAGAAAAATAAAGAGGTGAAATAAATGGCATATACACGTGGTGATAGTACACAAATCATCGTAGGTGCAGCAGCACTTTTTACGTATGAGGATGGTCCACTACCAGAAGCAGGTGTCCTTCCAGGATATTCTGCTGGTACATCTTACAAGGAAACTCTATCTTCAGAGGCAGGTTTCCGTAACGTAGGTTATACAATGAATGGTTTGGAACTTCAGTTCCAACCAGACTTCGGTGAAGTTGCTGTTGATCAGGTTCTTGACGTTGCCAAGTTGTTTAAGCAAGGCATGCAAGTTAACCTCAATACAACATTTGCTGAGGCAACATTGGAAAATCTTTTGTTTGCTCTTGCAGGCAAGGATTCCAATCTTGAAACTGTAAGTGGTAATCCAACACTAAATCTTTCAGCAGGCGATATTGGCGAATGTCCAGTAGAGCGTGGTTTGGTTGCAGTAGGTCCAGGAACTGGTGACTGCGCTGACTCAGATTCAATTGAAAGAATCTATGTTGCATACCGTGCACTCTCAATCGAGAATGTAACAGTATCAGCAAAGCGTGATGAAGCAACAATGTTTGAGGTTTCATTCCGCCTACTTCCAAATGATAACGCATCATACGGTAAAATCGTAGATCGTTCTCTATAATACAATTTAATAAAAAGATTAGCCCAGCCAAAAGGTTGGGCTTTTCTGTTTGGTATAATGATTATATGGCAACAGAAGTATATGAAAGTGCGTATATAAAGTTAATAGATGGAACATCAGTCTATATAACACCACTAAAAATAAAATATCTTCGTCAATTTATGCAAGAGTTTGAAACAGTAAAAACAGCAAACGGAGATGATGAGGCCATAGCAGCATTGGCTAGATGTGCATTAATAACAATGCAACAATATTATCCAAAAATAAATACTGTAGAAGAGTTAGAAGATAATTTAGATTTAAAAACAATATATAAGATTGTAGATATTGCAGCAGGTATAAAAATAGACAAAAACTCAGATCAGGAAGTAAAGCAGCAAGCCACAGACAGTGGAGCATCATGGGATGACCTAGACCTGGTAAAGTTAGAGTCAGAGGTATTTTTACTAGGTATTTGGAAAGATTACGAAGAATTAGAAATATCAATGTCAATGCCAGAACTAACTGCTACACTAAACATTAAAAGAGAATTAGACTATTCAGAAAAAAAGTTTTTAGCAGCAATACAGGGTGTGGACCTAGATAAAAATACCAAAAAGTCAAATGCATGGGAAGAAATGAAGGCAAGGGTTTTCAGTAAAGGAAAAGCACAAAATGCAAAGGATGTTTTGGCATTACAAGGGGTAAATGCACAAAAGGCAGGATTTGGAATTGGAATGGGATTGGATTACGAAGATTTAACCAAAAAATAATATCCCCTTATGGTATAATTGATTCAACCTTATAAGGAGGACTAATGGCTACAACCGTGCACGAAGAAAAGTCAATTAAGTTAATTGATGGCACAGAAATAAAGGTAAGACCACTTAAGATCTCTTTACTCCGTCCTTTTATGAAAAAGTTCGAGGGTATTGCAGGAGTGGCAGACGATAATGAAAAATCTATGACTCTACTTATGGAGTGCGTTGCTATTGCAATGAAACAGTATAAGCCAGAGTTATCGGAAGATATGGATGCGCTAGAAGAAATCCTAGATCTTCCAACAGTTTACAAGATCGTAGAAGAGGCTTCTGGAATCAAACTATCAGAAGCAGCATCTCTTGTCGGTAATCTTGTAAATAATTAATTAAATAAAGAGGTGTTAATGGATGGCTGATGTTCAATCTAATATTCACGTAAATATAGATACGTCTGAAGCATTAGCCAGTATCAAACTTTTACAAAAGCAGATATCAGCCTTCCATTCCTCGATGGCGAAGAGTGGCGCTGCAGCAGCAGCCGTCTCCGCCAATATGCAACAAAATTTAATAAACTCTTTAAATGCTACAGGCAAATTCTCTGCCTCAATGCAAAATGTAAAAACTACTACTGAGTCTTTTACTAATGCTCTTGAAAAAAATAAATTATCAATGCGGGATTATTACCGCTACTCAATGGGAGCAACAAAAACATTTGGCAAGTTCTTTAGGTCTGAATTTGATACTATAAATAAGGTAGCAAGAGAAAGAGTTAAAGATTTACAAACCCAATATATTAAAATGGGTCGTGATGCCAATGGAGCAATGAAGGCTATTGCCGTTAGACCACTCGCATTAGATATGCAAAATCTTGGAACACAGACACAGATTGCTGCACAAAGACAAGCATTGCTTAATCAATTATTAAAACAAGGCTCAACTAATATGTTGAACTTTGGTAAAAATACGCAGTGGGCTGGTAGACAGTTAATGGTTGGTTTTACAATACCATTGGCTTATCTTGGAACTACTGCTGCTAAAACTTTTATGGCACTTGAAGAACAAGCCATTAGATTTAAACGTGTTTACGGTGAATTATTTACAACTGGTCAAGAGACAGACAATATGCTTAAGGAGATCCAACTCCTTGCTAAAGAGTTTACAAAGTATGGCGTAAGTGTAGAAAATACAATGAAGATGGCAGCAGATGCTGCCGCTTCTGGCAAGATGGGTGCAGATCTTCTTGCACAAATAAACGAAGCAACTAGGCTTGCAGTATTAGGTGGAGTTGAACAAGAGCAGGCATTAGAAACAACAATATCTTTAACAAATGCTTTTGGAATAGCAGCAGAAGATTTAACTAAAAAAATTAACTTTTTAAACTCAGTTGAAAACCAAACAGTTGTATCTATTGAGGATTTAACTATTGCAATTCCTAAAGCAGGTCCAGTCGTTAAGCAATTAGGTGGAGATGTTGAAGACTTAGCATTCTTCCTTACTGCCATGAAAGAAGGCGGGATTAATGCATCAGAAGGCGCTAACGCACTTAAGTCTGGTTTAGCATCTTTAATTAATCCAACAGAAAAAGCAAGTGCGATGTTGGCAGAAATGGGAATAAATATTCAGGGTATTGTTGAAGGAAATAAGGGCAATGTTAAGGGCGTAGTTATGGATTTTGCCCAAGCATTGAATACTCTAGATCCACTAAATCGTGCTCGTGCAATTGAGCAATTGTTTGGTAAGTTTCAATTCTCTCGTTTATCAACACTATTTCAAAATGTTATTCAAGAAGGAAACCAAGCAAGCCGTGTACTTCAGTTAACTAAAGCGACAACTGAAGAACTTGCTATTTTGTCAGAACGAGAATTAGCAAGAGTAGAAGAGTCTACAACTTATAAATTTAAGAAAACTATTGAAGATTTAAAGGTAGCAATAGCCCCAGTTGGAGAAGAATTCTTAAAGGCTATCACCCCAATAGCAGAATTTGTAGGAAATGTTTTAGAGAAGTTTAATAATCTTGGCGACGGCACAAAGAAATTTGTAGTAATATTAACTACATTATTGGGCGGAATCGGTCCTATATTCCTAATGACCTTTGGTTTGTTGGCTAATGGTTTGGCTAATATTATTAAACTTTTTGTTAACATTAAGAGTGTATTTAATAGAACTGGTCAATCTTCAAAAATATTAGGAGATCAGACTAGTTATTTAACATCAGAACAATTAAAGGCAGCAGCAGTTGCATCGTCATTAAATCAGGTTCATACTAGACTTTCTCAAACCTTTACATCTGAAATTGCTGCTCTTAATGCTTTAGTTGCTGCATATAATAGAGCAATTGCTGCACAAAGGGGATTTGGTGGACCTATTGTTGGTAAGGGTAGAAAAGGATTTGCAGATGGAACTAAAAAAGTAAAACCATTCTATTTTGCAAGAGGAACAGATACAGTACCTGCAATGCTAACTCCTGGAGAGGCAGTTATTCCAGCAGGACCAGCACAGGATCCACGCAACAAGCCAGCAATTAGCCATATGATTGCAGGCGGAGTAATGGAGCAATTTAAGGTTGGAACAGTTGGTGCTGGAGACTTTTCGCATATTGGCGGAATGCGTACTGTAGGTGCACTAGATTTAGCAAATATGCTTAAGAGAATGCCTGCAGGAATTATTAGTGATAGAGCCATGAAGGCAGTAGAAGCAGTTGCAATGAAGTTTGCTAATACACTTAAAATAAATCTTTACGGAAAACTTGGCATAACAACTGGTATGTCATCTCAATTAGATGCAAGAGGCAAGCCAGTATCAATGAATAATCTCATGAAGGCTGGTGGTCGTGGTGTTGGCAAGGGTGAATTCATGGCTGACTGGGATAAGAGAGGTTTGGATAGATGGAAGATATCACTACGTAATGGTGGTATGAAGATGCAAGATGTTGCTCAAGATTTAGCAATCTTGGACACACATATGAAAGATTATTTAACAAGCCTTGATGCAAACACTAGAATTACAGATGTGCATGTAAAACAAGCCTATGATCATGCCAAGAGACAGATGGGGGCAAACAATAAATTAGTTCAGGCATTTGATCAACTTGCTTTAACTGCAGGAGAGGCAAGAATTAATATATCCCAAGCAGCACAAAAGGCTGCAGGCCTTTCAACAGTTGCTGGCGGAGGAAGCAAGGGTGCGGTTAATGTTGGAGGAATGAAGATTCGTCGTGGTGGAGATAGATTTACATTCTATAAGAGAACTGGATTTAGTTTAGTAGATTTTGCAGAAAAAAGCATGGTAGAAGGTATGATGGAAAGAGCACAGGTTGCTTCTCCGTCAAGAGTAACAAAGAAGGTTGGCGGAGACATAGCATCTGGCGCTATTATAGGACTCAAGGAATATGTTGATGATGCTAGGTCTGCAGGACAACAGTTGGGTGCTGCAACAGTGCAAGGAACTCAGGCACAAAAAGCAGCAGCGTCTAGAGCCGCATTATATGGAACTGGTCCAATAGATCCAGCACAAAAATCATTGCGTCGACAACTACAAAGACAGGCAAGGCTACAAGAACTTGCAACAAAGAGAGCATATCAGCAATCTGCAATAACTGGCTTTGTAGCAGGAGGAGCAGGGGCTGGAGGAAATACTGGTGGCGGTGGAAATGGTGGACGTGGTGGATTCTTTGGTAGATTTAGAAGACCAACTCCAGCAGATGGGTCTGAGCCAAAACAAAGAATGGGCATGGGTGGAGCAGCAATGGGTCTATCTATGGCTGCAGCAGCAGGATCAATGGCACCAGGTAAAGTTGGAGAAGTTTCTCAACAATTAATGATGCCTTTAATGGTATTATCAATGCTTGCTATGATGCCAGCAAAAATTGCAGGTGTTGTTGCAGCACTAGGTGTTTTAGCATATGCAATTATTTCAACAAGAATGGCTTTTGATAAAGCGCAAGACTCAATGATGAAATTAGTCGAGTCCACTAACTCAAGTACACAATCAATTGTTGATTTAAGTAAATTTGCAGGAACTGTAAGTGCTGGCGAAGTAATGAGAAGAAGAAGAAAAGATACACTATCTCCATTTGATGTAAAGCCAGGAAAAACAACATTTGGAGAAAGTTTTGTTCAGTCAGAAACTGGGAAGTCTATGCTTGCTGGTGTCGGTCAAAACATTAAAGCGGTAGGCAAAAAACAGGCTCAAGCAGACTTAACTAATCAATTGGTAACAGGAGTTATATCAGGATCATTAACTCCAGCACAGGCCAGATCTATTGCTGGAAATATAGGAAAAGAACTTGGAGATTATGGTTTTGGAATTCAGGTAAATGCAAAATTAATAGAACTTCTTGGACCTAATGGAGAAAATCTAATCAAAGATCCACTAACTATCAGAGTAAAAATGATTGAGGAAACTCGTGCAAGGGCTGGAATGGCTGCACAGGGCGCACGAGATGCTGGAGCATTTAATAAAGCAAGAAAGACTAATATACTTGGAGTATCTGATTTAGTTCAAACTACAGGCACTACTGCTGCAGGTGCAGGTTTAGGAGCAGGTATAGGTGCTGCAATTGGAACCGCTATACTTCCAGGAATTGGAACTGCTATAGGAGCAGTACTCGGAACTGGAGTTGGAGCCATCGCTGGTAATTTCTTAGGTCGTAAAGATAGACAAAGAAGAATAGGCGAAGCAAGCGGTGCATCTGTTGCCATGAATAAAGTAGCGCTTGAACAACAACAGGAAATGGTAGATTCTTTAGATCTAGAATATGAAAAGAAAATTGCAAATGCAAAGGCTGCAGGAGATCAGGCTGAAGCAGAAAGATTAACTAACGAATATATTAAAAATAGAAATGCTTTATTATTAGAAAATGGTAAAACAGTTACTGATATACAGACACAGTTTGAAAAATCTAAGGGGGCAACAAGAGAAGCCCTAATGACTGGTGTAGATAAAGCAATAACAAAGAAATATAAAGGTAGCGCTTTAGAAGATGTTGCACCTCTTGCAAAAACATTAATTGAAGACTCTGGAGTTTCACAAGAGCAACAATACACTTTAAAGATGCAACTAGCAACTGGAAATATAGATCCAATGCAAATGATTGATATGATGGAAATGTTTGGTAAGGATAGTAAAACACTAAGCAAGGTAGTTAATATAATTGGAAAGTTTGGTGGAACTTTTGCAAATGAAGTTCAGGGTATTGCTTCTATGTTTAAAAATAAAAAGACTGCAGCAAAGTTTATTGCCGAAATAGAAACAAAGAGTCCAGAAGAAGCAAGAAAACATTTAGACTTATTCTCAGATATTGCAAAGGTTTCCAATGTATTGGATATTGATGTTGCTCTTAAATATTATCAAGAAAATCCAAAGGCAGCAGAAAAACTACAGGGTATTATAGATAAGATAAATGAGCAAAAAGGAAAGATTTCTTTAGAAGTTGCTGCAACCATTTTAGGAACTGAAGAAATGGAAGCATTAAGAAAAGATCAAGAATATTTTGATTCATTGGATCCAGTACAGCAAAAGGTATATTTGCAAACACTAACTACTGTTGCAAACCTTGAGGGTAATAATAAAGACGAATTAGAAAATTGGTTAAAGCAAAATCCAGGTAAAAGACCAATTGATTACTACATAACTTCTGCACAAAAGGTAACACAGGTTTCCACAGATACAACCACTAAACCAAGCAAAGGCTCTTCTTCTGGAGCAGGAAAGGTAGACTCATCACCATTAGATGAACTTGTAAAGAAATTAAGAGATGTTCGTAAAAATCAAATTAAGGTAACTGAGGGGTGGTCTGCATCTCGTAAAGTTTTAGATAATTTGTTTGGTGGCAAAAAAACAATTGATTTCTTTGGCGGTATAGAGCAAGATTTAACTAGGTTGGGCGCCAAGGGCAACTTTATAGAATTAATTGTTGGCATGGATCCAAAAGAATACGAAAAAAGAAAGAACTCACTATTTAAGTTTGATAATAAAGGAAATATTATAGGACTTAAAAAAGATGCCAAAACTATACAAGAGGCTCTTAATTCCATTGTTGCTGGAGACTTCCAATCTTCATTATTACGTCAGCAACAAGAATTAAAGGATCAGGCTACAGCATATAATATTTTAAGAGAGGCTGGAGTTGGAGTTGCAGAAGCACATCAATTAATTGCAGATGCCGCTCTTGCTGCAATGATTGCTTCTGAAGGAAATAGCAAGAGTGCAAAGAAACTAATAGATCTTTATAAAAAAGTTCAGGCTGAGCAAACAAAGTCAGATGCTAAAAAATCAGTACAGCAAGATATTGCAAATATAGAAAAAGAAAATGCTTTACGTAAAACTTTAGAGTCAAAAAGATTTTCAACTATTGAACAAATGGCTATTATGTCTGACGAAAATCTTAAAGAAATGGCTAAAAACGGTGACTGGGGTCCTGAATTTCAAAAGAGACTACAGCAGATATTTGATAGCATAGAATTTAAAGAGTCTGTATTTCAAAATGGATTCGATAAGGCCATGGAAAGATTCTCTGCCATGGAAACAAAGATTGAAATTGACTTCCAAAAAGCAACTTTAGGCGATCAAGATATTATCGAAAAAGCACAAGATAAAATTGCTGGATTACAATATCAGATTGATGATTGGGAAGCACAGTTAGTTGAAATTGAAGAAAAAGAAAAAGGAATTAATGATAAATATGATGCAAGATTTGAAGCATTAGATTCTTTAAAATCTTTAAATGAGCAAATATCAAGACAGCAAAAGGGACAATTAACTCTTGCTGATGCATTATCACAGGGTGATATTTCTGCTGCTGCTCGTGCAGCACAAGATATTCGTGCACAACAAGCATCTGATGCCATTGATGCACAACAAAAATCTCTTGAGGCTGCTAAAGAAAACGAATTGGCAAATGTTAGAAATACTCTTGGATATACTCGTGCACAAATTGAAGGTCAAATTAAAAATCTTAGAGATCAAATATTTAAAATTGAAGAAGAAGAATTAGAGCCAGCGCAAGAGAGAGTAAGAATTGAAGAGGCTAAAAAGAGAGAACTAATTCAATCACTAACTGTACTCGGCAAAACTAAACTTGAATGGGAAGAAATAAAAAATAGAATTGATCTTGCAAAAACAGCAAGCGATGAATACACTAATGCGATGAGGGCAGCACTAGACATTGTTGAAGATATAGTAAATTACTGGCAAAGTTTAGAAAGAGAATTCATAACAACTCATAGAATTATAACTGTTTATGAAGGTGGAAGTGGACCTAGTGGATCTACAGGTGGTTCGACAGGTGGTTCCACAGGTGGCTCTACAGATGGCTCTACAGATGGCTCTACAGATGGCTCTACAGGTGGATCTACAGGTGGATCTACAGGTGGCTCTACAGATGGCTCTACAGGTGGATCTACAGGTGGATCTACAGGTGGAAGCACAACGATAATCCCAACTGGATCGACAGGATCAGAAACAGACTACACTGGAAGACCAGTTAATGGTTTTACTAAATATTTAGATGAAGCAAAAAGTGAATACGACAAAATTGTTGCAACATCACTAACACCTGGTGCAACACCTAGTGACTTTGGACATGCTCTTGCAGCAGCAGATCAAAAGGTTATTAATGCAATTACCTTAGTTGATGAAAAAAATAAATATAACGCAATGGTTGCAGAAATAAGTAACCCTGGAGCAGCAGCAAAGGCTGAATATGATAAGTTAGTTGCACAAACAACTAATCCTGGAGCAGCAGCAAAGGCTGCATATGATCAAGTAGTTGCACAATCAAAAACTGCTGGTGCAACACCTAGTGACTTTGGACATGCTCTTGCAGCAGCAGATAAGAAAGTTATTAATGCTATTAACGCAAATAATAGTCCAAGTGACTTTGGACATGCTCTTGCAGCAGCAGATAAAAAAGTTATTAATGCAATGAATGCAAATAAAACCCCAAGCGACTTTGGGCATGCATTAGCAGCCCAAGATGCTAAAGTTATAAAAGCAGCAGATAAAGTTATGGCTTCATCGGCCTCTGCATCTAAGGCTGCTGCTGATGCAAAAGCAAAGGCAGACGCTGCTGCTAAAGCAAAGGCTGCTGCTGATTTAAAGAGATTTGGCGGAAATTCAATAGCAGCATCGCAATTTGCTAATTGGCCTAAAGGTAAGTCATCTGGAGGACTAATTAAAAGATTTGCATTGGGTGGTCCAATTATAGGAACTGATGTTGTGCCTTCAATGTTAACACCTGGTGAATTTGTCATGAGCAGATATGCAGTAGATAGTTTTGGGCTTGATAGAATGAAAGCAATTAATAGTGGAACATACTCAGATGCCTCAGTGTATAATTATAGTGTGGCGGTTAATGTAAGGTCTGATGCAAATCCAGAAGAAATTGCAAGAGCAGTCATGACACAAATTAGGCAGGTAGATTCAAAGAGACTTAGGAGTAATAGAATATAATGTCAAGTGCTAGTTATATTACTGGTAGAAGAAAATACCAAAGACCGCAGGCAATGCTATGGTCAGATAATTCTGGCACACTTGTTGATGGAGTCTATATACCAAATGGCTTAGAAGTAGGGCAAGACCCTGGATCAGAAACAGATGAATCTTTATATAATCAATTTTTAATTTTATCTGATGATAATAGACAAGAAATAGACTTTAGACCAATAAGAATTGAAAAAAGAGAGAGAATGATAAATGGTCGTATGAGATCTTATCACATTGCAGATAAACTTCAACTATCTACTTCCTGGCAAATGCTACCATCTAGATCATACTTTACGGTACCAGAATTTAATGCAACAACAGGACTATCGCCACACAATTCATATGGAAGTCCGTCTGGAGCAGATTTACAATACACAACAGATGGTGGAGCAGGTGGTGTTGAAATATTAGATTGGTATGAAAATCATAAGGGTCCATTTTGGGTTTATTTGGCGTATGATAAATATTCTAACTTTGGAAAAGATTCAAATGCATATGCACACCTTCCACAATATAATCAATTAATGCAAATGTATTTTACTGATTTTAATTATACTGTAGTAAAAAGAGGCGGAAATAACTTCGACTTTTGGAATATAGCCGTAACCTTGGAAGAGGTATAATGTTTCAAAACGAAGAATTAAAAAGTCATCTAGAATCTTCTAGTACTGTTAAAACTCAGTCAGCAGTCATTGCTGAGTGGAATATGAATATAGCAAATAATATATTTAGAATTGGAAATTATAGATATAGGCCATCTTCAAATATATCAGATAAATATAAGAATATTCCAAACACATTTGATGTTAACGATATAGGAAATTTTTATACAAATGCAACAGATGCAGACATTAAAATAGATGGCGGAATTGATCCAGCAGATAACGAGCAGCCTTGGTTTTTATTAGCACAAAATAAAAAAAATACAATGCTTTATTCTTTAGAAGATTGTTTTAAAAAGTTTAGGCCAAGATCTGGAATTAATAAAGTTGCTTACATTCCTGGAAGAAAGTTGCATCACTCTAATCCAAACATGATTAATAGACCAAGATATTACATGTCAGATAAAAATGATAAGTTTAAATACTGGACATCATATAGAACAGAATCTGGCATTGCAAGAGGAATTGCCAATAAATTAGTTAACGGTCAACATTTTATAGATGATGCAGCGCCATTTGTAGTATATGAAAATCCAGTACCAGCAAATAGAATTGTTATAAAAATGCAAACAAATGTAGGATCAGTAGACCTTGGACCATTTTCAAGTAAAGCAGGATCTTTTCCAGACTCATTGTATGGAAATTCAAATAAAACTACTCCGTCACAATGGAAGGTTCAATATTTGATAGACACTAACTGGATTGATATAATTTCTTTTAGTTCTGGTTCCCTTAGAAGAGACGGCACACAAATAATAAAAGAAGACGGATATGTAGAACTAGCATATGGATTAAAGGTACCAGATAAGTATAAAGATGTCTTTATACGTGCAGAAGAATATAATAATTTATCCTTTTTACCAGAAAAATCTATAAATGGATATGCCTATTTAATTAAGGCCAATGACAATGATTTGGGTAAGTATCATATATGGTTTAACGATCAATGGGAAATATTTACACCAGAGTATGGATGGTATTTAGAAGAAGAGACTGTAAGCAGATTAACAAATTTTGTTAATGATCTTACAAATCCAAATACTTTTATTTCTTCTACAGATGGTAAAAATATTTATCGTGAGTTTGAATATATAAAGGGCATAAGAATTGTTATTGATACAATGAACAAAACAAATTCTACTTTTGATTTAATAGAAATGTCTCCAAGACTTGTCGTTGATATTTCTGATAAAACAACATTTTTTAGTGTTAAAAAATCTGCTTCAGATCTTGGAACAAGTGGCCTACCAGTTGGACAATTACTTGCATCTGTCGGCTCACTAACTATTTTTGATTATGATAATGCTTTTAATGAAAATAACAATTTAAGCATTATAAAAAATTATTTAAGCAATAATATACAAATAAAATTTTATGATATTGTTGTTAATGTAAAAGACTATGATTACTTAGTTCCAATTAAGACAATGTACTGTGAAGGTTTCCCAAAACATAATCCAAATGATAGAAAAGTTTCTTTAGAACTTAGAGATTTATACTTTTACCTTGAATCTATTACTGCACCAGAAATGTTAGTTACAAATGTATCTTTAAGTTATGCAGTTTCGCTTCTTCTAGATTCAATAGGTTTCTCTAATTATAATTTTAAAAGACTTTCTGGAGAGAAAGAATTAATTATTCCATTTTTTTATATAGCACCAGATAAAAGTGTTGCAGAAATATTATCAGACCTTGCTATATCAACACAAACAGCAATGTTCTTTGACGAATATAATAATTTTATTATGATGAGTAAAAATTATATGATGCCTTTAGAAAATGAAAGAGATACTTCATATACATTTTACGGATCAAACGATTTCTTGGATAATGGAGTCGTAGAGAATTTAAATACAAATAATAAACTAACAAATATAATTGATATTGCGTCAACAGATAAAAATATTTTTAATGATGGAAAAATTATGTATAATTCTAGATATATACAAAGATCATATGGAACTATTAAGCAGGCCAGCATGGTTGATAATGAGGTTGCTGCAAAAAATTGGATATATAAGCCAGCACTGTTGTGGGAAATAACTGGAGATCAAACTCTTCGGTCAATAAATGGGGAAGTCGGAAATCAATCCTCATATAGCCTTTCTGCAATTCCGTTAAACTCTGATCTTTCTTCAGCAATACCAACGGTCACTAATAATACTTTAAGGAATAACATAATTGACTTAGGAGAAGCAGTTTATTGGTTAGGTAGACACTCTGGCTATTTTTATGCTAATGGAGAAATAATTAGATTTGATGCAGTTCAATATAGTATTCCTGGAGCAGAAAAAAATATAGTCTCTGAAGACAGCAATGGAAAAACAATTTTTACTACACAAACAGTTGGTGCCATAGGAAATGTTTGGATTAGCAGTAATCAAGAATACCAAAATTATATGTCTAAACTAACGTTTAATGGAAAAATTTATCCTACGGGATTAGTTAGAATATATTCAGAACCAAAATATGAAGAAATAAATGGTATTACTGTTATGAAAAATGGCGAAGTAGCAAGACATGGTCGTGGACAATTTGGAACCCCAGTACTTAGTCATAAAGCAGGTTTAGATAGTTATTGGTCAAATAACGAATATGTACGTGGCATAGAAATGCAAAGCCAATATCTTTTTGGATTAGGGCAAGACTCAGAGATTTCATTAGAGGTAAGTGATGGTCCTGCAGGAATTAGCAATACTAGAGCAAGAGAAAATATAAGAACTGGAGTTATCAAAAACTTCTTATCAAATTCTTATACAAAAGAAACACAAAATAATACAATTAAGTCAACACAGGCAGGCTCAGTTCAATCATCTGCATTAGTGATGAGCGGTCCTTCTTTTAGTACCACAGACACCCCTATAAATTTTGTTTCGTATCAATATAAAGCATTAAGCAATAAATTTAAACATTTCGGTACAAGAATGAGGATTGTTGGAAAAATTGAAGCAAGTGAAACTATAGGACAAACCCCAATAAATGCAACGCCATATTATGTTCTTCCAGGTAGCCAGCCAAGTCAAAGATTAAATATCTCTGGTGGTTCTGGTGGTTTAGCAGTTCTGTTAAATCCAGATACAAATGTTGGTTACTATTTTGAACTTATCTCTTTAACTGAAAAAAATGTAAGCGAATATTCTTCCGAATCAGAAAACTTACATAATATAATTTTTTATAAGGTTATGTCTGACTCAGAGCAAAATGCCATTCCAGTAAAACTTTGGGGCGGTTTTGGCAATATTATTGTTGATGATGGAAAATTTACGGGACAATCAAGAATAATTGGTGAAGAAAATCCTACAGTATATGATTTAGCAGTAGAGTATCAAGATATAGGATCTATTAGAAGATTTTATTTATATATTAATAATAAATTAATTAAAGTTGTTGATGATAGTTCTCCATTACCAACATATAACAATATGGCTTTGTTTGTACGTGGCGGGTCTAAGTGTATGTTTGAAAATATTTATGCTCTTACAAATAATTATAGTCAAAATACAGTTTTTGCTTTAGACACTCCAGTAGCAGCAGCGTTTGGCGATGATGAAATTAATGCTAATGAATCATTTAGAAAATATGCAATGTCTGGAATTATTCAGTCTACCTACCTATCTGGTATAAGTACAGCAGAACCTCCTAAGTTCAACATATATTTTGATGAGTTTGGATCTATTATGAGAGAGGCATCATATATGAAGGTAAGATATGATAAGGCATATCCTGCGCTTTATGCACAACTTTCTCCTACTTTTAATAGAATAAAAGGATATGTGGTTTCTGGGTTTAGGGCTGGATCATATGGTGCAGAATTTTTAATATTTAATGCTACAGATACAGCACTTAATCTTGACGAAACTAGTGGCAATTATTTACGAATTCAAGGAATAACTTTTACACAACAATCACAAAATGAATTAAGCGTTGATAACTATTTTGCAAAAAACAGTAATTTATCTGATCCAATAATAGGAAAAGATGGATTGATTATATCTCCATTAAGGTCTCAGCAAGATTATGATAAAATTAAAACCAGTAGGTTGACCTACGGCAAAAAAGAGTTTTCTTTGCAACCATCTTATATTCAGACAGAAGATGATGCAAGAGAGTTAATGTCGTGGATAATTAATAAGGTAATGAAGCCAAGAAGATCTATAGGAATGAAAATTTTTAGTACACCAATCGTACAACTTGGAGATATTGTTACTCTTGATTATAAAGACGAAAATAGCCAAAATTTAGTCTCTTCAGAAAACAGTAGGTTTGTGGTATATAATATAGATTATCAAAAAGATTCTAGTGGGCCAACGATGACTCTTTTTATGAGCGAGGTATAGAATGGCGTATTTTGACTCTAGTGGCAAGATTGTTTACGATGATTATCCGTCTACCCCAGATGTAAATATGACGTGGAAACCTGGAACATTAATTCCAAGTGAGGAAGCACTTAACTCATATCTAGACTCCATTACTGGTCTTAATGCTACTCCAGATAATCCAGATATTATGCTTAATCTTCAAAATGATTCATCTTCTGTCAAGCCAGCAACCCCAGAAATTATTTTATTTAATGATGATGTAGTTCCTATTGAAATAATGACAGATCTTATTTTTGAAAATATTGGTGGACAAGAATTAATTGACATTACAAGATCAGAATTAATCAATGGTCAGGATGTTCTGTATCAACCAATTAAAAATCTCAGTAGTGTTTATTTTCAATATAACCCACAAAATATTTTAGCCCTTCAAGATATTGATGCCAACTATTTTAAAAAATTTCCAATTAACTTTAACTCAAAAATACCAGAATGTGGTACTGGGCCAGACTGCTCTATAGTCTATATAGACACAGAAACTGGAGATTTGGTAATTAATGTAATTAATCTAGCCAATGATGAACAGGTTGAAGTATCTATTATTTCTGATGGACAAGTATTAGATGATACAATATACGAGGTGAATTTATGATAACTAATATAGGAAAGAATATTTTAGCCAAATATCTAATTGGGCAGGCTCCAGCCTATGCCTCATATATTGCTATCGGTTGTGGGGCACAACCATTGGCTACAAACCAAAATTTTGGAGATTATTCTGCAAAACAAACTTTAGATTTTGAAATGTTTAGAGTTCCAATAACCTCTCGTGGATATGTAAATGACTCTGGTGTTAATAAGATTGTTTTAACTGCGGAACTGCCAACGGACGAAAGATACGAGATTTCTGAAGTTGGTGTATTTTCTGCTGGATCAAACCCATCTGCAGGAGCATACGACAGTAGATCTTTATTTGCTTTTACTGTAAATGAAAATTGGGAATATCATACTAGCGATACCGCAACTGCCCTACCAATTATTTATGAACCTTTAGATGGTACTTTAGAAGATGGAAATATAAATCAGACTGATCTTGTATTTCAAACAAATTCAGATAATAGATTATTTACTAATACAGATAGAATTGAAAGATACGAACGTGCTAGATTTTTTAATAATATTGTAATGATGAGGGGGGATACTTCAGACCTAACTGTAGTAGATAACCATTTATCAATAGGAACTAACACTAATCATATTCATCTTTTAGGTACCTCCTTGGATTTTAATAAAAATGCTCCAACAGATCAAATTAAATTAGCATTTAGTATTATTAATAAAGATCCAGATCCTTCAATAGTTCCAGATGAGGTAAGAATTCTTCTGGAGTTTGCAGAAAGCGATACTGCTGGCACTGGAGAGTGGGCACGTTTTGAAGTAGTGATGTCTTCTGATGACTATGATTTTGTTAATAACAGATACTATGTAATAACTAAAGAATTACAAGAATTATACAAGAGTACAGGATTTACTTGGAATAATGTTAGTATTGTTAAAATATATTCAAATGTTATTAATAATGGTTCTTTCTCATCAGATTTCTATATAGGGTTAGATGCAATTAGATTTGAAAATATATCAACAACAAACCCAGTATATGGTTTGACTGGCTATACTGTATTAAAAAATACAAATGCAGAAACTATCATTAAGGCAGCAAATACAACAAATTATTTAGAATTTAGATTTGCAATGGATGTGCAATAGTGGCAACTCCAGATCGTGGAATTAAAAAAATAATTATTCCAAAATCTAAACTACCTGGATTTTTTGGAGATAACAGGCAATACGTATTAAGATATAGATTTATATCTGAAGATAAAAATAGAACATCCCACTGGTCTCCAGTTTATAAAATTCTTGCAGAAGACACGCCATCAGAAATATTAAATAGCATGATTATTGATACACAAAATAAAGTAATTAATTTAGCCTGGGAGCCTCAAGCAAATGTTGAAGAGTATTATATCTATATTAAATGGAACAATAGTGGCTGGCAATATTATACTAAAACATCACAGACAAATTATTCTATAGTATATTCAGCAGATAAAGAATATGTTCATATAGCAGTTCAGGTAAAAACTATACCACTAGAAAGATTTGCAGATTCTGAATTGTTTGAAAATGAGGGTAGTCTGATATAATTAGACAGGAGGAACTATGGCAAAAATACCACTACCAGAATTAGGTCAACCATTAGATGTATCGTATATATATCAAATAGCAAATGCACTTAATGAATTATCTTTACAGGTCTCGCCTGCAATTTATAAATATGTTACAGTAGATGTACCAAATGGGGTTCAGCAAAATGCAAAAGCATCTGAGACCAGAATAATTGCAGGTTATACGGATGTTGTAAAAAGTGCAAATCAGAGTGTAGGAACTCAGCAAACCTTTACATACAATTTTCCAGCAGATTTTAAATTTGCACCAATTGTAACCGCTACACCAGTAAACATTGGTGCAACTGAAGCAGGTAAAAATGTTTCTGTTGTAATTAAATCTATAACTACTTCTAAAGTAGATGGAGTTGTAAATTTTAATTCTACTGGAGATGTCTCAATCGGCGTTAATTTAATTATCGTCGGCATACCTAATTAATGATAAAGTGCAAAAAATGTCAAAAAAATATGATGGTAGATAGAGTTTATAACTCTATTTCTCATTTAGAAATATATTGTTTTAAATGTGGATCACGAAGATTTTTTCATCCACCGTCCGACTCTAAGGAAGGAAGATGGCTACTAGAAAAGGAAATAAAACGAGCGAAGAGTACAATAGCGCCCCTGTAATTCCTGGAAATAAAAAGGTTTGGTTTCTTAATGGCAGTTTAGTGCGTGTACATCATCTTAATAGATCAAATGGTATTATGTCTGTTTATAATATAACAAAAGATCAAATAGAAAGTTGTTTGATAAATGATTTTAAAAATAAAAGAGAAAGAGCGTATACAGTAGGAGAAACTGCTGACTTAGTTAATAGGCATAAAAAATATATGCCATCATTAATGAAACGAGGAATAATTCCCTTCCCCACTGGATCACAAAAAGGCGGAGAACGAGGATGGCAAGTAAGAAGTTATTACTCTGAATCGCAAGTAAAAGAGATTCGTGATATACTGGCAACATACCATATTGGTAGACCACGAAAAGATAATTTAATAACAAATGATATTACGCCCAGCAAGGCTGAGTTGACACGAAGAATGGGCGATGGTATACTTACATATACAAAGACTGAAGATGGTAGATTTATACCAATTTGGTCAGAATCAATATAACAGAAGGGTATGAAATGGAAGATACAAAAGTTTCAGTAACACTTGGATATACACTCAATCTTGGAAATTTTCAGTCACTAAGGCTTGACCTTGGAGTTATAGACGCAAAGCGTGATGGTGAAAATACAGATCAAGCCTTTGAACGTGTTTACAAATTTGTTGAAGACAAGTTAACAGAAAAAATAGCAGAAGCAAAAGTTGAATTAGCCGAAGGCGAGTAATGTGACAGAAAAACAGAAGCGATTTGCTCTGTTAAGTAGGTTTGATAAACATTATAAGTTTAAACTAGAACAAGAGCCACGCTATAACAAGTGGATTGAACAGTGGTCTGCTGATGCTTTAATAGAGTCATACGGGCTAGATGTTTGCTATCAATTGCTTGAATATTATTTTGAAGTAACAGAGAATCCATCGTGGAATCATTTTGCATATATTGCACATGATATACTTGAAAGAAAACAGGAACAAGAAAAAGATTTAATGGATAGATCACAACGTAGAATAATGGCAAAGGAGTGGCTGGGTGAATAATACAGAGTCAAAATTAATCTCAGCCGTATTAAAAGATAAGCAGGCCCATGTTTTATTACAGGCCAACATAGAAAATATATTAGTTACACATGTTGATGTATGGCATTTTATTAGAAAGTATTATGAGAATAATGCCACAGTACCTCCTACCGATTTAGTAGTAGAAAAATTTAGAGATTTTGAACCAGTTGCTGGAGTTGGATCTACCAAACATCATCTTGAAGAGTTGCAGGCAGAATACCTTACAAATAGTTTAAAGGATATTATTAGATCTGCTGCTACAGATGTTCAGGGCGGACAGGGTGTTGAAGCACTTGAAACACTTATTACAAAAACAGCAGAACTAAGAAAAAATACTGCAGCCATTCGTGATATCGATGTAACAGATTTAGATTCTGCTGTTGCATATTTTGAAAATTTAAAAAAGCAACAAGAGGCTGGTGCTATAGGAATTAAGACAGGCCTTCCAGGATTCGATAACTACCTACCCTCTGGAATCATGCCAGGGCAGTTAGGAGTCTTTCTTGCATATCCAGGTATAGGAAAGTCATGGTTGTCTCTCTATTTCGCTGTGCAGGCCTGGAAACAGGGTCGTAGCCCTATGATCATTAGCCTTGAAATGTCTGAGGTTGAAGTTAGAAATCGTGTGTTTGCTATCATGGGTGAAGGATTGTGGTCACACCGCAAGTTAAGCGCTGGACAAATAGAAATGGACATGCTTAAGTCTTGGCATGCTAAGCATGTTCACGGTAAGCCAGAGTTTCATATCATTTCAAATGATACAGGTGGAGATATTACCCCATTAGTTTTGCGTGGAAAAATTGATCAATATAAACCAGACTTTGTTATTGTTGATTATTTGCAACTCATGAGTCCAAACCAAAAGTCAGATAATGAAACTGTTCGTATGAAGAATCTTTCTCGTGAATTAAAATTAATGGCTATCTCAGAAGAGGTTCCAATTATTGCAATCTCATCTGCAACTCCAGACGATGTTACAAAACTTGAGACCGTACCAACGCTTGGTCAAACAGCATGGTCAAGACAAATTGCCTATGATGCTGACTGGGTTTTGGCACTTGGTAGAGGTACAAATAGCGATATTATTGAGTGTGTGTTCCGTAAGAATCGTAACGGTTTTATGGGGGAATTCTTAGTACAGGCTGATTTTGACAAGGGATATTACAGATATAAAGATTATGAAGATAAGTCAGTATAATATGCGGTATGGAGATATATCAGCACAAGCCCATCAAAAGGTTTGGTTTGGACGGGATCATCAATGATGACTCTGCCATATACAGATTACAGCAAGAATATATCAGATTACTGGTATCAGAAATGCGAATATCTGGTTATGCTCCTAGATTTGACATTGATCCACAATTTACACTATCATATAATGAAAACAAAAACTACTTTGAATTTAAACTAAGCGTATATGGAATATATATCGGGAGAAAGAAAGCAGAATGGATACTAGGAATAGACGGAACGAAGCCAGTGTATACACAACCAGCCAAGTTAAAAGAGTACTCTCAGGATCTGGCATAACTATAGAAAAAGAAGCAGAGTCTGAGTATATAGTATTTTGTCCTTTTCATTCAAACCATAGAACACCTGCTGGAGAAATAAATAAGTTTAGTGGATTGTTTTTTTGTTTTTCTTGTAGCAAGACAGCAGACTTAGTAGAACTTGTAATGCATTTTTCTAATAGAACATATTTTGAGGCTGTTAGATTTATTAAGAGTAAAGAGGTTGAAACAAATATTTTATCTGAGGTCAACCACAAGTTAGTTGAAAAAGAAGAGTGGACAGAGTTTGATATTTCTGTTGTAGATAGATTACATGAACAAGCACTTGTTTCTGAAAGAGCAAAAGATTATTTTGTTAAAAGAAAGATTACCAAAGAGTCTGTAATTAAATTTAAACTTGGCTACTCTGAAAATCAGGACATGATATCAATACCAGTATATAACCACGAGGGCCTATGCGTTGGTTTTGTAGCAAGGTCAGTTGAAGGTAAAGAATTTAAGAATACAACAAAACTACCTAAGTCTAAATTATTATTTAATTTAAATAAAGTTAAAACTGCATCTAAAGTCTATGTAGTAGAGTCATCATTTGATGCTATCAGACTAGATCAGGTTGGCTTTCCAGCAGTAGCAACACTGGGTGCAAATGTGTCATCTAAACAAATAGATTTGCTTCAAAGATATTTTAGTGATATAATCATTATTGCTGATAACGATGAGGCAGGCGGTAACATGAAAGAAAAAATAATTGAAAGATTAAATGGAAGTGTTACTGTAATTAACTTAGACAAACAATATAAAGATATAGGCGATATGGACGATAAGTCAATAAAAGAATTGGAATACCAATTTGACAAATCAATACTGTCTATGCTAAACTAGATAAAACAAAGGAGAAAAATATGAGCGTTATTAAGGGACTAAAAAATATCAATGCCCTGCTCGACAAGAAAAATGATGAAGGCGCACCAAAGGTACGCTGGTTGAAGTTAGCCGATGGACAATCTGTGAAGATTCGTTTTATTGAAGAACTTGATGAAGACTCTGCACATTACACGGAGGGTCGTGGACTTGCTCTTGTTGTTAAAGAACATACTAATCCAAAAGATTATAAGCGCAAGGCTGTAGATACTTTGGATACTGAAGGCCGTGACTGGGCAGAAGAAATGTATCGCAAAGATCCAAAGGGAAATAGCGGATGGCGTGGTCGTCTTCGTTTTTATTGCAATGTTCTTGTTGATGACGGAATCGAAGATAAGCCCTATGTTGCAATTTGGTCAATGGGTGTAAGCAAGCAGTCTGCATTTAATACAATTCGTGAGTATGCTCTTGAAACAGGAAGCATCTCCAACCTTACATGGAAGTTAAAGCGTAATGGTCAGGGAACTGAAACATCATATACTTTAATTCCTTCTGCTCCAGATAAGGAGCCTTTTAATTGGGAAGGTCTTGAGCCATATCCATTAGAGAAAGCATTGCGACGTGTTCCATATGCAGAACAAGAAGCATTCTATCTTGGATTTGATTCGCCTTCATCTACATCAGCGACTAATATCGACTGGTAGTAGATGAACTACGTTCCATTACACTTACATACCCACTTTTCCTTATTTGATGGTATTGGGTTGCCATCTGAATATGTTGATCGTGCTACAAAGTTGGGTATGCCTGCAATAGCGATTACTGACCATGGCTCCCTTTCTGGCCACAGAGAAATGTATCGTGTTGCTAAGTCAAATGGAATAAAGCCTATTCTTGGCATAGAAGGGTATATGTGTGAAGATCGCTTTGATCAACGAGATAAAAGCGAACGAACCGATCAGTTAGATATGGTTTATAATCATATAATCCTTCTAGCCAAGAACAAGGTGGGCTTAGAAAACTTAAACAAACTAAATGAAATTGCTTGGACAGAAGGATATTATAAAAAGCCAAGAATAGACTTTGACGTTTTGTCTAAGTACAAGGAAGGTATTATTGTATCTTCTGCTTGCCCAAGTGGAATTGTTGCTAAGTCAATAGAACTTGGCGAATTGGGCATGGCAAAGAAATATATTAAATGGTTTAAAGAAGAGTTTGGTGACGATTATTATCTTGAAGTTATGCCACATAATGATGAATCAATTAATAGAACAATACTACAGTTAGCAGATGAATTTAAAATCAAACCTATAGTTACACCTGACTGTCATCATGTTGATCAATCACAAAAAGAAATTCAGGAATTAAAATTAATTCTTAATACATATTCTAATAAAATTCAAAAAGATGCTACATACGAAAAGTCTAAGAAGCAAGGCGATTTAATGAAGCGACTTGATTATTTATATGGTGCAGATAGACAGATGTCGTTTAATAAGTTTGATATTCATTTATTATCATATGAAGAAATCAAAGAGGCAATGGAAAAGCAGGCGGTATGGAGAACTGATATTTATGAAAATACCATTGACCTTGCCAATAAGATTGAAGACTATGATATACAAGATGGACTAAATCTACTACCAGTTCAGTATAAAAATCCAGACAAACAACTTTCAGATCTTGCTTATCAAGGATTAAAAGATAAAGGTTTATTTGATAATCAGGTTTACATTGATAGACTTGAAGAAGAACTTAAAGTTATTAAAGATAAAAACTTTGGACCATATTTTCTTGTTGTACAAAGCATGATTAGTTGGGCAAAGAAAGAAGGTATTATGGTTGGTCCAGGGCGTGGATCTTCTGCAGGATCTTTGCTTTGCTATGCACTTGGAATTACTGATATTGACCCGATAGAGCATGGACTTTTGTTTTTTCGATTTATTAATCCTGAGCGTAATGACTTTCCAGATATTGATACAGATATTCAAGACTCTCGTCGTGATGAAGTAAAAGATTATCTTGTTAGACAATACAAACATGTTGCTTCTATTGCAACATTTTTAGAATTTAAAGATAAGGGTGTTGTGCGAGATGTTGCTCGTGCATTAAATATACCATTAGTAGATGTAAACAAAGTCTTGAAGTTAGTAGATACTTGGGATGAGTATTGCTCATCTAAGACTACTGCTTGGTTTAGAGAAAAATATCCAGAGGTGGAGCAATATGGAGAACAACTTCGTGGTCGTATTAGAGGTACTGGCATTCATGCTGCTGGTGTTGTCACTAGTAAAAATCCTATTTTTAGGTACGCACCGATGGAGACACGTAATTCTCCTGGTTCCGATGAGCGCATTCCTGTTGTGGCGGTTGACATGGAAGAGGCTGAAAAAATCGGACTCATCAAGATCGACGCACTTGGTCTTAAAACCTTAAGCGTTATTAATGATACATTAAAAATTATTAAGGAGCGAGAAGGTACTGAGATAAACCTTTTAAATCTTGATATGGATGATTCTAAGGTTTATCAGATGCTATCTGAAGGTTATACAAAAGGCGTATTTCAATGTGAAGCAACACCATATACTAATCTGCTAGTTAAGATGGGTGTAAAAAATCTAGCAGAGTTATCCGCTTCAAACGCCTTAGTTCGTCCAGGAGCCATGAATACTATTGGTAAAGATTATATTGAAAGAAAGCACGGTAGGCAGGCTGTAAATTATCTTCATCAAACCATGAAGCCTTTCACAGAAGAAACATATGGGTGTATCCTATACCAAGAGCAGGTTATGCAGGCCTGTGTTCAGTTAGGAGGAATGTCTTGGTCTGAGGCTGATAAGGTTCGTAAGATCATTGGCAAAAAGAAAGATGCTAGAGAGTTTGATGTTTTTCGTGATAAGTTCGTTGATGGGGCTTCTAAGTTTGTTAGTCCTAATCAGGCTCGTGATTTATGGCATGACTTTGAGGCGCATGCGGGCTATTCGTTCAACAAGTCTCATGCGGTTGCTTACTCTACGCTCTCGTATTGGACGGCATGGCTAAAGTATTATTATCCAATTGAGTTTATGTACTCATTGCTTAAGAATGAAAGGGACAAAGATGCACGAACTGAATATCTTATTGAAGCGAAAAGAATGGGGATTAGCATTAAACTACCTCACATTAACGATTCGGATATTGATTTTAAAATTGAGGGCAAAGGCATTCGGTTTGGACTCTCGGGGATCAAGTTTATCTCTGATAAGATTGCAGAACGATATATATCGGCACGACCTTTTAAGTCTTTCGAGGAAGTTAAAACCTTTACATTTACAAAAGGTAATGGAGTCAACAGCAGAGCACTAGAGGCATTAAGAGTTATTGGTGCTGCTACATTTCCAGATAATCCAAGAAACGATAATGAAATTCGTGAAAACCTATATGAGTATTTAGGTTTGCCAGAATTTACACAAACAGTTCCTTCGCATTATCATGCTTTTATCAATCAAGTAGAAGACTTTGAAGAAAAAGGATCGTTTATTCTTATGGGAATGGTAAAAGGAATTAAACGAGGAAAAGGTTGGTCTCGTGTTGAAATATTAGACAAAACAGGAAGTATTGGTGTATTTGATGAAGAACAAACCACAATTGAGGCTGGACGAAGTTATATTGCACTCTGTTCTGATAACAGAATTGTTAGTGCTGTTCCTGTGGACGAGATAAAAGGATCTGATTCTGCTTTAGTTAAATTCTTAAACTACAGGATGTTGCCATATAAGGATGACGAATTATTTGTGGTATCCTTTAAACCTAGGATAACGAAAGCAGGGAAAAAGATGGCTTCTCTAACTCTAGCAGACACATCTAGAGAACTTCATCCAGTAACAGTATTTCCTACTGCATTTGCTAAAGCATATATGAAGATTGAAGAAGGACACGCATATAAATTTGAATTAGGTAAAACTAAAGACGGTACAGTAATATTGGAGGATATAAATGTCGGTTAGTCTTGAAGATGTATTAGCACAACTAAATCCTAAATTAAGAAAGAGCATTCTTGTAGGAGATGAAGTTCCTAAAACAGAATATGCTACAACTCCAAGTTTTGGACTAAACCGTGCATTAAATGGTGGATTACCGTATGGCAGACAAGTTCTTGTTTGGGGTAGCAAGTCAAGTGCAAAATCATCTTTATGCCTTCAAACAATTGCATTAGCACAAAAAGAGGGAAAGGTATGTGCATGGATAGATGCAGAAATGTCATACGACAAAGATTGGGCAGAAAAGTTAGGTGTAGATACTTCAAAATTAATTGTTTCACAAGCAAGAACTATTAATGAAATGGTAGATGTTGGAGTAAATCTAATTGAGGCTGGAGTTGACATAATTGTTGTTGACTCAATTACTTCTTTGCTTCCAGCAATTTATTTTGAAAAAGATTCATCAGAATTAAAGCAATTAGAAAATACAAAACAAATTGGTGCAGAGTCTCGTGACTTCAGCAATGCTTGGAAAATGCTCAACTATGCAAATAATAAGGTTAAGCCAACATTGTTAATTCTTATTTCTCAATCCAGAAATAACATTAATGCAATGTATACAAGCCAACAACCAACTGGTGGTCAGGCTACTAAATTTTATTCATCAACTGTAATAAAACTGTTTTCATCTGAATCAGATAATCAGGCATTGAAAGGAAAAATATATGTTGGTGACAAGGCTATTGAAGAAAAGATTGGTAGAAAGATTAGATGGGAACTCCAGTTTTCCAAAACCTCTCCTGCATTTCAGTCTGGCGAGTATGATTTCTATTTTAGAGGCGATAACTTGGGCATTGATGGGGTCGCTGATCTTGTTGACACTGCTGAACTTGTTGGCATAGTTGAAAGAACTGGCGCATGGTATTTACTTCCAGATGGCTCAAAAGTTCAGGGTAGAGAGGGATTTGTTAATCGTGTAAGAGAGGATCTTGATCTACAAAAAATGATTAAGGATAAAATAGGTGAGTAAATATACCATTTACGAAGGAAAATTTCCTTGTAAAATTTGTAAAGAAGAAGTAAAAACTCTTCGTCTTTATGCAGATACTGGAATGTCTTCTTGGATGTGTTCTAAAAAACATTTATCTGAAAGTCAATTATTTAAAGTAGGATATAAAAAGGCTAAAAGACATGAGTGAAAAAAATGAAAGCAAAAGGATAGGTGCAAAACAACACAAAAATTCTGGTAGAAATACTCATAAAGGTGACGCCACCTGGAATAACTTTACAGTAGATTTTAAAGAAGTTGGAAAATCATTTACAATCAATAAGGACGTATGGGCAAAAGTGGTAACAGATGCTATTAAAAATGGTAATGACCCAGCAATTATTGTTATTATTGGAGATGGAAACAATAAGATTAGATTGGCTATAACTGAATTTGCTATATTAGAACAACTAGTGGATGGTGTATAATAGATATATGGAAACAATGGAACAAATAGAAAATATTATAGTAGACAATGTTTTAAGTGATGAAGATATAAAAAATATTTATGATATAGTCAATTCTACAGATTTTGAGACAACTATTGTTCAACGCTCAATGGGGCATAGAGCATATCTCGTATCTTTGGGAGAAGACATAAGGCTTAAACTTGAAAAAACAATTCAAGATATATATGGACAAGACTGGATCTTAAACGCATATCAGTTTGCAAGATATACCACCGAATGGGGATATCAATTAAAACTATATCCACATTTTGATGACGCTTTTGAAGATCATAAACTAACTTTTGATGTTCAAATAAAAGGAACAAAGCCATGGCCAATAGTTATAGAAGGAAACCCTATAACATTAAAAAATAATCAGGGATTGGTGTTTTCAGGTACAGATCAAATACACTGGCGTGAGTATTTAGATTTTGACAGCAATGATTATTTTGATATGATTTTTTGTCATTTTACTAAAGTAAATGATCCAAGAGGAAAAGTTACCAAAGAGTGGATCGATAAAATGTCAATTAAAGAAAAATATTGGAAAGAAAAGTGCAATATTCCTGAAGAGGCCATAGAGTTATGAATGATACAGTTTCAAATCAAACAACATTAGAAATGATTAATGGTCTTTCAGAAATATCAGATTATATGGAAGATGAAGAACTTACTGTTGCGCTAACTACAATAGCCAAATTAATATTGAAGCCAGATATTCCTATGAATGTTGCTACATTAGAGATAGTAAGATTACAGGCTATAGCATCAAAAATGTCATTAAGGGCAACTTGGATGGCAAATGTTGACAAGTCTAATAGAAATAAAAAAAATTTATATTATACAGCAGCAGAATCTATCAATAATCTTGTTTCTGCACTAAAATATATAACTAGATGATATCTGATATAATTAACTAAAATTAAGGATAAAAAATGACAAAAAATTTATTACAGCAAGTTATGATAAAAGATGCAGGTAAAAAGAAAAGTAATTATCCAGAAGAGGATACTAGTTTTATAGAGGGCTTAATTCAAAAAATAGAGTCTGGATATCTTACAAAAACAAAACCAAGGTTTAGTAAAAAAACAAACTTTTCTGCATCAGCGCTAACATATGGTGCTGGAGAATGTCCAAGATATTGGTTCTTGGCTTTTGATGGGCAGGTTCATCATGATAATTCAGATGCATATGGTGTTGCAAACAGAACAAATGGAACGTTAGGCCATGAAAGAATTCAAGAAGCAATCAAAGACGCTGGCCTTCTTGATGAAACAATGGAGATGGATACAATCCCACGTAAGTATAATAAGCAGACTCATCCAGCAATGGAGTTTAGAGTTAAAACAGAAGACCCTCCTTTTGATGGTTACGGCGACGTTATGCTTAACTATAATGGAGAAAGACTAGTTGGTGAAATTAAAACAATTACTAACGAAGGATTTGAATATAAAAAGAATAGCAGAAAGCCTAAGATGGGTCATCTTATGCAGTTGCTAATATATATGAAGGTTTGGAAAATTGGTAAAGGCGTAATGATTTATGAAAATAAAAATAATCATGAGTTATTAACTTTACCTGTAGTAGTAAATGATCATTACCGTCGGTGGGTAGACCAGGCATTTGATTGGATGAGGGAAGTTTATAAGGCTTGGCAGGAAAGAAATTTGCCACAGAAGCCTTATAGGTCAAACTCTAAAATTTGTAAAGTATGTCCAATTCAAAAAGCATGTGCTGAAGCAGAGACAGGGGTAATTAAACTTAGACCTCTGGAGTTGCTAGAAGATGAAAAATTGTAAATGGTGTGATCATAATTTTGAATCATTAATTTCTTATCAAATATATTGTTCTGAAAAGTGTAGAGATTCTGCTACTAAAGAAAAAATAGCACAACGATATATACAAACTAGAAGACAGAAAAGAAAAGGAAAGAATCGTGTTTGTAAGAAATGTAATGAAAAACTTTCTATATACAATGACGATCCATTATGTACAAAATGTAACATTAACCCAAATCAGGTTAAAAGAGCATTGAAAGATATAAAAAATAAAACAAATGATAAACGAAAATAATTTACCTATTACAATTTGTTCTATTGATGCAAGTACAACTAGTCTTGCATTTGCATTGTTTAATGCACAAGAAAAAACATTAGGCGTTGTCGGTAAAATAAAATTTGATGGCAAAAATATTTATGAAAAAGTTATGGATGCTGGTAAAAAAACAAAAGCATTTTTTGATTACTATGGGGGGTTTGAGGCAATTGTAATTGAGCATACAGTGTTTATGAATAGTCCTAAAACTGCTGCAGATCTTGCGTTAGTCCAAGGAGCCATACTTGGAGCAGCAGGTCAATCAGCAACAACAATAATAGGAAAGGTATCTCCAATTACCTGGCAAAATTATATTGGTAATAAAAAATTAACTAAAGAAGAGCAGTTAACTATAAGATCTAAAAATCCTGGAAAATCAGATTCTTGGTATAAAACATATGAGCGTAACTTTAGAAAAGAAAGAACAATGAAATTAATAGATATTATTTATGACAGAACTATTAATGATAATGATGTTGCAGACGCATGTGGAATAGGTCATTGGGCTGTAAATAATTGGGAAAAGGCTGTTGGATTTGACAAGGAGTGACTATGGGTGCTAAACTGTATACAAATGAACTATGGCTTAAAAAAAGATATCATATTGATAAAAAATCTCCAGAGGCTATAGCAAAAGAATGTGGGGTTAGCGTGGAAACTATTTATGTATACCTTGCTAAATTTGGGCTAAGGAAGTCAAAGCGATGAATCCAGTATTTTCAGATGTCAATAATTTTAGATGTGATGACTTATACTTGCTTACAGTAGGCACATCTGCTGGCAAAGAGATATATGAATCTTGTCATGAAATTGCACATATGCTTATTAAAAAGAACATAGCATATGGAAATTCTGCATTAGAGCCAGTTCGTATTTTTAGTAGAGCAGACGCAAGAGAACAACTACATGTTCGTATTGACGATAAGTTAAGCAGAATAATGAAGGGCACATCGTATGTCGGAGATAATGATATTGATGATCTTATCGGTTATCTTGTTTTATTAAAAATAGCAAAGGCAAAAGAATTAGAAAGAAGAGAGGCCTATGGTCATGTCGACTGAAGAAGACTTAGTTAAACATTTGGATGAAATAAACGTCGTAGTTGGAGAATATCTAAAAGGAAATGATCCTACAAAAATTTCTAAAGATCTTGCAATACCACGCACTCGTGTAGTACAACATATCAATGAGTGGAAAGTTATGGCTTCAGCAAATGATGCAATTCGTGCTCGTGCTAAAGAGGCCCTTGCAGTTGCAGATACACATTATAATAAATTAATTGCAAAGTCTTACGAGGTGATTGATGAGGCATCATTAACTAATAATCTTGGGGCAAAGACCCAAGCAATTAAACTAGTTATGGATATTGAGTCTAAGAGAATTGATATGCTACAAAAAGCAGGTTTGCTTGAGAATAAAGAACTTGCAGAAGAGATGCTACAAATAGAAAAAAAGCAAGAAGTGCTTATGGCAATTTTAAGGGATATTGCTTCTGAGTACCCACAGATTCGTGATGAGATTATGCGTAGACTTTCTGATGTTGCCAAAAAGGACGAAGTGATTACAATTGTCCACAATGTTTGATGATTTTTTAGAAGCGCTTGCTGATAATAATTTTGAAGAAACTCCAGTAGATGCAAAAACATTTGTAGAGTCTCTAGATTATTTAGGTCAGCCAGGATTATCAGATATTCAATATAATATTGTTGAAGCAATGAGTCAAATATATAGAAAAGAAGATCTTCAATCAATTATGGGAGAAGAAGAAGGTGCAAGGTACTATGAAAAATATACAAAAAATGAAATCATTTTACAACTTGGCAAAGGTAGCGGTAAAGATTTCACCTCTACTGTGGCTTGTGCTTATATTGTATACAAACTACTTTGTCTTAAAGACCCTGCAAAGTACTTCGGAAAACCATCTGGAGACGCTATAGATTTAATTAATGTTGCTATTAATGCACAACAAGCAAAAAATGTTTTCTTTAAAGGCTTTAAATCAAAGATTGAGAGGTCACCTTGGTTTGCTGGTAAGTATGAAGCAAAAGTTGACTCTATTAGTTTTGATAAGTCAGTAACTGTTTATTCTGGACACTCAGAACGTGAATCTCATGAGGGTTTAAATCTTTTACTTGCAGTTCTTGATGAGATCTCTGGGTTTGCATCAGAAGTTGCAACTGGAAATGAACAAGGAAAGACTGCAGATAATATATATAAAGCGTTTCGTGGCTCAGTAGATTCTAGATTTCCTGATCTTGGAAAGGTAGTTCTTCTTTCATTCCCACGATATAATGGAGACTTTATTTCTGAACGATATGAAGCAGTAATTGCTGACAAAGAAGTAGTAACAAAGAGCCATAGATTTATTATTAATCCACTATTGCCAGAAGACGATAAGGATAATTGGTTTGAAATTACATGGGATGAAGATCATATAAAGTCTTATAAGTATCCTGGAGTATTTGGTTTAAAAAGACCCACATGGGAAGTTAATCCAACTAGAAAGATTGATGATTTTAAGATTGCTTTCATGACAGATCTTGGCGATGCAATGATGCGTTTTGCTTGTGTCCCTACATATGCCTCTGATGCATTTTTTAAGCAGGCAGACAAAGTAAGAGCCTGTATGAGCATTAGAAATCCTCTTGATACTTTTAGAAGGTTTGAAGAAAACTTTAAACCAGATCCAGAAAAGATTTATTTTGTTCATGCTGATCTTGCACAAAAGCATGACAAGTGTGCAGTAGCAATTGCACATGTTGAGAAGTGGGTTAACGTTCAAGTAATTAAAGACTATGAACAGATATCCCCAGTAGTAGTTGTTGACGCTGTAGCATGGTGGGAGCCAAAGGTAGAGGGTCCAGTAAATCTGTCTGAGGTAAAGCAATGGATACAAAACCTACGCAGACTTGGATTTAATATAGGTTTAGTAACATTTGACAGATGGCAGTCATTTGATATTCAAAATGAATTACAGGCGGTAGGCATGAGAACAGAAACTGTGTCTGTTTCCAAGAAACACTATGAGGATATGGCTATGCTTGTATATGAAGAAAGACTTGCTATGCCTGCCATCGAACTTTTGTTTGAGGAATTAACAGAACTTAAGATTATGAAAAATGATAAGGTAGATCACCCACGTAAAAAATCAAAGGACTTGGCTGATGCTGTGTGTGGCTCTATTTTCGGTGCTATTTCTCATACCCCTAGAGATCAAAACCTTGAAGTTGAAGTTCATACATTTAAGGATAAGCCACGCAGAATTGACACGCTTCCTGAGAACGTGATACAATATAAGCCTAGTCAAATAGAAGACATAAAAGACTATTTGGATAGACTAAAAACAATATAAATAAAATGAATATACAAGGAGAAAAATGAATTCATTAAAGAAAATCGCTCTAGCCGTGGTTGCAGCCATGACTACCGCAACAATCGTGGCTTCGCCTGCAAGCGCAGCCGTAATGACAGTCGCTGTATCACTTGACGGAACTGCTAATACAACAGCATCCGCAATTGCTACACCTGCATCATTGCCAGTACCAGCAGACAACACAGTTGACGCTGCTGACGCACTCAAGTTTGTTGCAACAGTTGATACAGGAACATCAGTAACTGTAGCAACAACAAATGCAACAATTGTTTCTGCATTGCACACATCTGCTGCACCAGTATCTGCATCATCAGGATCTTCATCTTTGACAATTGCAACTGGAACAGGAACAACTGCAACATTTTGGGTTTATACAAAGACAACTGCAATTGGTACTGTAACAATTACCAATCAGGGAACAACCCTAACATATTATGTACAAGGAACTGCAGGAAAGATTAACACTCTTGCACTTTCTGCTGCTGATGCGGGAACAACTTCAAGCGTTGTAACTGCAACAGTAACAGCAACAGACGTATTTGGTAACAAGGTATCAGGTAAGGGTCTAACAGCACTTGTTGTTGGTGGAACTCTTGATACAACTACTGCTACAACTGGCGCTACTTTGACTAACTTTGGTCAAGCAGACTTCAAGGTAACACTGCCAACAACTGGTTCTTCAACCCTTGTTGTATCTGTTACAAACTCATCTGATGTTGCATCTGTTGTAACAGGTTTCAACACAGTAACTTCAAGCGTAGTCAAGACAATCACAGTTCGTGATCTTCTTGGAGAACTTGCTGCTGAAAAGGCTGCTAAGGATGCTGCTATTGCTGCTAAGGCTGCAGTAGATGCTGCTCTTGCTAAGGCTGTAGCAGACGCTGCTACTGCTGCTGCTAAGGCTACTGCTGATGCTGTTGCTGCTAAGGCTGCTGCAGATGCTGACAAGGCTGCTGCTGTAAAGGCAGAAGTCGATAAGGCTGCTGCTGCTGCAAAGGTTGCATCAGATGCAAGCGCTTCTAAGGATGCAGAAATTGCAAAGTTAAAAGCAGACCTTGCTACTGCAATTAAAGGAATTGCAGATACAAAGAAGATTGCAAATGCTGCAATTGCATTAGCAAACAAGTCATTGCCTAAGAGCAAGAGACTACCTTTGATTAAGTAATTAATACTTAAAAAGATTGGGAGTCAGGAAACTGGCTCCCTTTTCTTTTATAATAAAATGATATAATCATCTTATTATTTGTTGGAGGAAAGGAAAATAAAAAGACTAATACGCATAGCACTAGCCAGTTTCTTGGCCTTTGGTTGGCTTATAGTGGCTCCTACAGAGGCTAACTCTGATGATCCAATAGCAATTGCTGCCCAAGAAATACAAGACCTTAAAGACAGCGTAGAAGATCTTAATTATAAAGATGAGTTTAATAATTTAATAAATATAGCAGAAGAAAAATATAATGATGCCATACAGGCTAAACAAGATAGAGATAATGCATACGATATATATGACTCTGCGGTAATAACAGAAGCCACGGCAGTTGAAGAAAAAACATTAGCCCAATCAGCAGTAGATGGACAAACAGTAACAGTTGCTACAGCATTACAAGATAAAAATGATGCACAAGACGCCTTAGATATAGCCAATTTAAATGTTCAAACAACACAAGCAGCAATTTCAAATGCTGGTAATTCAGGATTACAATATACAGTATATTATCTTACAAGAGGGTTTGGTGGAGTAGCAATTCCAAGCGGTGTTATATGTACTGGAGTTTGGAATTCAAATTCAATGCAGCCACCAGTATGCGGTAGATATGAAGATTTTATAGTTAAATTTACTGGAACCATTACTGTTCCCTCTCATTGGACCTCAACATATTTTGCAGGGTATACAGATGATGGATTTAAAATGTATATTAATGGACAACTTGCAGTAAATAACTGGGTGGAACAGGGAGTTAGATGGAGTTCGTACTCTCCAGTTTATGATGTTAGCCAAGATAAAACTTTAGATGTAGAAATTTGGTGGTATAACGGAGGAGGCCCAGGATACTATCATCTTGGATGGGCAATTCCTGGAGGTTGGACTGGAGCAGGTTGCGATTATACTGGTGGATGGGGGGTAGGATTTAGTTGTAATCTTAATACATTTTCATATGGATCTGGTGCAACACAAGCACAAATAGATGCATATAATGAGGCAGTATCAGCACAACAAACAGCACAAAACAATTATAATAATAAACTTAGTACATATAATTCTGAAGTTCAAAACCTCACAACATTAAATCAAAACCTAACAACCGCTACACAAAACCTAACAACAGCACAACAAAACCTAACAGATGCTTTGGCTGCAAAAAATAATGCTATTTCTGTTTATAATCAAGCAATTATTGATATGGATAATGCAATACAAAATGCTTGGGATTATTATGATGAGCAATTAGAAAGAGAAATACAAATTGCTATTGCTCAGGCAGCAGCAAATGCTGCAGCGAATCAACCAACACCTGTAGCAAGTCCAGACCCTGAGCCAACTGTAGAACCAACTCCAGAGCCAACCGTAGAGCCAACACCTGAACCTACAGTAGAACCAACCCCTGAACCTACACCAGAACCAGAACCAACTCCTGAACCTACAATAGATCCAACTCCAGAGCCAGAGCCAACACCAGAACCAGAACCAACTATAGAGCCTACGCCAGAGCCTACTACTGATCCAACTCCTGAACCTACTCCTGGACCTGAACCAACACCAGAGCCAACCCCTGAAATAGATGATGAAATAAAAGAATTAATTCCTGAAAAGGGTACAGGAACAGCAGAAGATTTATCTGGAGTTATTGCTAATCTTACAAGCAAAGATAATAAGTTAGTTACACTTTCACCTGAGCAAGTGGCAGCAGTTAGCCAAACCCTTAAGTCTTTGACCCAAGAAGCAAAGGCAGAGGTAGCGCAAGACTTAGGTATCAAGGCATCAGAAGTTGAAAAGATTGCAGAGGCAATGAAGTCTGATCCAGAAATTGCTACAGCGTTTGTAGAGTTTGAAAGCAGAGCAGCAGAAGCGGGGGATTCAGCAATGCCATTTACATTAGCAGACGCTATCACTGAAGTACAAACAGAAGCGTTTTTAGCAGACCCACTTGGGACATTAACAGATATAGATTTTGAAAAAGTACTAAGTCCTACAGAATGGGGTAAGGATATGACAGATGATCAAAGAGAGAAGGTTCAAGAGGTAGTCATTCCTGTTATTTTGGTAGGAAATATTGTTAGTTCAGTTATGTCACTAAGGAGGTTATAATATGAACATGATTAAAAGGATAATTAAGGGGCTTCTTAAGTGGTTTAAGGCTGCTGTAATTGAGAGTATTGCCCAAATATTCACCATTCTTGGCTTCTTTATTGCTTGGCTTACCCTTACAGGTACCGCCCAGCAGGTAGTGGGGGTAGCCACATTAATATCAATAGCCCTATGGCTTATTACCATCCCTCTTCGTGAAGATAAAGAATAATATATTGGTATAATGCTAATATGAGAATTCGTCATATTTTACTATCGTGTATACTTGTATTAGGCCTTAGTGGCTGTGGGTATGACGGTCACTATCGTTATCCTTGCCAGGATCCAGCAAACTGGGAAAAGGCAGAATGTAATCCACCATTGTGTGAGGCTACAGGAACTTGTACAAAAGACTTGATAGGAAAACAGGATGAGTAAGCAAAGATTAACACCGCAAGATCTTGATGCACGACTAAAGTTTATTCTTGGTTGTACGCTAGGAGCAATTTTATTATTTACAGCATTAGGAATTTTATATGCTCTTATATTTGTAACACAACCAATTGAAGCACAATCAGAAAATGATAAGATGTTCTTTAATGTGCTTGGATCAGTTGCTACATTTATTACAGGAACACTCGCAGGTTTGTTAATTGGACAGAGTGGTGCTAAAGATATTATGCAAGCACAGATGGATAATAAAAAAGTAGATTCAGAAATTAGAATGGCAGAAGATAAACTTGATGCAGAGTTAGATGAAGTAAGAGCAAGACTCGCTGCCAAGCCAGACGGTGCAATGCCAGCAGAGCAACCAGTAGATACTAATTGGGATAAGGAGTAAGCGATGGCACAAGATGATTTTCCAGTACCAGCAGCAACAGAAAAGGCTCCGCAAGGAACTGCTGCTCGTCTTATTCAAGTTGCTAAATCTCAAGTAGGATATATCGAAGGTCCTAAAGATAATGAAACAAAATACGGTGCATATACAAAGGCAAACTTTCAACCATGGTGTGGATCATTTGTTAATTGGTGCGGTAATGAGGCTGGCGTAAAGATTCCTAATACTGTTTACACTCCAGGTGGTGCACAGGCATTTAAGAAGGCTGGTGCATGGATTGATGGAGATTTAGCAGATCCAGAACCAGGAGATATAGCCTATTTTGATTTTCCTTCAGACGGTGTAGATAGAATCTCACATGTTGGTATTGTTATTGAAGATAACGAAGATGGAACTGTTTGGTGCATTGAAGGAAATACTTCTTCAAACAAGAAGGGTAGCCAAAGAAATGGTGGAGAATGCTGTAAACAACTTCGTGCTTATAAGAAAAATAAAGCAGGGGTTATGGTTTCTATCGTAGGTTTTGGACGTCCTAAATTTAAAGGGGCATCAAAAACATCTGAAATAACATCAGATGCTGCTAAGACTTCTAAGCCTAAACCAAATAAAATAAAAACTTGTCCAGCATGTGGACAAGATATAAAATAGTTGACACATTTTCATCTTAATGATATACTGATATAAACTATCAGAAAGGCTACCATGACTTGTATAGCAGTTGTGCGTGATAAAGTAAATAATAAAATATGGATGGCAGGAGATCGTGGTGTCTCTGATGACAATGTCATTAATGTTTGTTCAAGTCCTAAAATTTGGAAAAAAGAGGGATATCTATTTGGGTATGCTGGATCGATGGATGGGGATAGGATAAAGCATTTATTTGTTCCGCCTCAGCCAGAACCTAGAGTGAACATAGATAAGTTTATGTATAGTAAATTTTTAAAAGCACTTAGAACTTTTTATGAAAACTGGTGGGTAGACACTTCGCCATCATCTGATTTTGGAATGATTATCTGTGTTCGTGGAAAGATATATGAACACAATGCTGGCGATATGTCATTAACACAGTATGAACAAGATTATTTAGCAATGGGATCTGGAGGAGATCTAGCACTTGGATCATTATATTCAACACAAAAACAAAAAGATTCAAGAAAAAGGGCGGTACTTGCAGTAAATGCTGCCATTAATCATTCTATGTCCTGTAAAGGTCCTATTGACATCCTAAGCATTTAAAGGTATACTAAATATATGAATCATATGGGTATGGAAGACCTGTCTCCAGAGGAACAGGAATTTAGTATTTGGTTACAAAACGGCATCGAAAGAGGCTGGATTAGTGATCCTTATTGCCACACACATGACGGTGGCTATCAGTATATGAGTGAAGAAGAATTAGAAGAATGGGAAGCAGGAGGCGACCCATGTGAACATGTTTTGAGGATATTCATATAATGAAAAAAATTTTTATAATTCTTGTTTTAATTTTTGGCATAACTCCAGCGCATGCAAATAATGGCAAAGATGCTACAGGAGATCCAAAAGTAGTAGCACTAATTCATTGGAATTCAGATAATACACAAGGCTGTTCGGGAGCATTAGTGGCCCCTCGTATTGTTTTTACAGCAGCACACTGCCTTTCAAGAATGCCAAAAAGTGGTAAATGGCAGCCAGACTATGACACAGAATTACCAGTTTCTGGTATGTTATCTGATAAAACTCCAATGTGGGTTTTATCCCCTGGCGAAAAAGTATATTTAGAAAATAATAAGCCAAATATAAATAGAGTAAAGGTTATTGCTCAATTTGCTTCAACAGAATACAAAGATTCTGGCTGTTTAAATAATGATAAAAGTTTATGTCATGGCTCTATAAATGATTTTGGTGTTTTAATTCTTGAAAAACCACTAGGAAATTCTTATTTTAAATATGCTTCAAAAGAAATTGTTCAGGAAATGGTTTTAAATAAATCAAAAATGTTAGCATTGGGATACGGAAGAAGTTCTGGTAATGATATTCAACCTAATCCAAATTTTATGGAAGTAACAGCAAACACTAAAGTTATGATTCAAAATAATAGTTTCTGTATTCTTACTAACAATAAATATTGTGAAGGATCTAATTTGGTTGTACATGCTAAAAATAAAGTTGGCGAACATTGGGGTGGAGGAGATTCTGGAAGTCCCCTATGGTATTTTTATCAAAACGAATGGCTTTATGTAGGAGCGATGAGTGGATCTGCTGGTTGTTCAGCAGAACATTATCCTAATGGCCCAACATGCCGAGATAAGTGGTGGAATGAAAATGGTTATGGAGAATACTGGACGGCTTTTTCTTATAATGAAGTAATCTTAAAAGCAGAACTATTTCTAAAAACTCAAGAAGATAATGAAAATAAAACAAAAGAAAAACTATTGCCAAACCCTGAAATACAAAAACAAACAAATATAGGTAAACAACTTAAGTGCAAACATAATAAAAGAAATATTATTATGAGCATAAAAGGAAAAAAATGTCCTAGTGGATACTCTTTTTATAATGGATAAAATTAATAATTTAGACGAAAATGTTTTTATTATAAAAAATTTTTTAAGCAATGATGAGTTTGATGATGCATTGCGTGGAGATTTTAATCTTATTAAATTAAAAATTTCAAATATATTTAATAATCAATACTCAGTCAAAGGTTCTGGAAGAATTAGAGTTCTTAGTGTTGGAGAGTTTATGGAACCACATTCAGACCAGCACAAAGATAGTTGTAAGTGTGGATATTGTTCTTTAGGGCATAATAATAAAAAAATATATGCTGCCGTTATATATTTAAATGATGACTATTCTGGAGGAGAAATATTTTATACTAATAAAAATATTAAACATAAGCCATCAGCCAATAGTTTAATTTGTCATCCAGCATCAGAAGAATATACACATGAGGTTTTGCCAGTCCTTACTGGAGAAAGAAAATCAATTTCATTCTTTTTAACTGATGGTGTATAATAAATAAATATGACTTTTAAAATAAAAAACAATATATCTGGATCAGAATTTTGGGTAGATTCTGAATTTTTAAATTTTCCAGAGTTAGAAGAACAATCTTTTATACCAAGTAAGTGGTCTTGTTATAATAAAATAGGAGATGACTATGATAATAAAATTATTAAGCCTGTTAATAAATATGTACTAGAACTTTATCCAAAACCAGAAATTATACAAAAAACAAATAATAAAATAGTTTTAAGACAAAAGACACATGCTGAGATATGGGTTGAGCCATTAAAACGTTATTCAGAAGAAACTCTTTATGCATTAGATAAATGTCATCAAAGACAGTTTTATCCATCTAGTTTTAAAATTTTTTCAGAGGAGTGTTTTTTGGCAACGTATAGATTTTATATGCCATGGTTTCCTGACTTAAGAACAAACATATTTTTTAAAAATATAGAAGACGAATTCTCTCCGTTTAAAGTTAAAAATGATGCAGTTGTTTTTTATCCCCCAGAAAAAAATGATAAATATGTTAACACATGCTTTATACATTTTAATATTAAAAAAAATGGACCACACATGAAAGACGATAGGTATGGTATCATAGATATAGGATCTCCAATGTATGACATGGAGTTAAAGTTGGATGAAGACATAATAGAAAAGATTGCTAATGAGTATGAATGAAGAAGAGTATCAGCAAATATCTTTTATTGGGCATAAAAGAGAAGGATATCCAGAGCCAGAGCCTTCTTATAAAAAAATACCACAATGGTACAGAGATTTAGCAAAACATGGCACTAGCAATGATTTAGCGGACTTAGACCCAATTAATGATAGAGGTGGCGACGGATCAAATGTTTCTACAAAATTGTGTATGCCATTTTTTGATGCAATGGCATTAGGATATCAGTATCCTTTAGAAGATGACTTAACAGTAACATTAGACAAAAACGGTAAACCTAAACTTAGTTGGTCAAAAGATTTTATGTTAATTGATAAAAGACCAACTGTGGATATGGCAGTACCAAAAGATGTACACCCTATACATTTTGGAATAAAAATGCATTGGTTTTATGAAACACCTCCAGGGTATTCTTTATTGATGACCAATCCAATTAATAGGCCAGACCTCCCATTCTGGACCCCAACAGGGATTGTCGATTCTGATATATGGGGTTTACCAATCTTTATGCCTTTTTTTATAAAAAGAGACTTTGAAGGGGTAATAAAGTCTGGGACACCTGTTTTTCAAATGATACCTATCAAAAGAGAACAGTGGGAGATGTCGTTTGACACATCCAAGGAGTCTATAGAAAAACATGATCTAAGATCAGAAAACAGAAGATCGCATATTACAGCACATTATCGTAAATTTGCGTGGAGAAAAAAAGAATATAGATAGATGTAGTATAATGTATAAAGACCAAAATGAATGGAGACAATATGATTGGCACTGATAATTTCAAAGAACATAAATTTTTTGAAAAATATTTAAATAATGATTTAAATGATTTACAACAATTCTTAGAAAAAAAATATGAACTAATTACTTCGGCACGATTAAGAGGGGTCGAAGAGTTAGGGGATAAGGATCTAGCCTGGACTTCTTCTGGAAGTATATCTACCGTTAAGTGGCAAGAATATAATGTTTTTCAACTATATCATCCTGGAATTTATAATTTATTTAATGCAATTTCTAACACCATGAAAGAGGCATGCGAATACTATGGTATAGATTTTGAAAAAGAAAAATATTATGTACAGGGATGGTTCAATATAAATAATAAAGATACTGGCAAACTAGATTGGCATGATCATGGAGATGGCTTTGCGCCAAGATTTCATGGATATTATTGTGTAAATGCAGAGCCTTCATCTACATATTATAAATTATTTAACGATGATAATAAAGTAGTTGAAAATATTAATAAAAATAATAGAATGATCATATCTGAAATGGGGCATCCACATGCAATGGGTGACTGGTCTTGGAGTGGTCCAAGAATAACCATAGCGTATGACATAATGCCAATTAAGTTGTTGATCGAAAATAATCTTACAATTGAGCAACACTGGATTCCGTTACTATGAACACAATAGATGTTTTTATTTATGGATATAAAAGTAAACTTTTACCAGAGTCTGCTAGATCAATTTTAGAAAATCAAAGCGGCAACTATCAAATAAATATAAAAGTTTATGATCAAATAAATTTAAACAGAAATGAAAAATTTAGTAATATTTCTTATACGCATATTTTTTGGGATGATGTCAGATCTAAATTTTTATTTTTAGAAAATGAAATAAAACAATCAAATGCAGAATATTTTTTGTTTATTGATGGTGCAACCATATTTCAAAAAAATTGGGATATGGAATTAGTTATGGGGCATGGAGGTAACAATGTTATTTTTTCTGGTAGACATAAAATAAATTTTAATAAAAATAATATTTATAAATTTTATTCAGAATATACAAGGTCAGATCTTTCTTCAACAGAAATTACTAATTGGATAGTTAAAGATTTTGTTTTTATGAAAACAGAATTATTCAAGCAATTTCCATCTATATCTAGATTAAAGTATAGAGGATACGAAGAGGTATATTCTTTTTATGCTGCAGGAAAAAATATTCCAATTTTTGCAATCGCAACAGCGTGGGCAGAAAACCATGAAGTTCCTATCGATAGTTTTGACTATCTTCCTTTTTCAATAAATAGTGGCTACAATGAATTAATCGATAACATTAAAGGTAATAATGAAATATTTTTAAAAAATCTAGATGGAGTTAAAAACCTATCAGAATTTCATTCATATGACTTTACTTTATTGTCCAAGGTCCCATTTATTCAAAATGACATAGAGTATGATCCAAGAATGGACCTAGACAATATGGATGGAGAACGCTTTCATAATGTTATTAAATCAATATATTAGATATATGGTATAATGAAAAAGGAGGAAAAATGATTACACAACCAGTAGTAATAGAAAATTTCATAGATCCAAAAGATGCTGAAGTTCTTCTAAAAGAAATGTCTAGTCCATCTGAGATAAACCCTTATCCTAATTACTATAAGACTAGATTTGGAGGAACTGGATATCCATATAATAAAACAGTTATTGAGTTGCACAAAAAATATTCTTTGTTATCAAATAAAGTACATCAAGAATTAAATCCAGAAGAAACAAAAGAAATTAAAACATTCAAGGCTTTTGGTTCAACGTGGACTTCTGGTCAATACGGCCTTCCACATATTGATGATCAATATCCAGAAGAATTTATAGAATATAGCACAGTCATTTACTTAAACGATGAATTTACTGGAGGGAATATATTTTTCCCAGCACTGTCATATGAGTATGTACCTAAAAAATATTCAGGGGTATTCTTTTTAAGTAAAGGAAATCTATGGAAACATGGAATTACGCCAGTAGAAAGTGGAACCAGGTCAACATTGTTGTACATGCATACGACACAAACAGAGCATAAGGATGGATTTGTTATTATAGATCCAGACCTAAACTAGGAGAGAAATGGTTAATTTTAGAAATACTACATTTGCAATGCTAGAGAATCATCCAGATCAATCATCTATTGACTGGAAGTTTTGTACAAGAGACAACTATCTTAAGTTTGAGGAAATATTTCGTAAAAATGTGCTCTTCTTTGATCCATTTTTAGTAGAAGGGTTTTTTGAAAAACCTGACTTTGAAGAATTAAAAGGTATCTTAGAATCAAAAGATGTGCGTGAAATTGCTTATACTAAGCAAATGAATAAATGGGAAGATGCGGTTGAAATCCCTCAATATTTTTTTGATAAGGCGATTAAACGTACACAAGACCTTCTAGGCACCAACGATGTAGAGTTAGGATATTATCTATATGCTCATCATCAAATTACTGCTGAAGGACGCAAGCCATTCCTACAGGTTCATCTAGACTGGTCTCCAGGCTGCTACATGGTTGATCTTCATATCGGTGGTAATCGTGATTGGGGCTTTGTTGCTCACGATAAAGAGTTTATTACCAAGCCAAACGATGCAATTATTGTACAGCCAGAACTAGACTTTCATTATCGTCCAGCATGGAATTCAGACGATCCAAATGAAAACTACAAAGTTTTATTTTTCCATCTTGTTCGTAAAGATCATTGGAAAAATTTATATGGAGATGGCTTTATTAAAGATGCAGACTTCTTAGCATTTCAGAATCAGAGATTGCATATATGGCAAGAACTTTATGTTAATCATGTAATATCAGTTCCTGGTCTACCAGCCCCAGTATTTAGTTCTGATGATGACTTAACAGAAGATGATAAAAGAATTTTTAATGTAGAAAAAAGGGTGGAAATGTAATGTTTACTTATGAAAAACTAGGAGATGGATTAATATATTATAAAAATATAATGCAGGATCCATATAAAATAATTGAAGATATAGAATTACTAAATAACAAAGTTATTGAAGACTTAGAGAACAGGGTTGCTGGAGCAGAAGAAAGTTCTGCAAAGCCTTGGCATAATTGGGATCATGATCAGGACGATATGCATTTACATTTTTGTAAACAAAGATGGCTACCAAGATCAGAAGATATGTCAAAAGATGATATTTATTATCAAGAACACTCCTCTATATCAGATAGATTATTTTTAGCATTAGACACAAGTTTTGAGCATTACTCAAAAGAACTATATCCTTATGCCTCAAGAAATATAAAAGGCAAAGAAGATAGAATGAGTATTTTAAAATATGAAAAAGCAGGGTATTTGCCTGCACACACAGACCATGGCTCAAGTAGCAGAACACTTTCTGTTGTTTTATATTTAAACGATAACTATGACGGAGGAGAGATAACATTTCCTCAAGTAGGAAACGGAGTAAAAATAAAGCCAGAGGCTGGAAGTGCAATATTTTTCCCATCAAATTATGTTTTTGTACATGAAGTTTCAGAGGTTTCAAATGGTATCAGATATGCTTTGCCTAACTGGTATCATAATATGATTAATAAAATATATACGGACGGTACAGAATGATTCCAGATGAAAAAGAATATACTAGATTATTAAATGAACTTAATTTTATGTATATAAAATATCAAGAGTTATGTGCAGCATATAAAAAATTAGCGCTTGGCAAACTTGGAGATACTACAACACATGATCAAAGTCATATGAACTTTGAAGATGAAGGAGAAAATAGATATGTCTGAATCAAGAAAAAGAAGTTTACTTAAAACTTTAAGTTGGGAAACCTTTCATTTAATTGGTGTTGCTGGTGTATTGGCAGTAGGGGTATACATAGCCACTGGTGAATGGGAATACGAATATGCCGCTTTCGGAGCACTTGTATATATTGCTTGGGAAGCCCTGGGATATTTTCTTCATGAAAGAGTTTGGGATAAATTTGGTAAGAGGGTAAAGTGATGAGAATTAAAATTATTAAGTTTGTTGTAAAGTTTTTAGGCTATGAATGGTCTGGAGATAACGTAAATCTTCCAGTATGGCAGGTAAAGGCAAAGAAAAAGAATAAATAATGCCTTCATACGAATATGACTGCATGGCCTGTGCTATTCGATATACCAAAATTAGAAGTATGTCAGAAAATGATCCAGGGTATAAATGTGATACTTGCAATCAGATGCTAGTTCGTGTATACTCTAATGTAGGAGTTACTTTCAATGGCTCTGGATTCTATAAAACTGATAATAGAAAGGTATAATATGTTTAGTATGCTAAAGAACAAAGAAGAGCAAAAGGTATGGCTTCTTGATGCTACAGATCGCTGTGACCGTTGTGGCGCACAGGCTTATGTAAAGGTAATTGGAAAAAATGGATCAGACTTGCTATTTTGCGGACACCATTATAATAAGGCAATGGATAACGCAATTGGATATGACAGTATGATGAAGTTTGCCATAGAAATTGTAGACGAAAGAGAACGTCTAATAGAAAATAAATTAGTAGGTAGTGAAAATTAATGTATGAGTATAGAGTAAAAAACTTAACAAAAATTGTTGATGGCGATACAATCGATGTTGATATAGATCTTGGGTTTAACATATCATATTCTCAAAGAGTTCGTCTTGCTGGAATAGATACCCCAGAATCAAGAACGGCAGATAAAATTGAAAAAAATTTAGGTCTTGAGTCAAAAGAATATCTCAAAAACAAACTAAAGGATGCCAAAACAATAATAATTAAAACAGAAAAGCCAGACTCTTCGGAAAAGTATGGTCGTATTTTAGGTTGGATTTATGCTGATGGAGACACGATTTCTATCAATGACCATATGATTGAAGACGGGTATGCTTGGGGATACTTGGGTGATACTAAGGTAAAAGATTTTGCTGCGCTTGCTGCACAAAGAGAAAAGGCTAAAAATGGAAGAAATAAGTGATTTTGATAAACTTTTGTTATCTGGAGTAATTGAACCAGCAGCGCTTGATTCAAATACTGGGGAAATGCTTTATACTTTTTCTAAAAATTTAGAAGAAACAAATCCAGCATTACATAAATTAGTTATTGATAATTTTTATAAAACTTCTATTAAACTTTGGGAATTAGGATTTTTAAATATGGATATAACAAATAGCAATCCATTAGTAGCATTAACGCCTTTTGCATTCAATGAAAATAAAATTAACCAATTGGATGAAGATTTACAGTTTGCCCTATCAGAAATCAAAAGAGGTTTAAATCAATAGGGGAGTATAATTAGTGGTTATGGACTATCTAATTGGATTTTTTATATGCATTTTTGTATTATATACTGTTGCAAAATTACAAATAAAATATAATATTTTAAAAGATCAAAAAGTTAAACCAATAAGGTATAGTCAAAGCCATGTGCACTCTCTTGTATTTCCTTTATTGCCAAAACCAGAAAAAATAAAAAAAATAATTAAAAGTCAGGCCTCTATTATTGATAAACAAAATCATATAAAAGTTATAATAATGGATAATAAAGCGTATTGGATTAAAGATAATACATTTTATACAGCAGAAATGTCAATAGATGGAACTGTAGATAAGGATAGTACAACAAGAGTTGACACGGATAGTATGAGTAAGGTACAATTAGATAAGATGTTGTTCATTGTAGATAAACTTCGAGAAGGGACTTTTGATGATAGTGGGAGTGCAGGGGACTAGTAGTTTTGATGACTACCAGATCTTTCTTCGTGCTATTGGTGTTGCTCTTTCCAGTATAAGTAATCAGGATCCGTACTTTTATATATACACTGCTGGACCAGCCAAGGTTAACTCTATGGTTATGGAGTTTGTAAACGTATCTGAGCGAAGCATGAAGTCACGTGGTCTTAAGATAAAGATGTATAAAGTTCCTCCATCATGGATAGAGGAAAATATTTCTGACTTTAACTATTTAGCATTTCTTTCTAAACCGAAAGAGACAACATCTAGATTGGTTAAAGTGGCAGAAGAAAATAATGTAGAAGTAGGAATATTTAGATACTAGGAGAAAAGATGATAGTAAAAACATTAGAAGAGATGGAAAGCATAGTTTCAAATAATAAAAATTTATTTTGGGACGGATGGACCGTAGTAAGTAGACATCAATCAAATAAAGCAAAATCTTCTAAAGATGGAATATATCTAAATAATAAATGGTATATATCTAAAAGATTTGAACCGAATAGGGATGGATGGGACATACCAGAAAGACTTATCCATCAATATGCATAAAAATAAATGGAAAGATAATGCGTTGTGTTTAGATTATGATACTAATTTGTTTTTTGATAAATATGAAGAAGAGGTTTCATTTAGAGGTGCAATAGATAAGTTATGTCTTGAGTGTCCAGTTATAAAGACTTGCTTTGCAGTAGGAGTATCCGCTAAAGAGTGGGGTGTCTGGGGTGGTGTTTACTTGTCATCTGGAGAAGTCTCAAAAGAGTTTAATGAGCACAAAACAGAAGAAGTTTGGTCTGATATATGGAAAAAAATGGTGATAGACTAAAAATATGGCAAAAATAATTATTTTTGATTTAGATGGGGTTTTAATAGATAGCAAAGATATTCACTATAACGCACTAAATAAAGCATTATGTGATATTGATGCTAAATATAAAATATCTTTTGAGGATCATATTAAAATATATAATGGTTTGCCTACTAAAGAAAAACTAAAAATACTTTCAGAAAAAACTAATTTAGATAAAAGTACATTTGATATTATTAATAAAAATAAACAAAGTTATACATTCGACATGCTTAACGATGTTTCTGAAGATATAGAATTAATAGAGTTATTTAAATTAATTAAAAATAATAATATAAAAATATGTGTTGCTAGTAATAGTATAAGAAAAACAGTTGAACTAATTTTAACTAAGTTAAATATTATTGATCTAGTAGATTATATTGTTAGTAATGAAGATGTAAAAAATCCAAAACCATCCCCCGAGATGTATTGGAAGTGCATGTCAGAATTCAATACAATACCAAAAGATGTTGTTATATTTGAAGATAGCATAATTGGTAAAATTGCCGTTCTAGATAGTGGTGCCAGCCTTGTTGAGATTAAAGATAGAAAAGATCTAACCTTAGAAAAAATAAATAATGCTATAAATATTTTAAAATATTCCAAACATTCTGTCTTAAATAAAAAAATAAATATTGTAATACCAATGGCTGGAAAAGGTAGCAGATTTTTAGATGCAGGTTTTTCATTTCCAAAACCATTAATAGATATAAATGGTATGCCAATGATAGAGTTAGTTGTAAATAATATTGCACTAGAAGGAAACTATATATTTATAGTAAGAAAAGATCATTATGAAAAATATAATTTGCTTGAAATGTTAACAAGAATTGTTCCCGATTGCAAAATTATAACTGTTGACGAGGAGCAAAGCGGGGCAGCATCAACCTGCTTATATGCAAAAAATTACATAAATACAGAGGATCCGTTATTTATTATAAATTCTGATCAATATATAGATTGGAATCCTAAAGAATTTTTATACAATAATGTAATAAAAAATTTAGACGGATCAATATTGTTGTTTAAGTCTACTCATCCAAAATGGTCTTATGCAAAATTAGATGAATTCGGCATGGTAGTAGAAGTTGCCGAAAAGGTAGTTATAAGTGACAATGCTACTGTCGGTGGATATTACTGGGGAAGTGGACACAATTTTGTTAAATACGCAGAACAAATGATAGAAAAAAATATTCGTGTAAATAATGAATTTTATGTGTGTCCAGTATACAATGAGGCAATAAAAGATAACAAAAAAATTGGATCATATTTTATTAATAAAATGTATGGATTGGGCACACCAGAAGATTTAGAAAAGTTTATGAGGTTTTATAATAATGATTAAAATATCACATAGAGGAAATCTTTATGGTAAAAACACATCAAGGGAAAATTCTCCAGAATATATTATTGAGGCCATAAATGCTGGATATGACGTTGAAATAGATTTTTGGGTTATAAATAATAAAATGTATTTGGGACATGACGAGCCTACATATGAAGTAGATATGTATTTTATAAATTCTTATATTAAAAAGTTATGGCTTCATTGTAAAAATTTAGAAGCCTTAGACTTAGTTTTGTCAATGCCAAAATATTATAATGCGTTTTGGCATCAAGAAGATAATTTTACAATAACTACAAATCATTTTATATGGACATATCCTGGAATGCCAGTTAAATCAAAAAGTATTTTAGTACACAAAGATATGCCGACCAAAAATATTCTAGATCAAGAGATGGCTGGCATTTGTAGTGATTTTATAGGTAGGATATAAAATGGAAAATAGAATATTATATGGACATAAAACTCAGCCAAAATTATTAGAAAATTTTAATTTTAAATATATAAAAAATTTTGATATTTTTAAAATTAAAAACGAAATATTATTATTTGATAAAGAGTGGAATGAAGACTCCTCTAGACAAGAAAAATATGCTGCTCATTCTAAAACATTTTCTTATTTTTGTTATGATTATTCAGAGTTTTCTCAACAAGATGAAGCATATACACTACAAACCAAAACAACAAATGATAAAGTATTGGAACTAGTAGAGCCTATCATTAAAGATTTGGAAGAAATTCATAAAGGTAAAAGAGGAAAAGTTCTTTTTATAAAATTGCCGTCTCGGTGCGAAATTAATATACACAGAGATAGAGGATATTATTTAGGAATAATAAGAAGGCATCATATACCAATAATAACCAACAATGAATGTATTTTTGAGGTTAACTGTGATATGCTTAATATGTTGGAGGGAGAGTGTTGGGAAATAAATAATTCAAAATATCATTATGTTAACAATAATGGTGAAACAGATAGAGTTCATCTAATGATAGATATTATTCCTAACAAATTTATAAAATGATAATACAAATTATAGGGCTTCCTGGCTCTGGTAAAACAGAATTAGCAAAAGCATTAAAAGAACGTATAAATGCCATCCATCTTAATGCAGATGAAGTTCGTGCTACAGTAAATTCTGATCTTGGATTTAGCCATGAAGATAGAATTGAACAAGCAAGACGAATGGGTGAAATGGCTCGCCTGATATCAAAACAGGGAGTTGCTCCCGTTGTTGTAGATTTTGTTTGCCCTACAGAATTAACTCGTGCAGCGTTTGGTAGACCAGACATTTTGATCTACATGGAAACAATTGACGAAGGTAGATTTGAAGATACTAATAAAATGTTTGAAACCCCAAGTGATTTTGATATGGCTTTTATCAGTCATGAATGGAATGCAAACGAAAAAGCAACAGTAATAATTAAACAGTTTAACTTACATGATTGGTCTGCGCCCACAACACTAATGCTAGGCAGGTATCAACCATGGCACGAAGGTCACCATGCATTGTATAAAGAGGCGGGGAAGCGAACAGATCAGGTACTTCTTGGAGTACGTAATACATACAATACAAGCGAAAAAGACCCACTAACATTTGATCAGGTAAAGAATTATATCTCAAAGGATGAATTCATGGATGGTGCGATGGTATTAAGGCTGCCTAATATTACAAACATTGTTTATGGTCGTGATGTTGGATATAAGATTGAGCAAGTAGATTTGGGGGCAGAGATTCATGCTATATCGGCTACGCAAAAACGTAAAGAAATGGGTATCTAAGTTGTGGGACTGGTTTACTAAACCAAATAATATGGAGTGGCCATCATGAATGTATCCAAACAAAGATCAGCACTAAAGGCCATTACTTGGCGGATTATTGGAACAGCAGATACTTTTTTATTGTCATGGCTAATAACAAAGGAACCAGTTACTGCTGGAGCAATCGCTAGTCTTGAAGTTATTACTAAGACTATTCTTTATTACTTGCATGAACGTGGATGGAATAAAATACAGTGGGGTAGAAAATAATGTATACACAAGAGATGGCTCGTGCTTTCAGATCTTTAGATCATTTTTGCCCTAAAGGATTTAAATTAACTATTATAGATAATGATAATTTTATTACAGTAAAGGCTGCTGAAAAAGATTTCGTTTCGCTACTTGACAGAGATAAGAGACTTGCTGTAGAATATATGATAAGGGTTAAAAAGGCTTTAGAAGATAATGGAGCCATAGTTTTATTAACTAGGGAAGGTGGATCATAAAACCTAAACTTATAATGCCTTTAATCGCATTTCTTGCGCTTGTGGCAACAATATCATTTTGGATTAAACAGTTGACAAAAATTGAAGACTTTGATATATTTGGAGATATAGAAGACGAGGAAGATCTATAATGCAAACATTTTTACCACAATCGGATTATCGTGTATCTGCTGCTATTTTAGATAGTAAGCGTTTAAATAAGCAAATCTTAGAATGTTATCAAATTCTCAATGTGCTATCTGGTAAATCTCCTACTGGTGGTTGGCGTAATCATCCAGCAGTTCTGATGTGGAAAGGATTTGAGCGAGGACTTTGGAACTATGTTCAGGCTATGATTTTAGAAGCCAAACGCCGTGGTATTAAAACAGAAAATAACGAAATTAATCTTAATAAATTAAAAGACTTATGCTGGGATAATTGGGGCAATCAAATACCTAATTATTTTCAAGATGAAAATAAGTTAATTCGTATTATAACTACTCATCGTGCTAATTTATTTAATAAAGATCCACTGTATTACGCATCATTTCAATATGCTACAACTAGTTTAAACAATTTGCCATGCTGTCCTAATCGTAAAGAACCATGCAAGTATTATTGGCCAACACACGAGGCATCTTATGCTTGATTTGCTAATTTTTATATTGGTTGTTTTAGTAATTACTGGTATTTTAATAGAAAACATTAGGATAAAAAATAATAACAGAGAATTATTATTTTCATTGACACAATTAAGCCTAGACAATGATGCAATAAAGAAAAAAATAACATCATCAGAAGATGTTGAAAAGGATCATCTTATAAAGTTTTTATCTGAAACTAGAGAAGATTCATATCAATTTATAGAAAAGTTTCAACAAGAACTTAAAAATTTTAAAAAAGAATTACATCCGCATGTTGCATACTATAATGAATTTGGAATTCTTTCGGAACAGTATGATATTTATTCTAGCATGTCTAAAAAATTTGTTGAATATTATGAAAAATTATTAAAGTTTTTACCAGAAGAAAAAAATAATGGACGCTAGAGGAATACCAACATGCTCTTGTCCTCAATGTGGTTGTCCATATTTTAAGGCTGTAATTCAGTTCGATCCTACAGATTATGAGATAGGATTATATTTTTTGGACGGGGAATGTAAAGATTGTGGAACATTGGTAACACTACCAACTCCAATAGACAAGATAAAGGAAAAGGAATAATGAAAGAAATATTGTTGTCAATTATTACTGGTTTTGGATGCGGTGTAATTTTTGCAGCATTTAAATTGCCAGTCCCAGCGCCACCAGTATTTGCTGGAGTTGCTGGTATAATAGGGTTATGGCTTGGCTATGATGTCATAACCAAAGTCATATCCTAGGAGGAAAAAATGAACATGTTAAAAGAAGAGCACAAAAAGATGCTCGCATCGTACGGACGCTCTGTCCTTGCTGGTGTTGCAGCACTGTATGTTGCTGGAGTAACTGATCCAAAAGAACTTTGGGCAGCACTTGTAGCAGCGATTGCCCCAGTGGCACTAAGAGCGTTGAATCCAAACGATTCAGCATTTGGCCGTATGCCTGCAGCAAAGGCTGTAGATGAAGCACTGAAGGCAATTAAGAAGCCAGTAAAGAAATCTGCAAAAAAGTCTTCTGGTGGCGGATCTACACACAATATGCTATAAAGCATTAAGTATAAGATTAGGCGGTTGTTATATTTGACAGCCGCTTTTTCTTATGCTATAATAAAAACATACCTGCCCGAAGGGGGGTATACATTGAACTCGCTTAACAAGGAGGAAACATGGTAAGTTCATTTGCATTGGATCTTTTTAAGGATCCATTTTTTATTGGTTTCAACAGAGAGTTGGACCGTTTTTCTAATATCCATCGTGAGGCAACTCGTCAATCTTATCCACCATATGATGTGGTAAAACTTGATGAGGACACTTACAAGTTATCTTTGGCCATTGCTGGTTTCAGCAAGGACGAAGTTGAGGTTTCTGTGGATAATGGAAGTTTAATTATCAAGGGTGAGAAAACCGAAGAAGAGAACACTAATGTTCTACATAAGGGTATCGCAACTCGCAAATTCACACGCACCTTTGCTCTTGGAGAGTATATGGAGGTTGATCGTGCTGAAATGGCAGACGGTATTCTTAGCGTCTTTGTGGAAAGAAACATCCCCGAAGAAAAGAAACCAAAAACTATTAAAATCAAGTAAATAAAAGTATTGTCATACTGCCACCTGAGCATGTGGATAAAAGGCTCATTATTCATTTATAATTTGCTTTAAATTAATATACATTTTAAAAACATAAGATACTCTTATAACATGAAACTTAAAGTCTTTATTATTTCTTTAGTGCTTTTATTAGGCACTTTTACTAATTCAGCAGCACAAGCAACAGATTTAAAAGGTGCTGGATCTACCTTCTCTGCAAACTTTATAGATAAGTGCAGAGTAATGTATGGACAACAAACAGGAAAAGTTTTAAACTATACACCAAATGGTTCTGGAGCAGGAAGAAATTTTTTTAATAATAAACTTGTAGATTTTGCTGTATCAGATACACCATACTCAAGTCTGGATAGAAAACCTTCTGAAAACTTTGTATATGTTCCATTGGTTGCTGGTCCAGTAGCAGTTGTTTATAATCTAAAAGACTATAGAATAACTCTCAAACTAACCAAGCAAGTAGTAGCAAAAATATTTGCTGGAGAAATTACAATGTGGAACGATCCAGAAATTCAAAAACTTAATGTTGGAAAATTACCAAAGACAAAAATAACAGTATTGTATAGAATAGATGGATCTGGCACTTCTGAAGTGTTTACATCTTACCTAAATTCAGTTGCTCCAAACATTTGGACTAAACCAGGAAACAAAACTTTCTCAACAGCATTTCCAGGTAATATAAATAATTATGTTGGAGCGTTTCAATCTGCAAGCGGATCAACTCAGATTGCATTTTTGCAGTCTACACTTAATGGATCTATTTCATATAATGAAGTTTCTTATGCTAAAGGATTTAAGTCTGCTTCAATTGAAAATGAGGCTGGTAGATTTACTAATCCTACCCCTTCTGCAGCAGCATCATTTTTATCTAACTTTAAATTTAACCAAGATGGGTCTGCCGTATTAGATTATAAAAATACTAATAAACTTGCATATAACATATCAACTTTTGCATATGGTGTTGCCTATACTAATAGTGGATCAAATGCTGCAACAGTTAGAGAGTTTTTGACATTTGCTATAACAAAATGTAATAAAATAGAAGGATATGCTCCAATTACTGGAAATGCCCTTAAAGTTGCAAAAGCACAAATAGCAAAGATAAAGTAGTATAATTGTAATAGTCCTCCGTAGGACCTTGGGATGATTAGTTACCATCTTATTTAACCTGGCCATCGTGCCTGAATTTCCTGCGGGGGATTTATAATTCCCCTGTATAATAATCTTATCTATGACTGACAAAGAACTTCATAGGCAAAAACAGGCTTACAAGAAAAGACTGACAGAAATAAAACAGTCTAGCGGATGTGTAGACTGCGGAGAAACAAATCCAATTGTTTTAGATTTTGATCATCTTAAAGACAAAAAATATAATGTTTCAAGAATGATTCACGATGGATTTTCCTGGAAGGCTATCAAAAAAGAAATAGATAAGTGTGAAGTTGTTTGTGCTAATTGTCACAGGATAAGAACTCACTATAGGCTTATTAATTAATTATTTTAAGAATTTTTAATATCTGTAATTATTGCATCTGCAAGTTCTTTACTAAAATGTACGTGCCCCGAGGCCAATTTTTCAAATGCTGGTGATAATTTTACAATAATGTTATTTTTTGTAATTTCCATTATTTGGTGTACAAGAATTTCTGCCTGTTGCTGTGATGTTAGTTCTTCCATCTCTCAATTATATCATTAATATGGTATACTATTATCTATGCCATATCGTATAGGTGCTAAGGGGTCATCGGGTTGCTCTGGATACCCTGCTGTAAAGGACACAGGAGAGGTTATGGGCTGCCATAAGACTCGTCGTGAGGCTGCAGCACAGATCTATGCTATAAACCGCTCTGAGGGCAATATAGGCAAGGCTATGGTCAAAGAGGGCGACATGGTAATGGCTCCACACGAAGAAGAAATGTATGTTGGTCGTGTAGTTCATGTAATGACAGAGGGCATGCTTGGTATGCCAGGATCAGAATATTCTCTTGAGGCATCAGCAGAAGAGCCTGCTATTTTAATTCAACTATTTGAAATGGAAGAAGGAGAATTAGAAGAAACAGAATATTTTGTTGGAGCAATGGCAAAAGATGTAATGGTTTTACCATCAATTGATTCAGGAGAAAGCATGGATAAAGCATATACAGGATGCGGATGTCCAATGTGTAAAGAATTAGATGTAACATGTGAGCAATGTCCACAATGCCAATCTGGAGAAATGAAATCAGATTGTTGTGCTAATGTAGTTAAGCAAGCACCATGTTGGGATGGATATGTACAAAGGGGAATGAAGCCAGGAGAAAATGGTAAACCAGTTCCTAATTGTGTTCCAGCAGAAAAGGCTGATGATCTTTGGGAAGATTCTGATGATGTAGTGTATGAAACTGATTCAATGTCAAAAGCGGAAGGCTATTCTCCACCAGCAGGTGCAAGAGCAGCAGCACGTAAAGCAATTAAATTTAAGGAACAAGGCAAGGCAAAAGGTGCGGGTACATCAGTAGGATGGACTCGTGCAGGACAGTTGGCAAGAGGAGAAACATTGTCTCTTAGCACTGTTAAAAGAATGTACTCTTATTTTTCTCGTCATGAGGTTGATAAAAAGGGGAAGGATTGGGCTAATCAATCAAATCCGTCCAATGGGTACATAATGTGGTTGGCATGGGGTGGGGATGCTGGCTATTCTTGGTCACGTCGTATCGTGAATGCAGAAAAGGATAAGGCTTTATTTGCTGACACCTTTAACTCTATAGAAAAACAAAGCAAGAGAATTCGTGGTAGTGGTAATGGCTTCTGGTAAATCTTCTGGAAAATACAGAACAAAACATCCGTTTAACCCTATTCAAATTAAAGACGGAATGATAGTTCGTCTAAGAAAAGATGGTACCATAAAAGCCGTGCTTGGCAAGTATGGCGAATATGGCAAAAAAAATAAAAATTAATTATTTTGCTCTTTGTTAATTAAGTCTACTATTTCTTTTGCATATTTGTCATAATCTATTTCAATAATAAAATTTCCGTCAATTAATTTATGAATTTTAATTTCTTTTCCTATTTCAAATAAAATATTTTTAATTTTATCTTCTATATTCATAATAAGTTTTTGTTTTTTTCTAATTCCGAAAGAATTTCATCAATATGTACTGCCCCTAAGCCATACTGTTTTCTGTCTGGAATAATGTAAACATTTTCAGTTGCTACATTTTTAATTAATGAATCAAAAAACCAATAGAAGTCCCTATTCGTTGTTATCATAAATACTTTTGTATCTGGATGTGCAAATATAGCATTATAACATCCAGTGCCATCTATTGATGCTATATGTGTTGCAGAAGAATATATATAAACCTGTTCTTCTAAAGTTAAGTCTTCATTATAGACTAATTCATAGCCCATATCAATAAAAAAGTTATCTATTTTAATATTATCTGAGTGTATTCTATTTTGAAAATTTTGAGTAAATGCCTCTTCACCAACACGCATAACATATTCCCAAAATCTGTCTCCCTCTTCTTTACTCATTTCATTATTTTTATATCTATAATAATTTTCTTTCCATTTTATATAAATTTGATCTGATTTTGATCTCGATATAAAAATTTTTTTATTAGGTGTTTGATTTTTATATTTTTTTAATTTATCTATGACACAATTACTGAGGTCAAACTGATGAGAAAAATCTTCATGACTAGTGTTATGAATTGGACCATTAGAAGGAACTACATTTCTTAAACAGGGAATGAAAAAATTATAAAGATAATATACATTTTCAAATATAATTTTTTGATCAGAAATTATAACTATTTCATCCATCGAAGGATTATAAATATTTACTAAACTTTTAAAAAGTCCAGAAAGGTCATTCAAAAATACTTCTTTGTTAATATCATCTTCTCGTTCTACAGTAAAAATTAACTTTAAATCTTTTATATATTTTTTTAAGAATTCATATTGTCCTAGGCACTCTTGAACTATATGAAAGTATTGCCAATTTGATAATGATATAATAAAAACATTACCATTAACAACTACTGGATCCTTTTTGGAATCATAATTTACTAAAACGTTGTTGACTTTATAAATTTTACTTTTTATACCTGGAACATCTATATATTCTATAGAATCCCACTTAGTCTTAAAAATCTTATCAGACATTTTTTGTTACAACAACCTTATCATTAGGCAAACTTGGAGTTTTTACACAAACAACTGAACACTCTGTTATAAAATTTACATCCGTTATTTCGTACGGCTCCAATATAAAAACATCGCCAGATATTAATTTTTTACCATTTAGAATCATTTCTCCAGATATTAACAAGTTTATTTCATATGCTATCTCTTGATAATGAAGGTCCCAATTTTCTCCAGCAGTATGTATTCTCCATGAAACTTCAAAATCTTTTGACTGAAAGGCAGCCTTTTCAAAATCTCCAATAAACCATCCCTTTTCAGTATTTTCAATTCTGCTAATCTTCATAAACCTAATTTATCCCATTCAGTCTCTTCAAATCCTTGATCAGTTATAAGGTTTATAGAAGTAGCACGATCCCTATCTGACTCTAAATGTTTATCATTAATTAAAATTCTTTCGCCACTAGTTACTCCCATCACTAACTGATCCCAGCAAAGACCTAGGTCTGTTAGTTGTTTTTCTGTTAGCATCCTTGCAGATTCTTTCCTAGCAGTCGTTAGAATTATCTTATGACCCTTAGAGTCCCATTCATTAAACTTATCTATTACGCCTTTTAATGCTATGGCTGGTTCAAATCCGACATAACTAAATCTATGGACATGTTTAATTATTGTTCCATCTATATCACAAAAAATAGTTTTAGGTTTTTCAGTATAGTATTCTCTTAGTTTACTGGAATATACTTCTAAATCTTGCGGGGTTCCAAGAGATATATAACCATTTCTTGGCATTTTAAAGGGAAGTATGTTAAGACCTTCTTCTATTAAATAATTATAAGTGGAGGAAATATAACATTCGCTAAATCCTTTTAGTCTATACTCTGAAATTAATTTTTTTGCTGATCTTATAAAATCAGAACCACGCCTCCAATAATGTATACCTACAAGCGCATCCTCACTTATAACCTTTTTTTCTTCAATATTTACAATCCTGTTGTTATCTATAACTGCAAAACTATTCTTAATGTCATTAGATTTAAAAATAGCAACTGACCCATCGCAATATGCAGATCTTGATAGTTCTAAAAATTTATCTGAATCCCACCTTAAAAGTTGATCACAGTTTGTTATTATTAATTCATCGTTGTTGTCTATATATTCTTTTGCATAAAGGGCTGCATCTGCAGCACCATATTGATCGTTATCTAAACATATTTCTATACAATCTGGCTTTAATTTTTTTAATATAGAAGACAGCCTATTGTTATGCTCAGGGTTTTCATATTTTCTTGTAATAAATATATATTGACCCACTATATTTAAAGAATCAACGGCATGCTCAATTAAATGTTTTTTATCTACCATGATTAATGGTTTTGGTTCTTGTACCCCTGCATTTTTGAAGCGGGAACCCAGTCCAGCCATTGGTATAACTATATTCAAGAAAAACTCCTTCTTCTGTTATAATTGTATCATATGAAACTTCAGTATGGCAATCAAGATCCAGATATTTATTCTTTTGAAAGTGCTTCGCTAAAGGGCTTTCCATTATTTGAAATACCTTCAGTTCATATTAAAAATCTTAAATTCAGCAATCAACCTGAAGAAGACTATGAGTATATTTCAGGAAAGGTATTTTTAGTTCCAGCAGCAAATGATTTTTATCATGCCCTAACAGATACTATGGCCCATTATGAATCTTTAAAAACAGTTTATCCAGATTTAAAAATAATTTTTTGTTCTAATGACAATATGTACACTATAGATAGATATATTGGCATAAACAGAAAATACATGCTAGAAATTTTAAAAATTTATAATATAGAATATAAAGATATTCTTGATATAAAAAACAAAAATTATATATTTGAAGAGGTAATACATTTGCCACATAGATCGCAATGGCACCAAGACAGGATTGTTCCTTTTGAAATACAACAAAATCTAAAAAATTTTACTCACGATGAGACTTGGTCTTATAGAAAATTTATGATAAATTCTTTAAAACAAAAATTTTATAATCAAATAATTGATAAAGAACCTAAAAAAATATATGCATCACGTATGCCATATAAGACTAATCCTATAGATTATTCAAAATTATCTGACGAAGATCAAAGATATTGGAATTTTAGATCACAAGAAATAAATAGACAATATAAAGATGAAGAAAAACTTATAGATTATTTTTTAAATAAAGGCTATGAAGTGTTAAATTTTGGAAACATGTCATTAATAGATCAAATAAGTGAATGCTATTATTCGACTGAACTTGCTGGAATCAATGGATCTAATATTTTTAATTTTATATGGGCAAAGCCAGAAACAAGAACACACATTATTTATGTAACAAATGCATGGAATTATGGTTTTTGGAAATACTTTGATTATTGCAAATTGAATTACAAGCAAATAGGATTAAAAGAAGTTCTTAAGGTTGAGTATTTAAATAGAGTTGATACTGGAAAAGCAGTCATTCATCCTCCAATAGATTTTGATAAATTATATTTTGCAGACCATAAGGTTTTAATTGATGAACTTGAGAGCCTCCTGTAGGATTTGAACCTACGACAATCCGCTTACAAGGCGGGTACTCTACCACTGAGTTAAGGAGGCGTAGCACTAACGGGAATCGAACCCGTCTTTCCGCCGTGAAAGGGCGATGTCCTAACCGATAGACGATAGTGCCAATATTATATTTTTAATGATCTCATATATGTCCTATGCCTATGGCAGTTAGCACATACTATTTCACATTTTGGTATTTCTTCTAACAATTGTTTCATTGTACCATTTCTTACAATAGCATTTATGTTAGCCTTTTTAATACCACGCACATGATCGAAATCTAATTGATGTGGAGGGTATGATATTTCACATTCTAAGCATATTGAATTATTTAGTTTATAGTTTAAAACATATAGGTTTCTTTCATTTCTTTTATCTTTAGATCTTTTTATAGTTAAAGATTTGTTTCTTTCGTACCAGGCTTTTTTGGCAGCCTTTTGTTGTAAACTATCCTTATATGGCATACTTCTCCCTTCAAGCGATGCGTACGAGACTTGAACTCGTGACCTCCACCGTGACAGGGTGGCGTTCTAACCAACTGAACTAACGCACCTTCGCTGGTCTGGCAGGTCTCGATCCTGCGACATCTCGATTAACAGTCGAGTGTTCTACCAACTGAACTACAGACCAATTATTATATTGTAGCACCCTCGATTGGATTCGAACCAACGACAAACGGATTAGAAGTCCGCTACTCTATCCACTGAGTTACAAGGGTATATTTGTAGAGCAGGTAGGACTTGAACCTACGATAGCCGAATTATGAGTTCGGGGCCTTGACCAACTTGGCTACTGCTCCTTGAATATTTAATTATATGTTATGACCTGACTCATTGTCAAGTTTTGGCGGTATAGAATATTTATCATTCTTCGTAATACTATTAAGAAGATTCATTATTCTTAAACAATCATCATGTCTCCACCATGTATAACAGTATAGTCTTTCATCATCCTCAATCATATTAGGACAAGACTTATACTCTTCAATGATCTGGTCTATAATGACTTTCTGTGCCTTTTTACAGCCATTACAGGGACAGGCCCAATTAGACACCTTTAACCTTTTTAATAGCATCAACAGCAAGCATTTTCATTCCTACAGCATTCAATTGAGCACCGTTGTTTTCGGTAGGAATGTTTTTAATTGCTTCAATAATCTTATCTTTAACGGCCTTAACTATTTTATGTGTTCCATTACATTCAGGATAATCTGTTGAAAATCCACAACCACATGGCATATTATTTCTCCTTTTTCATTAGTCTAAAGGCATCGCCTGTTTCTTCATCTTCGTAATCCCATATAAAAGCATTGATAAAATCTGGTTTTTCCCAATAAGGCACACCTTCAGAATCGTAATCGTTCCATCCATCTCCGCTCATATCAAAACTAAATTCATAGAATGTGCCAAACCTATAGTATATTGGCCAAGTCATCTTCCAGATAGTCGAATGTAGTTTATAACCCCAACCAAAATTTTCTAACTCGTCGTAATATGAAATACGTAAAATAGCCCAACCAGATATATCTCCGCATAAGTTAGCAAGCCAGCGTAATGGTGGGCGGGATTTGTCAATTCTTAAACTATTGTCTATGTGGTCCGCCACGAACTAACTCCCATTCTCCAGTTTCTTTTGCAACAAAAACATCTCCAGTTTCCCTATCTACAAGCATATATTTTTCAGGACACTTTGTTTTTAATGTTACCACAACTGATTTTTCTAATTCTTGAAATTCTATACGGTTTCTCATTTTGCCAAAACTCCTAATAAAAATCCAACAAGGGCAGAGAGTATTCCAACGGTCCAATAATAAGTTTTTGTTAGATATCCCAAAACTATGTCTTTAACAACATCTTTTGGCACCTCTATTTGATAGCCTTCATAATCTGGATCGTCAAACTTATATGATTTCACTTATGCTCCTTCATGTGTCTATTAAGTGTATCATGGGCAAATATGCCTGAGCGCACTTCGATTTCTTTTTTACAAATATCGCATATTACAAATTTACCTGGCATATGTCCATTATATCTAAAAGTCGGTAGTTTGTAAAGTTCGGCGGAAAATAGAAGTAATAAACCTATCTATGACCTAGACGGTCAATATGGTTTAGTAACTATTCTATCCGACTATTCCAAAGAATAAGATAGCCCCTATAATAACGATAGCAGACAATAAAATCTTAATTTTTGTTTCTTTAGGCCATTCTTCTGTATTCATTCCCATGGTTTCTCCTATCCAGCATGCATCCAAGTAAAATGTTTTTTACATACATCTATGACAATACCAGTATCTTTTTCTGGCTGAGTAAACTCTGCTTTATTGTTGCAATAAAAACATTTCATCTATTTATTATAACATATTGGACAATTTAATATATTGGGAGTTCCTGATGTTGCGTAAAATGTTACGCCACAATTATGGCAGAGAACCTTAATCTTTAATTTATTCATCATACTCTCCCAACTCTTTTAATATTTGTTCTGCCAAATCTTTGGCGATCTTGTCTTTATGTTTGCCCTTTATGTAGTCATAAATAATATCAGAAATAATATCAACCTTAGATTCTTTAGATAACATGGTTTCTCCATTATACGGGTATTTTGCGAGGGTATAATGAGGCCATGGACCCTACTATCCTATATATAGTATATCACCAAGGATATAATGCCATTAAGGTGGGTATAGGGGATATTGCTGGTAAAAGGTTTAAAGCCCATAGGACCAAAGGGTGGGAACTGGTTTGTTATTGGTATTTTCAAAATAGGCGGGATGCAAAAAGAGTCGAATCTATAGTACTACAAACCCTAAGAGAGAGATATGGACATTATCTGGATAAGGGGGATATGCCATATGGGGGATATACGGAGACATTTAATGCCAAGAAAATAACCAAGAGAAGGTTAATTGGTTTGGTCAATAGGGCTATAAGGGGATCTTGATATCCCCGCTTTTTTATACCCTATTATCCCCAAGATCTCATTACAGAAATTAATACAAGAAGATAGGCCACCCATCCTGTGATAAATCCGTATATGAATATTGCTGGTTTGCTAATTAAAAGTTTCTTCATTTAACCATTATACATGGAAGTTATCCACAGGTTTATCCACAGAAATATCTTACTGATTATATTATTGGATAGGGTTAAAGTGGAGTAAAGTGGAGGATAGTGGAGCATGGAGCGCTTTTTAAGGCGGGGATCGTAATGTCAAACCATAAACCCTATATCCCAAACCATATATCCTTCAAACCCTTATACCATATATGCCCCATATCTGTCAAACCATGTATAAAAGGTTTGGCATTATACATTCAAAACCATGGTTTGTCAAGTATCTTCGTAAAGGAATTTGAATGAAAAATTGCCAAAAGTCTGGGAAAATTCTGATAATTTCGTAATATGTTTTATTATGCCAAAAAATGTTTTAAAACCAGGAAATATGGTTTGTTATTGGTTATTAGGGGGATTGGAGTTGGTATCTTTTTCTATACCGTCCTTAAGAACGGGCGGTACAAAAGAAAAGTAATTAGACAAACCAATCTTATGGGTAATAGAAACAAATGTATTCCAAACCTGGTCTTGTCCTTTATTGTATGCTACTGGATCTGATTTTCTAAGGTTTGAAAAGTGTCTTGGACTCATATATTAATTGTAACACTCTTTATACCGCCCAAACTTTCAGCGATTTTTTGGACGGCGTTCGTAATGTCTTTTTATCCTGTGTTTTGCGCTGGGCGCCCCAAATTTGGCGGGGGATAAAAAGATACCGTAATACTACCTATATAAGTATACATAGATACAATGGTTTGACAAACAAAATATATTATGCTACATGGTTTGGGAAAAATATGGTTTGATCGTAATCTGGGAAAAATGGTTTGGTATCGTAATGGTTTGTTAACAAAGAAAAATGCACCGACCCGTTTTCAGGGCTTTTTACGAATTGTCAAATCCTAAAAGCAATTCATCAAGACTAGAGTATCCTGTATCTTTGACACCAAGTGACTCTAAAAATAAGTCCCATGTTTCATTTACATATCGTGTAGCCATTTCAGAAGCAGGAATAATTTCTTGTGAAATAGAAAACGCTAATGGCAAACCAATGTCGTTGTATTCGATAAAATCTTCAAACTCAGACTCACCTTTATAATTTAACCACAAGTCTGCCAAAATATTACATCTGCTAGAAAAGTCTGTATTGGTGTTGCTCATTGTATTTCTCCTCTTTGTGGTATTGTGCGCTTTCTGCGATAGTGATAAGTCTGTTGTAGGAAACTGTTGGTGCGATTACTGCTAAATACTCGCCTACCTGCTCAATGTCAAGGCGAAGGTCAGATACGATAGCGGAAATACGCATGGCAACTTTCTCCTCGTCAGTTAGTCTGTGTTTTCTCATAGTTCTCCTTATAGTCATTGTATCAAATAAGATGTGGGGGCGCAAGTAGAAGAAAGGTGCTACCTACGCCCCCTTATTACGGAGGGGACCCAACCCTCCTAGGATGTGACCGTCGTCACAAGACTGTGATAGTTAATAAAATCTTGTATAGTATGTATACCAGTGTCATCAGTTACAGTCTTATTAATTAAATCAATTAGCACGGGATGGTCCATGAATCCCAGGTCGTTAGGATTGCAGGCATAAATTCCATACCCCGTCTCGTCCATAATATTATCCTTGATTAGATAACTAACAGCCATACGTACATAGTATGACTCATCACCTAGGCGTGGTGCTGCATGCTGCAGGGCTGCTGCCAGGTCTGTATACATAGAGTATTCACCCCAATGGCTGTATAAGGCCACTGCCTGGTCTTCTGACTGCTTAAAAACGAATGTACAACGTGCTCCCATGGTGGGTCCTTTCGATAGTTGGGTTTTCTTCTAGTGTATCAAATTTTAGGTCTAATGTCAATTGCTCGTACATCATGCCTCCTCAAAAGCAACTACAGATAGATCTGAAAGTACTTCGCTCCAGATCTCTCCCTCTCCAGCCTCTGATTCAACCACAAATTTCATATAGGTCCCAGAAGGCTCGTGTATTACTTCAATATTATACTGTGGCATTGTCTTCCCTTTCTGCTATAGCAAATGATAATTGATAAGTTAATTGATAAACTGCAGCAAGAGCGTCACATTGTCCCTCCCAGTACTTACGTTCCATAGATTCTAAAGCGTCGCTATAGTCATTGGCTTCCTCTATACGCTGCGCTTCTTCTAGTTCTAGTTGAGCCTCATACATCCAGTTCTTCATCTCACCATGAATGATATCCAAGGCTGAAATATTTTCATCTACCATATGCTGCAGGTGCTCATCTAGATTGTAATCTGGATTAAAGTTTGTTTGCATGCTCTTCTCCAATCTGTATAAAATGGCGGGTAGCAATAGCCTGCCCACCCAACCAGTTAAATTCAAAATCTAACTCTAGGAACTCTTTAGAATTCATATCTAAATCTTCCATTTGTTTTTCTATCTCTTCTTTGTCTTGCTCAATAGAAATGAGATGTGCTTTCATGTATTCAATTAGGTAATTAGACATCGACTTGGTCCATTCTATAGTTGGGTATATATTCCTCAGTTAAGTATACTTTATGGATGTCGCAATCTGCAACTGCTTCTAAGTCTGCCTCGCCTAGATAGTGACAAGAATCACAGATTTCTCCACAATCGTTATCACAGTATTCTAATGTATTAATTTCATCACAATCTCTACATTTGTTTTCATAGTTAGAATCTTGAATGATAACTCCAGCAAGATATTCTGTCTCACCACCCCAACCTGTTTCTTCCTCATAAGACAAGGTAATGTTTAGGTTTGGATAATCAAAAGATAGTCTTTGTATAGCAGGATGTGGCGGAGACCAAGCGGTATTAAACTTATACTGTAAAGAGGTTTCGTCTTCTTCGTATAACTCAGTCTCAGGATAATCTTCTCCGTCACGAACTGATACATCCCACTTAGTTCCCCACTCACGAACATTAAAGTCATACCAGCATTTACCCTTAAACTGTAATTGCTCTGCCATGGGCAGGGTATGGTCAGGTTGCTTCATATAATCTTCATCACTAATACCTGCTTGTATATGATTATAGATATTATGGAAAGCAAATATAGGGTTAGAGTATGAAGTCTCAGTTAACTCCATTTGTCTTGTTTCCATATTAAACTGGTCATGCATTTTAGTAAATGGTTGGTTAAGTTGTGCCTTAACCTTAGCAATGTCTTGTTCATTGCCTTCGATAGTTAGATAGTTGTAACACCAATTTGGCATTATGGGTCCTTTCTGTGGGTTCTTGTATTATTCTAGCAAATTAGGTAGGGTATGTCAAACACGTCCCTCTGCCAATAGTCCTAGTAAGAAGTCCTCTAGATCTCTAAGTACTGATACATCTTCCTCTGCAAACTTAGTATCCTTAATATGGTGATGGATAGAATAATTTAATATCATAGCCATATTTTCTACCTGCTCTGTTGTATATCCTAGCATTATGCATTCTCCTTTTCCATAAGAATATTATAGGCGGCAAGGCTGGTTATGTCAATATTTATTTCTCTACCAGGGTATTTATTAATTAGGAAATTAACTGCATCTCCTGCTGATTTAAAGTCACTATAGTTTTCTGAATATCCATATCCTTGTATAGTTATTTCCCAGCAATCAATCCCACCAGGTGAGACAGAGTATTCCATTTCATATATTTGTGCATTTAGGGTCATGGTTTAATCATATCAAAATCTAGGGGAAAAATCAAGTTCTACGTAATAAAAAAAATTCATGACATTTTTAGTCGGTTACGTAATAAAAGTTTTTGATGATATTTTTAGTCGGCCACTTTTTTGATCTTTTGTCAAATAAAAAATTGAGCAGTTTATACTCATGCTCAGGAGTTGAATTAGATTAAACTAATTCTAAAGTGTTGCGAACAACATTTAGCAAACGATTTTTTTCTGCTGTGATAGCAGGGTCAAAACCACTTGAACCCATTAGGATTGATTCAGTAAGACCACGCTTACCACCACGATACCAATCGATTCTTTCTGTGAGTGCGTTCCAAGCACCCCAAGCAGTATTGGCAATCATGCCATTGAATTCGCCTGTGTAAATATCATTGATTAAATCAACTTTATTTGTCCACTTAGAAAGTGCGCCTTTCTTAGTTTCATCAGGCTTAGGATACGCAGCCAAAACAATATCATTGAATTGTTGCGCTGTGATTTCTTTTTCAATCATGAGTTGCGCCATGATAGAAAATTCGTCCATGTAAGCATTAGCAACAGCAAGAGCCTCACGAGCCTGTTGAACTTTACCCTCAGCAGATTGTGTGTGACGAATCTTGAATGATTGCTTTACGCCATTGTTTTTCTTAGTGCGACCAAGAGCAACAGCGAGAGTGTTAGCGCATACAACACGAACAGGTGTCACGCTTGCTTGAATAGCAACAGAACCATCGTGTGATGTATTAACAAGAAGATAAGTCTTAACCTTATCCGCTACACCATTAGGGTCAAGAACAGTCTCACGCTCAAGAGCAAGAGAACCGAAAACAACACGACCACTACGCAATGAGCCAGCAGTCTCCCAACGACCTCCGCCATCAAGAATTGCATCACCAAAAGTGAATAGTTCTTCATTTTGTAGTGGGACATAGCGTTCACCAACAACGCCTAAGACATCAACTTGATTTGCGGTGAATGGATTATCACGCACAACATATTGATAAGATTTATCAGATGTAAGAGTAGATGGGATTTCTACATCTTCAAGACGAACATTCCAACCATCAAGGTTAGCGAGTTCCAACATTTTTTCAGTAGTGACTTCCTCCTGAAAAACAGTTCCTAAACCATGCCAAGCAGGTTCACGGAATGAAGCGAAAGAATTAGCAGATTCTAATTCATGAGCCATATTTATTTCCTTTCTATTTTTAGTTATTCTTATCTTAGCACAACGGGCTGACAAAAGCAAATCCTGGAATTTGGGCGTTTTGATCGTAACTACGTAAAACGGACATTTTAGGACAAAACGGGCCGACCACTTTTTTGAGGAAGTGAGCAGTTTACGTGGACGTGCTCAGGTCCCTCACGGTCTCTTTGAAAGAAAGGATGAAAGAAGAGATCCGTGCACATTGCGTGGCCTTTCATGAACCACGCAAATTTATTTAGATGTCGATGTTGTCGACGCTTGCAGAAACATGTGTTACATGATTCATATCATATGTGATTGCTTCAAAATCAATATCATTAATTATTGATTCTGCGTCTTCACCTGCAGGAACTTCAATTGTTAAATAGTAAGTTACGGTAACCTCTGCTTCAACTTCCTTGGTAAGTTCGAATGCACCAATCTCAGAAAGTTCAACAGCCTGCTCTTCAGTGATGTTGCCATTCTCTAGATTCTCCATGGTCCATTCATGTAGACCAGTTGACATTGCATTTAGTGCAGCAGCAGTGCTAAAGTCACGCTGTACAACACGAGCATGAGACTCTTCTACAGTCTTTACTCGCTCCTCTAGTTGCTTGATTGTATTACGAAGATATTCCTCCGTAGCATTAATTACATTAGTTTCCATCTGTGATATCCTTTCCTAGACTATCAAATTCGTTTATTTCATTAATCATAGCATCCATTTCACTTTCTGTCAATAAAACATTAGTGACCAATGTTGCTGTAAGAGATGAGAGTAGCGCAGAATATTTAAATAACATCTGTGCGAAATCATTATCTGACATTTCATTTCTTGCGTGTAGTAGTTGTGAAGCAATAGCCATTGACATATCGTCATGGACTGCGTCTTTAGTTGCTTCTTGTATTGCTATAGCGGTTGCTATCATCTTAGTTTCCTTTCTTTCTAATACTAAGTTTAGCATTGGGTTCTGACATTTGTCAAGTTGGAGGTGGGGCAGTTTTACATCATACCCAGGATGATCCCTCTAGGAATACCCGCAAGGACTTTCGTCACTTCATTTGTTAGCGGGGCTTATCAAGAGAGAAACCTGTTGTGGCGGGGGTAATTACGATTACACACCCGAAACCCGCCACAATTATTTAGATTACAAGTATCTTGCGATAGCGTTGTAAGTAGAAGTAGAAACTACTTCCTCATCTGTCATCTTGAGAATACGAATTGCGTTCTCAATTTCATCTTTTTGCTCACGATACTGCCACTCATGAATAGACACATAGTCTTTCTTGGGTTCATCAGGTAGCGTGATAGTTCCAGCAGGTAGAGAGAAAGATACTTGGATTTCGTTATTGTATCTCTTATGAGCAGATAAGTCCTCTGCCTTAGCAATTTTATCAAGTGCTAATTTAGCGACTTCCTTGTTCCAAGCCTTTACTGCCTTGTCGTGCTTTGCTTCGTTCGCCTCTTGTGAAGCGAAGTCTTTATTTAGTTTATCAAGTGCGCTTTCTAGTGCCTTGATAACCTTAGTTGTAGCGATTTTTACATTTATCGCTTTGCCATTTCTAGCCATTTATTTATCCTTTCTTAGTGGGTTGTTATTTATAGTCTAGCATTTTTACTGCTAGAAATCAAGTGAGCAGTTTTAGTAGCCATGCTCAGGGCTTTTCCTGTATTAGGAATTACTTTGCTGTCCAAGTTGTCCAGCGAGGTGAGCCATTGACATCAAGTTTTACACGAACGCTTGTTCCGTCTTGATTTGGCTTGATTTCGGTAATAACGCCTGTCACCTTTGACTTCTGTGAGGTGTAGGTGTCGCCTACCTTGTAAGTTGCTGTTGCTACTGCCATTTCTTTCTCCTTTGTTAGTTGGTTGTTATTACTTGTATTATTATGACATTTTTGAGAGATAATGTCAAGCCGAAACCTGACATTTCTCACATTTTGAGATTAGTGTGTTTTTACCATAGCAAATCTAGTTTGATTATTTGCCAAGCGAAGCATGACCTTAGTTACATTTTGACGCATTGGAACGAACTTCTCAATACGACCTGTAACACCTGTCTTGCTGGTAGTAAATAAATCTCCTACCTGATAAGTGTATCCGCCTAGTGTCATTTGCGTTTTTCCTTTCTGTTTGGGTCTTAGTATTAGTTTAGCATAAAAATACAAGAAATACAATTCGGGGAGCGTTTTGGGGGTCTTTTTAATGTGATCTTAATTACAGGGTCGTAACTTGACAAATTGGGTTTTGCGGGCCGACCACTTTTGCGGGGGATTTATTGAGAAATAAAAAAGTAAAGTATTAACCATGCTATGAATAAATACTCTACACGCATTTTATTTTTTACTCGCACTAAATACAATATCTGCTTTATTGTGAACACACAATCCACATGTCACACAAGCAGAGCCATTAGTAGAAATAAGCGGTATACGTTTTGCATTTTCAGGACACTTAGCGCCAGGTTTCGAAATTAATTCTTTCATAGTTTCTTGACCTACCGCAAAATTTTGTGCAAGGTATGCCATACGTACACCGTGTTGTTGTTTTAACTCTACGGCTGTTTTGATATTCTCACTATCTGCAGAGAAATATAAACTAAGGTTATCAATATTCTTTAGCATTTCTGCAGCAATCTTTACACGGGTGTATACCCAAAATTGTACGTCAGGATTATTTAAGATTACGTGTTTCCATGCGAATGCGTATTCCTTACTAAAGAAATCGCCATCCCAGTGAATGCGAAATAACTTAGGAGCCTCTCGCTTATCACAATCTTTCTTGAAATCATTAATCATATCTTGCAGCAGATTTTCCATAGTATCATGGTCTGCGTCTTTTAATAAATTCCAGTTATGGAGTAGAGTTTCTCTTACTCCCTTATAGACTTTTTCAAGTTTTCCTGCGTAGCATACCTTAGAGCATACAGAGGTCTCACCAGGACAGGAGTAAGCCTTGCCACTAGGCAATCCAAAAGTGTTGGCAATTGTTGGGGTCTTTCCGTTTCTTGAGACAGCATTGGCCACCTTCCTATCATTAGAGCGTTTTAATTTCATTGCTCATCCCTTTCTTTCATTGATAATTCTATCATTTTTTTATTGCTTTGTCTAGTATAAACACGCTTGCTATTTACGGCAGAGGCTGCGTTAGATCTACGCAATTCTTGAATGCGCCTTAATTCTTCTTTACTCTTCCTAAACATAATTTAATAATATCATAAACAAACAAAAATCACAAATTTAGGGAGGTTCTACTTAATCTACGTAAAACGGACATTTGGTGCAAATTGGTCGGGCGGTTTTTACTCTACAAAAACATACCATTCAATTTTTGTATCATCAAGAACAAAGTATTCTTCTTCATCATCAAAGTCATCTGCTAAAACTAAATTAAATCCTTCTTTAGTTTCGCTAATTTCTTTTACAGTTAAATACTGATCTTCAATTTTAATTAGATCACCTTCCGCCAATTGGTTTGGCAGAAGATAATCAGCAAAGACAAGTTCCATACTCATCATTGTAGCAGACATTTAGCGAATGCTCACCTCTCCACTACGATAAAAAGTTTTTGTATACATTTTTCCTGTTGGGTCTGATAAGTTATAAGTTGCGTATTCTTTAGCATCACCAAAGTCTACGCATTTAGTCCAAGCATCTACCGCTTCAAGCATATCTGATACTCGCAGGGTATTTACCAATTCTCCGTCATACAAAGTAGTAACTGAGTAAGTGTATTCCATTTTAGTATTCCTCTCTTTCAATAATCCACGCATCTAGGTGGTGTGCTTCAATAATAGCATGAGCAGGGGCTAAATCGCTACCCTTCCAAGATATGCCTTCAGGAAGTTTTATGGGTAAATCCCAAAGTCCAGCATCATTTACCGCATCTATAGCCTCAATACAAGGTCTAATCATAGTTTTAGGAACGGGCGGGTAGTGATTAGCAGATAAGTGTATTCCTATCTGAGTTTCAATATCTAAGTGTATTCCCATATCCTCTAATACACCACTAGCCATTTCGTTAGCCATATTACTTCCCATTATCGTGCTTCTCCGCTCATTAGTAGTTCAGGCTCACTTATCAAGCCATTATCAAAAATAACATCTCCGTCATCATCTAGGATTAGTCCATAAGGATTACAAATACAATCCTCAAAATCGTAGTCCTCGCCATTACCAAAGTAATCAACGCCTCTACCATTACAAAAATCGCAGTTTCTAATCTGCCTTAGTGCGTATTCCAATTTATCCATTTTTTATTTCCTTTCTTTCAATACTGAAATCCTATCAGATAGGGCTGACAAAATCAAATCTGACACGCCCTGTCCGATATGTCCGTTTTGTCCTACCATGAGGACTGATAATAGAATGATAGATTTTCAAAGTCAGGTCTATCAATAAGAGGCTGTAATTGATTAATGGTATCCATTAGGTCTTTCCAATACCATTCGTCAATATCAGTACCGCCAAAGAAAAATCCTTCTCTAGGTGGCAGGATATTAGGGTCTTTATTGGTAATCGCTAGAGTACAGTCATTTACCAATTGTTTTAGGTGCTTATGCGCTACATAGTACTCACCGCAGTCATCTTCGCCACGCTGTACAGTATTAACAAACCAATTGTGTATCTGATTACACTTGCGCCAATAGGCTACATTTACAGATACATCTACGCCATAGATACTTTCTTCATCTACAAGCGTATCAACACCAGCAGCATTTACTACATCATTCCATTGTGGAATGGTAGCCTCTGAATATTTAGTATCGCTATCTCGATCTAATTTACTCCAGTCAATTTTATTAATGTGCTTACGAGCACTTAAATACATATCTAATCCCATTTTATTTATTTTCCTTTCTTATAGGTCTGATACTTTTACAGCAATAGTAGCCCATTTAGAGCCATTGAAACGAATTGAATAGGCTTGATAATCTGTACCTACCCATACATCATCACGCTTTTCAGCAAAGTTTATTTCTCCACCCTGATATTTACGGGCAAAAGAAGTAGGTCTATAATACTGGCCTACAAGTAAATCTTCAATTGAATAACTTCTCATTGAATTTCCTTTCTTTATTTTCAGGCTTCTAGCCTATCATTTTTATCTTATAAAATCAAATCGACACGCCGTAATTTAAGAAAAAATTCGGGTGTGTTTTTAATCACATCTTAACAGCCTGTGGATAACTCTGTGGATAAGTGGCCGACGCTGTCGGGCGTGTCGGAATTAGTTGAAAGTTGAACTATTGTTTAGCAGCGCAAGCAAAACATTTTAGATCTGCGACAAAAATTCTACCGCAGACCTCGCATGTTTTAAATTTAGTTTTCTTTTGTCGCAAGTTTTATCGTGTAATAAATAGAAGCGATAAGAAAAATTTGAACAAGTGTAGTTAGAAATCTAGTCATGCGATAATTCCTAACTCATCAACACCGCAAGCCTTTTCAAATCTTGCTTTATCGAATAATTCATTTTTGGTTCCAAAATAAGTTGAGAAACCTTCCACCAAATCCTCATAGACCTGCGGATGAATTTCATCTTTTACATCCGCAAGAATTGAAGCGATAGCCTTGAAGTGTGTTTTAGTTAGCGACATTTTTTATTCCTGTTCTGCTAGTAGAATATAAGAATGAGTTGCGCCTTCATTTATTCTTTCAAGTTCAGCAAGCAATTCATCACGAGTAAAGAGTGAAGCGTCTCCAATTAAATCTCTAACTGCTTCAATATTCATCTGAGTAAATACTGGAGCAGGCACATTTTTAAGCATGCCTACGAATGGCGAATGGTCAGCGATACGAGAAACGAAATTTACTCCGTTTGCGGTAAATGGGTAGTCTGTATAGTTTTTCATTTATTTATTTTCCTTTTCTTTCGTTTTTACTATTGTAGCGATTTTCTCTAAGTTTGTCAATTGTTGCGCTTTGCGCTGGCTCTCAACAAGAGCCTTGAATTCATCTAATTTCATTAGTCATTATTCCTAACTGCTACTGTGCGGTAGGTATAACGACCAACCTCACTACGAACACGAACAAGATACGCTTCAGCGTTTTCATACCATACGCAAGCAGGGTGTTTTTCTGCTTCTACAATTTCTCCAACAAGAGAATTGGAACGATAAGTTTTGCCTACTAATAGGCTTGGGATTGAGTATAAATTAGCACTCATTTTTTTACCTTCTTTCATTTTCTTACCCTGTAAGTTTAGCATTTTTATCTGACAAAATCAAATCCAAAATGCGGATAAATCGGACATTTTTTAAATTATTTTTGTGGGAAAAATCACATCCCACGTAACACGACACGCCCGAGTACGGGGGTCGGCGAGTTTTATCAGCATGTCAAGATCAACATACCGCTTTTTATTTTTATTTATCAAACTCAAACTTTATTTTTACATTGTCTACCATGAATGGCAAAGTGTTATCAAGCAACGCCTGAATATTTTCAGTTAGATAGTCGTTATCTGTTTGATAAGTTATTGTGATTTTATAGTCCATTATTTATTTTCCTTAGTCTAAGAAAACTGCGCCTTTAGCAGTTTTATGATTAGCACATACATTACCACGAGGAATCTCTACATGGCAAACAAAGCAAAGCATTTTTACTTTTGCTTTATTTATGATTGCCCATTCAAGGTCAATCTTAGTTTCAACACTAGCATTTTCTAGCGATACCCAACCAGCACCGCTTTTATTCATTTCAAATATTTCAATAGACATTATTACAACACCCAACTTTCATTTGTATAAGATAACCACTCTCCGAGTGTCATCAAACCTTTATACTCATTACACTTTCCGCAGAAAGTATTTCCTGCGTAGTCATCACAAAAAACGCAAACGATTTGATTTGCTTCCTCATCGGAAACATTTGCGAGAGTAATCTCTCGGATTTCATATTTATTTATTGTAGTCATTTTAGACCACCTTTCTTTTTTTATCTAATACGAGTATTCTAGCAGGGGGGTCTGACATTTTTGGGGGTATAAAACGGACATTTTGGACTTTGTGAGGCACATCACATGTGACGTAAGCCACACGTAAAAAGGTACAAAACGGACATTTAGCCGACGCTGTCGGGCGTGTCGCAGCGAGGTAGAAAATGTGTCCTAATTCACACACGACACGCCGTGTTAGGACTTGACTTTTTGAGATTTATGTGATAGGATACTATTGTATTTTTAGAAAGGATATGTAGTTATGTTATCAGATAAAACAATAGAAAAAATCGTTTATGAGTATCAGCATGGAGGCGTTCAGGCATATCACCCTGAAATCTCACTATCTGAGAGAAAGGCTCTCCTCAAGTACCTATGGAGCCTACCATCTAAGTGTGCTCCAGAGTGTGAGGTAACTCACAAAAATTGATGGACGACACGCCCGAAAAACAGGGCAAAATGTCAGTGGTAGGGTATAGCATACAGGTATTAGATAGAAAAAAAGAAAGGAAGTCAAAATGACTAACACATACGAAAAACTTCACCCAATCTGCTCTACATGCGGACATGTCAATTCTTTTGAAAGTTGGGAAATGATTTGCCCAACAGATAAGACATACAAGACACGAGAGGTCTTGACCTTCACAGAGTCAGGCTACTATGTGAAGTAAATCACACAAAAGGGGTAGCCACAGACCCCCAAAATGTCAGTGGCAGGGGATAGAATAAGATTACTAAATAGAAAGGATAACTAAATGAAAACACTTAGTTACACAGCAGAAAAAGATAACACTCTTGTTTCTGTATCAAATCGCCTTATGGTTAGCGAGTATCAAATAAATAACCTACTAGATAGCCTAGTAGCAAATGGCTACACTATCCTCACCACAGAGGTGAATGACGGAGATTACTCCCCACATTGGCAAGGCTAACCCTTGTCAGTGCTACCTGATACACTTACATTATTAGAAAGGATAAATAAATGATAAACACACTAACTAGAATAAACTGCGATGAGTGCCACGGGCACGGAGTTATCTTTTGGGGTAACGATGAGGATTATGATGTAGAACCTTGCGAGTGTGTGGCTAATGGCTAACTACTCAGCAGAACAACTACGCAGAAAGGCTCACCTTGCTAGAGGTGGAACACTTGCCAACTATGACCGCTCACATTATGATAAAATAACAATAGGAGAAAATAAAAATGATACCAATCAGACTAACAACAACTAACGGAGAGAGTAAGACAATGAACCTTCCAAATAGAGAAACAGTAGAAACTTTTATTACTACTTTCTCTAGTTCATTACCATTAGGCTATGCTGTATGTATAGACGCACCTCTCATTGGAATACACAATGGGTGGTTATTTGGAAAAAAGGAGCCAGCAGTACAAAAGTAAATCCTCCCCCTAGTAGTGAGCACAGAAAATAGATCCTTCAAAGTTGTGCTCACTATTTTTTTTGTTTTATTTTTATTATTTCTGTATCATACATATTAGCAAAAAATTCAGATTTTTGTCATTTTGGTTTTGGGTATGCTGTATAATAAATACATGATATTCCATAAGCACATGCTAGTAAACGCAAAAGTGTCTAATCCCATACGATCAGAAGATGAGGCGGTAGAGTTTCTAAAAGACTTAGTTCGCAGGGTAGACATGAAGATCATTAAAGGACCATTTGCTTCATATGTAGATGCTCCTGGCAACAAAGGTTTAACAGCAATCGTTATGATTGAAACAAGTCACATAGCATTTCACATCTGGGACGAGGTAGATCCAGGATTACTACAATTCGACCTATACACATGCGGTAGCCTAGATAAATTCACGGTACTTAATGCATTAAATCAAAGATTTGACATTAAGGCCATTGACTGGGTTATCTATGACAGAGAGAATGGTTTCGTAGTTGAAGACATCTATATGTCGGAGAATCGCTAATGTCAGAATCGCAAAAAATTTCAGAAATTGATAATATGGGTCGTGAAAAGTTTTGGGAAGATTTAGGAAGACCAGAAAACGATGGTTTGGCACTTAAGATATTTAAAGAAGAATGTTGCGAAAACTGTTCTTGTAAAAATAATTAATTTACTTTAGTTTTCTTAATAAGGTCTACAATACTTAGACTGTCATTTTCTGCTAGAAGTTCTCTTAATCCAAATGAAACTTTTCTATGTTCTAATTCAAACCAATGAAACATAGGCATAGTATGTCTACGTGTTGGGCCATTAGGATTTTCTAAAACCTTTAATACCTCATGCTTAAAGTGACAGGGAAAAAATACACATGTTCCCTTTTTAGGTTTGATAGTAATGTTGTAATCTGGAAAACGAATCTCTCCTCCAAGGTATTCATCGTTTAGGTACATAAGGCAGCCTATATCTAAAAATGGCCAATCTGGAGGGGTATCAAGACCATCTGCATGCTCTCCTAAAGCAGCATCTACTTGCCACCTAATAAGTTCATATCCACTATGCCCCCTATAGCCTTTGATATCTAATCCTCGATCAAATATAAATCTTTTTGCTGCTTCTAGCATAGAGAGTCTTTCGTATTTATACATTATCTCTATAACTTCTTTATCGTCAATTATGGTTTTATATTCTGTAGATTGTCCACCATATATTGGCTCAACATATGCAACATCTTTAAGAGATGTCACTGGAACTTTTGAGTAGAAAGAGTTAAGAACCTTTAAATCTTCTTCTTTAATAAAATTAGGAGCAACCTGTATCATATGATCATAGTGATATATGTCGTTCATTTTACCACTTCCCTATTGGACATGTTGCTAACTTTAAGGTTGTCTTAAGTTTCATAAAACAACCACATTTCTTACATTTTACCATACGCTTATTAAACCATTCGCATGAGTTACATATTTTAAGGCGGGATTCAATTAATTCTCTATCGCTTCTTGGTTGAGAAGGATCAAATAAATCAGAGAATCTAACCTCTTCACTCATTACAAGATATAACCATTATCCTTTAATGTATTATATATCTTATCGCTAATTGCTTCCATCATTGGTCTTTGTTGCTTATGCCACTCTTCAAGTTGAGTTAGATCTTGGTTTGCAGCCTTAGCCATATCTGTATTTTCTTTTTCAACAGCAGCAACCATTAGTTTAATCGCCTTTGATCTTTTTTCTTTTTCTTCATTGCTTTCTAGAACTGGGTCTGTAGGCTTAAATTGTCCTACAACTAAATTACCCATTTCTTCTTCTGAAAAATTTCCAGCCATTTCTGTCTCCTTTTTATTTAGTCTATCTATTGTATCACTTATTCGTTTTTGTGCAATGCTGTATTGCTCTATAGAAATATCATTATATACATATTTACGATTAAGTTTTATAGATGAAACAGCAGCAGTGCCTGTTCCACCAAATATATCTGCTACAACATCTCCTGGTTTAGAGTAGTTATCTATTAAAATAGAAGACAGAGATTCTGGGAAACAGTCATAGACAAATCCTAGGTTATTATATTTTTCTAAATCTTCTTTGTCTGTGTTCCAGGGTAACTGTATGATAAAGTTATTCAACTTTTCATAGTTAGATGATTGTTGATTAATTTTATTTAATATAATAATTAATGCAAACTCATCTCCATTTATAACTCTTCCATCATTAATAAAAGAACTGTCTCTATAATCCCAAATTATTGTTTTATTAATATATAAATCGGTCTCTTTTATTTTTGCAATAATGTCAAATGAACTGCTATTATTTTTTAATATTATTAATATATTTCCATTATCTTTCAATGCATAAGACATATGCTTTAAAGAATTCACAAATAGTTGAAGGTATTCGTCATATTCATTATTTTGTATTTGTCTAGTTAGATCTCCACCATAATGAACTTTATTTGACACAAAATAGGGCGGGTGACTTAAAAATAAATCAACACTCTTTGGCTCTAAAAAAAAATCTGTAGCATCTTTATTATATATCAGATTACTCATACTCACCAATCCATTTTATCATAATACGTAACAGAGTATTCTCCACCAAACACTTCAGCATATGAGAAAATATCACACATATATTTCCTGGTTGTTGTCAAACCAACTTTATCGGTTTGATATTTATATCCCCTATTCAATGTTTCATGTGAAACCTTCTCTTGAACGAAAGCCTCATTAAGGGTTTGTATATACCGATCTTTGCCATACCGCTTTGACGTAAAGGATTGGTTTGGATATTTGATTCGTATACCGTCGTCAATTTGTCTGGCATCTTCGGTTTCATAAATAACATATTCCACTGCAGGACAAACCATCCTATCAGACCATGTTCGCATGTTATCGCTGTAATTATCCATATTGCGTAGGGTTGAATCAGCGTATGCCATGCGTATCATCTCTGTCGCCGATGTTTTAATTCCTGTTGCGAACGCAATTAAATAAGCGGTTGCGAATGGAAATTTGTCGCTGTACTTAGTTATGCCGAAATGAATATTGGGGTTAAAACTTTTCGACGACATATTGTCATTTTGTAAACGCATATGATTGCCGATTGAAACATAATCTGGGTGATTCATATCGCAGTCAACAAACAAACAATCTCTGGGACTAATTCCATCCGAAAGACAAAGAATATTCTTGTCATACGTGCCAACAACTTTTGCTCCGTTATAACGATTTAATAACTGCGCCGAAACAAAACCGTCCATATCTGGGGAAATTATTAAATTTGTAGAATACTCCAGTGTGCGTAGTATCTCAGTTTTCATTTTTTTAAAATTCCCCTTATAATATGTTTTGTTATGTCAATCGAATCTTGGGCAGCGTTAATTGTTTCGATATGTACCATTGTAGCATTTGCTGCAGGAAGTATCAAGTGGATGGTAAAACATTATTTAGATGAACTTAAGCCCAATTCTGGATCTTCAATAAAAGATCAAATTACACGTTTAGAACAAACATCAAAATTAGCAGAAGAAGATAGAAAAGAACTTCACAGAAAAATAGATAAGATGTTTGATGTTTTGCTAGATCATATATCTAAAACTACCAAATAGTTAATATATATTATATATAAAGAGATTTTATCTCTGAGGGAAAGTCCCCCCCTCCCCCCATAGATTTTTTATTACATCTACTGGCGAGAAGTGAGTTTTATCTCTAGTGCAAAGTCCCCCACAAACCCTATAAACACTATACCACAAACTTTTATCTACTACAAACATTGTAAAGCAATATGTCCGTTTTATACCTTTATGATATACTTTTAATTGCTTGCCCCTTCGGTCTGTCTCTCATACCCACCGACCTGGGGGCAAGTCCATATTTCGTGGTATAATCTTTCTATTATGGCAAATCTCTGTGCTCCCGAAATTTTTGGTGCTGATCCAGTTACCATTCAGTGGAGAGCAGTTCGTGGAGATACAGCAACATTAAGAGTAGAATTTTATGAAGACGATGAAGTAACTTACTATAATACAGAGGGTTGGATTTATCGTTGTACCGCCTATGATCAGTCAGGAAATGTTTTAGATGCCCTCGATTGTGAGCCAGGAGAAGGTTTTGTAGATATTACTGCCTTTGCCTCTGTTACAAAAAACTGGGGTAGTGGATATTTAGCAAATGTTGCAGAATTACCATTTGACGTGCAGGTAATTATTCCAGAAGAAATAGAAGACATTGTTTGGACACCAGTTGTTGGAACAATTTATGTTATTGGTGATGTTACACCAGGAGGTACTTTATAATGGCAGTTATTAAGATTGTTCCTATGCCAGGCGCAAAAGGAGATCAGGGAGATGCAGGCTCTGTAGGTCCACAAGGTCCTCAAGGAGAAACTGGTGCAACAGGTTCAGCAGGTGCCGATGCTGTATGGTATTACAATGGTGCTTATAATCCAGGTGCAGCATATGCAGTTGGCGATATAGTTACATATGAAGGACAAACCTGGTATCGCAAAAATGCAAATGGTGGAAATGTTGGAGATACACCATCTGAAGGATTGTTTTGGGATTTAATTGCAGCAAAAGGCGAACCTGGCTTAAATGGTCTTGAAGGAGAAACTGGTCCACAAGGAGAACAGGGAATTCAAGGTGAACAAGGACCACAAGGTTTACAGGGAGAGCAAGGATTGCAAGGAATTCCAGGACCTCAAGGAGAACCTGGATCAATTACAAATTTAAAATTTGGATCATTTTTTGATACAACAGTTCAAACTGGCGGATCAATAAAACCATTTGAATTAAACTCAACAGATGTAAGTAATGGAGTTTCTATTGTAGATGGTTCACATATTACAATGACAACACTTGGAATTTATAATATTGCATTCTCTGCACAATTACAAAAAACAGGTGGATCTTCTGCAGATATTTATATTTGGTTAAGACATAATGGAGTAGATGTTCCAGACACTGCAACAATAATTCATATGGCAAACAATAATACATTTAATGTTGCTGCATGGAACTTCTTTGTTGATTGCAATACACTTCCACAAGATTTTCAGTTAATGTGGTATACAGAATCTACAAGCGTTTCTATTGGGGCAATTAGCGATGCTGTTACTCCAGTTGGAGTTCCTTCTATACCGTCGATTATTTTGACAGTAAACAAAGTCGGAGACCTATAAGGTTAATCCATGGCTGTTTCAAAATCCATGGACTTTCCATCAAGTAAAAAATCAAGTTATGCTGCACAAGTTGTAGAAACTCAAAATACTAATACTGATGTTTTAATTAATTATGTTCCTGTCCCTGGCCCAATGGGACCACAAGGACCTGCTGGGGTACCTGGACCTCAAGGACCTGCAGGAAAAGACGGGATTCAGGGACCCAAGGGCGAAAGAGGCATACCTGGTAAAGACGGTCTAAGTTCTTTATCTGTATCTGGACAACAGGCAGGCTGGGGATCATATTTTAATCAAAACAGAAAAGAAATAAGATTAGGAGCAAATCAGGGAGAAGATGGCTGGGTCAGTGTTTGGGTAGATTCAAAGGGTATCAATACAAATGAAAAATATTTACCAGAAGGATGCACCAGCCTTTGGAATGAGCATCAAAGAATGCTTAATTTTCATGGCCTTAAAATAGGATGTCAGGTGTTTGTAACATATAATTTTGAACTTACTACACATAGCAATAATACAGAGGTTTGGCTTAGAACCTTTTTCCCTAAATCTACCACAGAAATTTCACAATATGTAGCGTCGTTAAAATATCAATATGTTTATAATATGTATGTTACTCAACAATTTTTTATAGAAGATAGTGCAATGTGGTCTTCTGGAGCGATACCTCAAATTAGAACTGACTACGACTCCTCATTATTAATGAATTCCATCTACGTTAGCGTGGTATAATAATTGCATGGCATTTCCTGGAACATACAATATTTCATACTACATGGGGGACACTTACGAGTTTAGGGTATATCCCAAAACAGCAAGTGGAGATGTTTATTCTTTATCTCCATTTGTTTATGATGATGATAACAATCCAGCAACTGCTGATTTTGATAGTGCCATTTTTGCTTTTGCAGAAGAAAAAGCAGTAGGAGGTTCAAATCCTCCAGAACCATCGGGCTATCATAAATGTTATGCTAAAATTTCTGATGATAAGTCATACATAACTTGTGCAATAAGACCAGAAGATGCAGCATATTTAGATCCTACAAAAACATATGTTTATGATGTACAGGTAAGTAAGCCAGCAGGTGGTGGAGACTATAAAACAGTTATAACTTTAATGACTGGAAGCATAAGTGTTACAGGTCAGGTTATTATTGCTGAGAATATAGGATAAAATGGCAGAAGTTGTATTAAGTACAGAAGATTTGGTTGTTTTAGGTGGGCCAGATACCATCAATGTTGAAGTAGACTTCGGGCCACAAGGTGATCGTGGTAGTTTAATATTTGTAGGAAATGGAAAGCCAGATTTAATAGATATTGGGCAAGACCCCAATGTATTTGATCTTTATATAAACCTTCTTAAAACTGATGACGAATATTTAATGATTTATCAATATGTAGAATCTTTAGGATCGTTACAGTGGCAAACTTTAACAAAGTTAATTCCTAATACATATGTAACAAATCAAAGCATTAATTTTGATACCGTCAATTATTGCTATGTTCCAATTGCATCAATCGTAGATCCTTCATATGTAGGAAATACAGATGCATCTAATTTTAGCGTACAGGTAACATTTGGAACTTCGGCAGGGTATCCAATTGTAAGTTCAATCAAAACAGAAGTTGTCACAGTTAGTGGTATAGAAAATTTAAAAATAACATTTTATGCTAAGGAATTTGACGGAGCCAATTGGATTGACATAACTGGATCTAGAACGGCTAACCTTCACATTTCGGTGGTATAATCTAGGGGGTGATGTAAGTGGCAGTTGAAGATATAGGTAATTTATGGAATACCAAGCAGCCAGGTTATGATGATACGGCTGATATTCAGGCAGCCCTAAAAGCATTTCTGTATGGAAGTTATACTTATGACCCTACAAATACAGATCCTACACAACTTCCAAATCCATCATTAGCAAAGCATTTACAAGGTTTGAGTGATAGGTTAACAGACCAGGAAGAACTTGGAATAGGTTCTGATTATCTTACACTTGCACAGATTGCAGCATTGTCATCTCCAGAAGACGGATATATTGCTATGGCATCTGACTCTAATGGTGGAGCAGTTGAATCTTTATATGCCTCCGCATTTTACACAAATGAGGCACCTACAACAGACATTGTAGATGGAGTTCTCTGGGTAGATAAAGATTCTGATGCACTTGATACTTATGTTTATAATGAAACAGATGATGAGTGGGTAAGAATAAACGATTTAAAAAATATTATTGCAGCAAAGGGAGATTTGCTTGTTGGAACAGCAGCAGAAGGTCTAGATAATCTTACAGTTGGTGCAAATGGAACAGTCTTAACTGCAGACAACACTCAGCCACTCGGCATTAAATGGGAAGCACCTTCAGTTTATTCACAGCCAACACTTGGAACAACAGTAATTGCTTCTGGTGCAACAGTAACTAATGTTAATGGTTTAACAATTAACTCAACAACAATTCCAACATCTAAAACTTTAGTTGCAACTGATTCAACAGCATATGTTGTGCCACCAATGTCAGGTAATGCAGGAAAATATTTAACAAATGACGGATCAACACCATCATGGGCAACAGTATCTTCTTCAAGTGGATTAACTTTAATTACATCTCAAAGTTTTACTAACAGTACATCTGTACAAATTAATAACTGTTTTTCATCAACCTATAGAAATTATAGAGTTATGTTATCAATAACAGGAATTTCTGCTCAATCAACAAACGTATACTTTAGATATAGTTCTGGAGGAACTCCAAATAGCAGTGCTATTTATTCATTTACCGCATTAGATGGCGGACCAACATCATCTCCAACAGCATCTGCTGGAAGAAATCTTACCGCTACACAATTTGAATGCGGATACTATGATCCAGGATACAGCCCAAACAATCAAATGCCATATTACGCAACTATGGATATTTTTGCTCCGTATATTGGACAATATGAAAAAGGCATGCTTGGATTTAGTTGTTCTACATATGCTACTGCCCCAATAAATACCTATGTTAAGTTCTGGTCTGGTTGGTGTTTATCTAATGCATCATTTGATGGATTCCAGATAAGGCCACAAGGCGCAGATGGAATTACTGGTATTATTAGGGTCTACGGGTACCAGGATTAGGAGATAACATGACAAATTTAAATGAAACTATTGTTGATGTTGCGAATAATACAGTTACTGTTAATGATATATCTGCACAAAAAATTGCAGAACTTGCTTCTGAAGGTGCAAGAATAGAAGAAGAAAGACTTGCAGCAATAGAGGCTAGAAAAAATGCTAGGGCAGCATTAATTACTAAACTAGGTATTACTGAAGAAGAAGCACAACTTTTATGGGGTGATAATTAATGTCAACAGTTAGTTCAACTAGTAAAGTAGCATACATGTATGATCAAACATCAGATACTTGGTATGCAGTTGCTGGTACGGCCAATACAAATGTTGCATATAACTGGCAGGCTGCACATACTTTTGGCTCTGTTGTAACTGTTAATGATGTTATTCGTGCTAAGGCTGGAGTAAATAGATTTCAAAACTATACCGCCAGAGATGCAGTGATTACTTCTCCAGCAAAAGGGACTGTATGCTTTGTTGAGCAAACAAATGGCGGTACTGATATAAACCAACTTCAAATTTATAATGGTACATCATGGGTAGGAATGCTTGATACTGCAACTCTAAGCACTAAAACTGCTGATTATAACTTAGGTCTTGCAGATGCAGGACAAACATTATTAATTGATTCTACTAGCGATAGAACTGTTACTGTTCCACTCAATTCTGCTGTACCGTTCGCAAATGGACAAAGAATAGATGTTGTAAGATTAAATACTGGCAATGTAACATTTGCTGGAGCAGTTGGTGTAACAATTAATAGCAAAAATTCAAACAAGAAAATTGCTGCAAGGTATTCTGGCGCAACTCTTATCAAATATGATACAGATACCTGGGTACTTATTGGCGATTTGACGGCGTAGGTGATCCAATGCTTGGCTGGCTTGGTAAATGGGCGGGATCCAAAGGAATGGGAAAAATCCCAAACCTTATCGGTTTAACAAAACAACAAGCAAGAGAAACTTTACAAAACGCTGGATTTAATTATGGACTAGAGAGTGAAGAAGTTCAAGGCAATGAGTCTTTAACAAATAAAGTTAAATCACAAGGCAAAGCACATAATGATCTTGTTGATTATGAAACATCAGTAGATTATGTTATTCATACATTTACTTTTACCCCATATTCATTTACACCTACATATTCATTTACCCCTATGACATATTCTTTTACACCAGTTTCATATTCGTTTACTCCACAAGTATATTCTTTTACCCCACAAGTATATTCGTTTACACCACAGGTATATTCGTTTACACCACAGGTATATTCGTTTACACCAATGACTGTAACTTGTGAACCATGTGAAAATTATGGAAATGTATTGGTAATTCCAACATGTAATGGAGAAGATTCTTATGAGGGATACTGGCAACCTCAAAGACAAAACTGCTCAGATGGATCAACCGTCGACTGTCCAAATATATTTGTTGGATACGGCAATATTCTTGAGGCTAATTCTACATCTTGTGGAGGATCTGGAACTTACTCCTTTACCCCACAAACTTATTCCTTTACACCTTACTCCTTTACGCCTACGCCTTACACATTTACACCTACCTCTAACAACTGTCCTTCGCCAGGAGCATGGGGCGATTGGGGTCCTTGCGTAGATGGAGTCCAGAAGAGAACACGTACCAACTATGACGATGTTCCAGGCTGTCCTCCATTTATTGAAGAAGAGACGCAGTCTTGTACTGGAACTTACTCCTTTACGCCTTACTCATTTACACCTTACTCCTTTACGCCTTACACATTTACACCTACCTCTAACAACTGTCCTTCGCCAGGAGCATGGGGCGATTGGGGTCCTTGCGTAGATGGAGTCCAGAAGAGAACACGTACTAACTACGATGATGTTACAGGATGCCCTCCATTTATCGAAGAAGAGACGCAGTCTTGTGTTGTAGCATACTCCTTTACACCTTACACATTTACACCTACCTCTAACAACTGTCCTGCACCAGGAGCATGGAGTGCGTGGGGTCCTTGCATAGATGGAGTCCAGAAGAGAACACGTACTAACTACGATGATGTTACAGGATGCCCTCCATTTATCGAAGAAGAGACTCAGTCTTGTACTGGAACTTACTCCTTTACACCTTACTCATTTACTCCTTATTCCTTTACTCCTTATTCCTTTACACCAACAGCATATTCCTTTACTCCTTATTCCTTTACACCAGTTTCTAATGGCTGTCCTGCACCAGGAGCATGGAGTGCGTGGGGTCCTTGCGTAGATGGAGTTCAAACAAGAACACGTACTAACTATGATGATCTTCCAGGCTGTCCTCCATTTATCGAAGAAGAGACTCAGTCTTGTGTTGTAGCATACTCCTTTACACCTTACTCCTTTACACCTTACTCCTTTACACCTTACTCATTTACTCCTTATTCCTTTACACCAATGACATATTCGTTCACACCTTATTCATTCACGCCTTATTCATTCACGCCTTATTCATTCACGCCTTATTCATTCACGCCTTATTCATTCACGCCTACATATGCATTTACACCAGTTTCTAATGGCTGTCCTGCACCAGGAGCATGGAGTGCGTGGGGTCCTTGCGTAGGTGGAGTGCAGACAAGAACACGTACTAACTACGACGATCTTCCAGGATGTCCTTCATTTATTGAAGAAGAAACACAGTCTTGTGTTGTAGCATATTCCTTTACTCCTTATTCCTTCACACCTTATGCCTTTACACCTACATATGCATTTACACCAATGACATATTCATTTACACCTTATTCCTTTACACCAGTAGCATATTCATTCACACCTTATTCCTTTACACCAATGACATATTCATTTACACCTTATTCCTTTACACCAACAGCATACTCATTCACGCCTACATATGCATTTACACCAACAAGTTCGGGCTGTGCTTGTGCTGGACTAGATAATTGTACTGGCGCATGCTGTGTAGAATGCGGTGGTTTCCTAAGTGGAGGGGAATGTGTAGGATGCTAAAATATAAAAAGGAGAAAAAATGACAATTCGTAAATATGTTTTTATTATTGATGGAGAGGTAGGGCCAGACTTGCAATTTGATGATTCTAAAAGTGAAACAAATGCAGCACTTGCTGCAGCAATGTCTTCTGATCCAAAAGTAATAGAAATACCATTAGACTCGCCAGTAACAATTGGATGGAGATGGAATGGTACAGAATTTGTACAAGAATAATTTAAATGATGGGAGAGAGTTTTTTACCCTCTCCCAATCATATTAGTTTGGAAAGTTTAACATTAACTCTTTAGTTCTTGGTGTAATGCCTTTCCAGGCAATCCAATTTTCACCGCCGTTTGACATGTGAAATGCAACCTGAGCATTTAATACTGGATTAAACAACTCATAGTTTGACTCTAAATTAAACTTATCTCTACGTTCAGGACCTAGGTCACCAATCATATTTATTTGAAATAAGCCATAAGAACTATCTTTAGTTCTTTTGCTAAGGTTTAGCGCCATTGGTCTACCGCCAGATTCTTTCTTGGCAATAGCCCAAGCCTCCCTTAGTTTTTGACCTTCAAAGCCTACTAGGCGTAGTAGATTTTTTAGGTCTTTGTCAGATAGATTTACAGCATTTTTGTATTTTTCTAACTGATCTTCTTTAGCCTCAGAAACACTTTTGGCCACTTTCGTGGCCTCTATTGTTTCTTGCAGCACGACAGGCGTACTGTCGTTTAATCGGTTTTCAGAAGCATTAGCCAAGTTTGACCAAACGGAAAACATAGCCAATATGCTGAGTGTTCCAATGATGTTCCTATTATTATACATAAAGTTAATCATAGTTTCCTCCTTAGAAACGTAATGACACCTTGTTAAAGGGTGTCATATTACTTCTTAGTATAACACAATTTAAAGACCATAGTCAAATAATGCTATAATTGATTTCTATGGCCGAAATAACTAATAATTATGGACTCACATATCCAGAATCTTCTGATCCTGTAAATGTACATAATGATATTAAAAAATTAGCAGATGATGTTGATGATGCTATTTCTTCTCTTGATGCCTCAAATGTGCGGGTAAAAGTAATAAATAACTCAGGATCAACTATAGGTGCAGCAAAACCAGTATATGCAGTCGGACATGAGAACAATAAAACAGAAATTGAATTATTTACATCATCATTATCTGATAACTACCCTTTACTTGGTTTAACAAAAACATCTTTAATAAATGGAGCAAGTGGAGAAGTTGTTGTTGCTGGAGTTTTAACAAATGTAAATACAAGCAGTTTTTCAGACGGAGAACTATTATATGTAGACTCTTCTGGCGTTCTTACAACCACTATAACAGGTGGTGCAGTAGGAATAGTCGCAGTATCAAGTACAACAAATGGAGTAATTGTTGTTCAGGCAAAAGGCAACGGTACTTGGGGAGCACTAAAGAAAGGACTATCATAGTGAAAAAAAAGACAGCACTTGTTTTTGGAGCAGGCGGTTTTATAGGATCACATATGGTCAAAAGACTAAAACAAGAAAATTATTGGGTTCGTGGTGTTGATCTAAAATATCCAGAATTTGAAAAGTCACATGCAGATGAATTTATAGTTAGAGATCTCTCTGATTATGAAAATGTAGAAAAGGTTATTCAATTTAAAGGATATGCAGGTAATTTTTATTATAATGTTTTTCCAAAATTTATAGATTCTTTTGATGAAATTTATCAATTTGCAGCAGATATGGGCGGAGCAGGATATATCTTTACTGGAGATAATGATGCAAATATTATGGAAAATTCTGGATTAATAAATTTAAATCTTTTAAGAGCACAGAATAAATTAAATATTAAAAAAAATATTAATAAAACAAAAATTTTTTATAGTAGTTCTGCATGCATTTATCCATCTCACATTCAAGAATCAGAAAATAATAATGGATTAAAAGAAGCAGATGCATATCCAGCCAACCCTGATAGCGAATACGGCTGGGAAAAACTTTTTAGTGAAAGACTATTTTTATCATTTAATAAAAATTATAATATACCAATAGCAATAGCACGATACCATAATATTTATGGTCCAGGCGGTACTTGGCAGGGGGGTAAAGAAAAGGCCCCTGCTGCAATATGTAGAAAAGTTATACAAGCAAAAGATACAGTAGAAGTTTGGGGAAATGGAAAGCAGACCAGATCATTTTTATATATTGATGATTGTATAGATGCTACAAGGAAATTAATGCAGTCTAACTTTACTGGCCCTATTAACATTGGCTCTGAAGAGATGGTTAGTATTAATGAGTTAGTTGACATAGCATGTTCTATAGAAAATAAAAAAATTATTAAAAAACATGTAGTTGGTCCAGTGGGAGTTCGTGGAAGAAATTCTAACAATGACTTAATTAGATCTGAATTAAATTGGGACTATAAAACTTCTTTAAGGGATGGAATTAAAAAAACATATGACTGGATCAAACAACAAAACCAAATATTCTAATTTTATATTCTATAAACTACATCACGCTGGTTTAATAAACAGGTTATATAGTTTACAATGTGCAATTGGAATATCACATATAATGAATAGGCAATTAGTTTTATATAACCTTAAAGACAGAAATGGAAAATATTTAGATGATCCATCTGTACACTATATAAAAAATTATAATTTATCTTATGGAGCAAAAAGTAATATTATTAATAATATTGAATATACAAAATTTTTTGATTTAATAGATTATGATGAAGAAAAAATTTTTGATAAAATTAACTATTACACAATTTCAAAATTTTATGATAATGAATATACCTATACACATCCACTACATAATTCTTTTATAACTGTTTCAGAAACCTCTGAAGATAAAAATTTATTTAACGCTTTTGAAATTGATTTAACAAAAGATGAACCATATCATTTTAAAGGCGACAACTTATCCAACTATTCTACATTATTTTTAAATAGAACAAAAGAATTAGACATTGCTTTGTCTAGTACAATGTTTAAAAAAGAATACCATGAATTTGCAGAATTGGTTAGTAAAAGTTTGGGTAAATATAACTGTATCCATGTTAGGCTTACTGATCATAAACATAACTTTAATGTTACAGAAAATAATTTAATTGATGCAATAGAAAATTTAAACAATTTACCAATTATAGTTTGTACAGATGAGCCAGAACACGAAATGTTTAAAAATAAAAATATTAAACTTATAGATGATATTATTGTAAACAATTTTTCAAAAGAGTTCAAAGATTTATCTATCAACTCAGAGATAGTTTTTGGATTGGTATCACTTTTAATTGCATCAAAATCTCAAGATTTTATAGGAACATATTTTAGTACATTCACATCATATATTCATAGGCAACACTACCAAAGAGACATAATCAAGCCTGCAAAATTTTTAGGAAGGTCTGATTTATCTGAGTCAGGATCACCATGGTCTTGGGTAGGCATAGGAAAGCAAGGAATAGCAAGAGACTGGCCAGAGTCAAGACTTATGATATAATTCCATTATGGCTACCTTTCGAAATCAAACTACAGATAGTTATGCACTAGGCTCAACTCCACCAGAAATAAGATGGACTATAGTTAGAGGAGACTCTGCAGCATTTAGAGTTTATGTTACAGATGACGAAAGAAATCCACTACTCATGGAAGATTGGCAAGTTGATATGGACATATATCGTCCATCTACAGATGAGGTTGTTTTATCCTTAGAACCACAACCAATTGAATTTCAAGATAGTGAAGGTAGTTTTACTGTTTCTCTGACATCAGTGCAGTCTGAAATTTTAGAAACAGGAGATGTTTTTGATATACAACTTACAGAACTTAATTCTGGCACCAGAGTTTGGACGGTAGCCAAAGGTTCAATGGTTATTATTGAAGACATAACAGATTAATGACAGCAAGTTTAAAACCAATATCTGATCAAGTATATAGAACAACACATCGTATAGCACATGCTCAAATAAAACCACTTGAAGAGCGGTATGTAAAAATAAATGACATAACATCTAAGGTAATAGTAGAAGAAATAGTCCCATTCAAAGTACAGTTTATAAATGTTGGAGTTTTTGGTTTTTCTAAAGACAATCCAGCAGGAGTTGGAGTTGCAGTTATTGGTTACAGTAACTACATTCTTTAATAAATAATAAAAAAGGAGTTATAATAAGGCCATGGCAAAAATATCAATCCCCAATTTGAAGACTAAGTTTGAGACTGGAGATCGTCCATCTCAACAAGATTATGAAGATTTAATTGACTCAGCCTCTGCTCGTTCCACAGATCTTGGATCTATGGGGAACAATGAAAATACAATTTATGGACTTGAGAATCCAACAGTAGTTGATAATTTTGATGCCACAGAGTGGCGTATGGTTAAGTACATTGTTTCAATCGCTAAAACAACAGCAGGAGACAATAAATTTTATGCAACAGAATTGACCATACTTGTAGACGGTACAAATGTAAACGTCTCTGAGTATGGAACAATAGACAATGATGGGAATATTGGCACCATTAGCGTCTCCAGGGCTGGAAATACAGTATCCTTAACGGTTACTCCAGACCCTGCAATTAAGCCAGTCACAGTTCGTTACGCACGAATTGGACTTAAGGCATAACTAAGGAGATAAAAAAATGGCAACAGTCACAAAAGACTTTAAGGTAAAGAATGGTCTGATTGTTGAAGGCACAACAGGTACCATCAACAACCACGATATTCTTACTAAAAAGACAGACGATCAAAATTATATCGTCAACTTAATTGGTGGAACAGCCACCTCAGCAAATGAAGCAAATAAGGTTGTAAAGCGTGATGCTTCAGGCAACTTTGCTGCTGGAACAGTAACAGCAGACCTTGTTGGTGATGTAACTGGTAACGCAGACACAGCAACAGCATTGGAAACTTCTCGTACAATTGAACTTACTGGAGATGTAACAGGTTCTGTATCTTTTAATGGTACAGCAAATGTTCAAATCTCAACAACACTAAATGGATCATTTGCAACAGATGCAGAAGTTGCTACCGCAAAAGGCGAAGCAATTGATGCAGCAGCAGAATATACAGATGATGAAATTTCAGCACTTGATCTTTCACTTAAGGCTTATGCTGATCAAGCAGAAGCAGATGCAATCTCAACAGCAGCAGCAGATGCCACAACAAAGGCTAACAATGCCAAGTCTGGCGCAGAAGCAACCGCAGCAGCAGCACTTGCAAGTGCAGTTTCTGATTTAGAAGATTATGCAGATGCTGCAGAAGCAGATGCTAAGGCATATACAGATACTCGTGAAGGACTAATCACAACTGCTTATCAGGCATATGCTGATCAGGCAGAGTCAGACGCTGTAACAACAGCAAACGCTTATGCTGATCAAAAAGTTGCAGACCTTGTAGATTCTGCTCCAGCACTTCTCGACACACTTAATGAACTTGCAGCAGCAATCGGAGACGATGCTAACTTTGCAACTAACCTCGCTACATCGGTAGGAGAAAAGGTTGCTAAATCTGGCGACACAATGTCTGGCGATCTTAATATGGGAAGCAACAAGGTTACAAGCCTTGCAGCACCAACAGCAAATGGCGATGCAGCAAACAAGTTATATGTAGATAATGCTCAGTCAGCAGCAGAAGATTATGCAGATTCTCTTGCTCCAAACTATGATCCAGCAGGTTCAGCAGCAACAGCACAGTCAAACGCAGAATCATTTGCTACAACTGCAGCAAATAACGCTCAGGATGCAGCAGAAGATTATGCAGATAGCCTTGCTGTAAATTATGACGCAGCAGGATCTGCTTCGGCAGCACAAACTGCAGCACAGTCTTACGCAGATGGTCTTGATTCAACAACAAATACTCGTATTGATAATCTTGATACAGACGATGTTGTAGAAGGTTCAAACCTTTACTATACAACTGCTCGTGCAAAGACAGATGCAGCAGCACTTCTAACAAGTGCAACATTAACAAATATTCAGATTACTGGAAACGGATCTGGTCTAACAATTACTGCAGAAAACGGTGTTGCAGATTCTGATACAGATGATCTTGAAGAAGGTTCAACAAACCTTTACTTTACAGATGCTCGTGCAGTATCTGCTCTTGAGGCAGTCACACCTGACTTCCCTGCAGTAGAAATTGCAAATGTTGCAAAGCAGGTAGCAGCATCTGCAACTGTAGCAACTGCAAGTACAAATACAGCAGTCTCATGGGCTGTAGCAGATTATAAGTCTGCTGAGTTTCTTGTTAAGATTGCTCAGGGTACACATACAGAGGTTTCGAAGGTAATTCTTACCCTTGATACATCAGACAACATTGCAATTACAGAATATGCGATGGTAGGAACAAATGGCTCACTTGGATCTGTTTCAGCAGATGTAAGTGGTTCAGATGTACGCCTTCGTGTAACAACTGACCTCAACAACTCAGCAGTTGCTGTCGTCGGAACACTTTTAAAGTAATAAAATAAATAAAAAGAGGGAGTGGTAATCTTGGCAACAGTCAATAAGGACTTCAAGGTTAAAAATGGACTTATCGTCACTGGTGGCGGTTCGTTTGGAGGAACGGTAGTTGTAGGAACTCCTACAGATTCTACCCACGCTGCTACTAAGGCATATGTTGACTCAGTAGTTGGCGGTATGGAAGTTGGGGCTACCGCTCCCTCTACACCAGATAATGGTGATTTATGGTTTGACACATTAACATCAAGAGTTAATGTTTATTATTCTGGCTCATGGTTAACTATGGCCACAATAGATGATACATTAAATCTTCCACAACATATACACGATACAGCAATTGACGGTACTGGTTTTATAGTATCTCAGTTTGTAAGTGGTGGCAGTTTTAATGACCCACAGGGTTCTTCTATAGATGGAGGATCTTATAATACCAACTCATGGACTTTGGTTTATGATGGTGGTACTGCAACAGATAACTTCAATTAAAATTGATGTTATAATACAATCATAAAACTGGTAGAAATACCATAAGGAGAGAAAAAATATGGCAACAAGAATGCAACAAAGAAGAGGAACCGCAGCACAATGGACTGCTGCAGACCCAATTTTGGCAGCAGGAGAAATCGGATTTGAGACTGACACTGGTAAGTTTAAGATTGGTAATGGTTCGTCTATTTGGTCTGCTCTCTCCTATTTTGCAGATTCACAAGATTTTAGTTCAGCAAACGTAGTAATGAACTCAGAAAAGGGTTCAGCAAACGGAGTTGCTCCACTAAATGCTGATGGATTAATTCCTTTGGCATACATGGCAAAACTTATTGAAGGAACATCCGTTAACCTAGATACATTTGCAGAAGTTGCAACAGCAATTGAAGCATTACAAGAACATGAAGCAGCAACAACACAAATTCATGGCATTACAGACACATCAGATTTGGTGATTAGTTCACAACTTTCTTCAGCAATATCAGTTCATAACTTACTTACAGAAAATATACATGGAATTGAAGATACTGCTGAACTTGCTACAAAGGATTATGCTGATACAGCAGCAGCAACAGCAGCATCATCTGCACAATCAACAGCACAATCATTTGCTACAACTGCAGCAAATAATGCACAATCTGCAGCAGAAGATTATGCAGATTCTGTGTCTTCAACTGGAATAACTGCACACAATGCAGTTACAACTAACGTACACGGAATTCTAGATACAGCAGACTTGGCACTTTTGTCAGATGTTTCTGACGCACAATCTGCAGCAGAAGATTATGCAGATTCTGTGTCTTCAACTGGAATAACTGCACACAATGCAGTTACAACTAACGTACACGGAATTCTAGATACTACTCAACTTGCTACAAAAGCATACGCTGATGCAGCAGCGTCTGCTGTTTCTGACGATCTAGACTCTCACGCTAATGATACTACAGGAATTCATGGAATTACTGATACCTCATTACTTGTGACAACAGATGGGTCTCAAACATTAACAAATAAAACTCTTACGTCTCCAGTAATAAATACACCAACAGGAATTACTAAAAGTGATGTTGGTCTTGAAAATGTAAACAATACCTCAGATGCAGACAAGCCCATATCAACTGCTACACAAACAGCACTTGACTTAAAGGCTGCCATAGCATCACCAGCACTTACTGGAACACCAACTGCGCCAACTGCAACAGCAGGAACAAATACAACTCAGATTGCTACTACTGCATATGCAGATACTGCTGTGTCTAGTGCTATCACAAATCATAACTCTGATACAGAAAACGTACATGGAATTGCAGATACAGCAGATTTAGTTCTTACAAATGATGCTCGTTTGTCTGATGAAAGAACACCAGTAGATGGATCTGTTACAACAGCAAAGATTGCAACAGGTGGAATTGCACAGTCAGCAGTTACAAATCTTACAACAGACTTGGCTGCAAAGGCTACTTTGGTATCACCAGCACTTACTGGAACACCAACTGCGCCAACTGCAACACTTGGAACCAATACAACACAAATTGCTACTACTGCGTTTGTTAAGGCTGAAGTTGATGCATTAGTTGCTGCAGCCCCAGGAGCATTAAATACTCTTGATGAACTTGCAGCAGCATTGGGAGATGATGCTAACTTTGCAAGTACAGTTACAGCATCCTTGGCTACAAAAGCAAGTACAACAGACCTAAATAATGCTCTTTTGTATTCATTTAATAATGAAACTGCAAGTTATACTCTTGCACTATCAGATGCAACAAACATGGTAGAGATGGAATCTTCTTCTTCTACCACAGTAACAGTGCCACCTAATGCATCTGTAGCATTTTCAATTGGAGCAACAATTGATATTTTCCAAAAAGGCACAGGACAAGTAACAATCGCAGAAGGATCTGGTGTTACAATTTATGCAACTCCAGGTAAAAAACTTCGTACACAATATTCAGGCGCAACTCTAATAAAAAGAGATACGAACACTTGGATATTGACAGGCGATCTTTCAGCATAAATAATTTAAATATAAAAGGAGAATAATATGCCAATTAGAGGTAGAGGTAAGAGCAGGGGTGGAAGTTCAAAGACACGTCTAAATGGAACTATCCCTTGTACTCCAAAAAACATTACTGTTCAGGATGTTGGAACAGGTCGTGCATTCAATAATGGTGCTATTCAAGTAACTTTTACTGTAGACAGTGAATGTACACCAGCAACATCCTTTACAGCAACAGCAAGTACTGGACAATCAGTAACTGGCTCTTCTTCTCCTTTATTAATTACAGGAATAGCAACTGGCGCTACTCCTACGGTTACAGTAAAAGCAACCAATCAGTATGGAGACTCTTTGTCTTCATCAGCAACTGCAGCAGTAACAATTACTACTGTACCAGCAACGCCTTCTGCTCCATCCGCATCTTCTCCAACTCCATCTTCTGCTCCAAACGTTGCTGGATCAACAACAGATTCAGTATCTTGGGCAGCGCCAGCAAATGGTGGAAAAGCAATAACTAGTTACGACTGGTTATCTTCAGACTCTAAATCTGGAAATACGTCTTCAACATCAGTTTCTGTAAATCAAGAAGGTGGTACATCTCAAAGTTATCAGGTTAGAGCATGTAATGCAAATGGATGCGGCTCTTACTCTGCATCATCATCACCAGCAACCACTACATTTACATTTACACCATACTCATTCACTCCATACTCATTTACACCATATTCATTTACACCATACTCATTTACACCATATTCGTTTACACCATACTCATTCACTCCATACTCATTTACACCATATTCATTTACACCGATTTATTCATTTACACCATATTCATTTACTCCATACTCATTTACACCTGTATACTCATTTACACCTATGTATACATTTACTCCATATTCATTTACGCCATACTCGTTTACACCTACGTACTCATTTACACCTGTGTATTCATTTGTTCCTTATTCATTTACACCATATGCATTCACACCTATGGCCTACTCGTTTACACCTTTGTATACATTTACACCTACGTACGCATTTACACCTATGACCTACACATTTACACCATATGCGTTCACACCTATGACCTACGCATTTACACCATATTCGTTCACACCTATGGCAGCAGCAGGATGTAACCCAGCATGCTATGCCCCTTATTTCTGCTATAACGGATCTTGTATATATTAATTTAAAAACAAAACCTCCTTATGATATACTGTTATAAGGAGGTTTTTTATGCAAAATAATCTTGCTATTGCAATTTTAGCCGATGATGAAGTTTTTGATATATTAGATTTTGATTATGCACCAGAAGATCAAAAAAATAGAGTTATAAACGGGTTTAATAATAACCCAACTGGCCTTGATATTACTGGACTAAAAGGTATTGGCTTAGGATCTAGATTAGTTTCTGGAGGTTTTGATAATTCTTTTTTAATATCACCGCCTCATATGAATAAAGATGATAAAAATGTTTATGCTTTTTTATCTGAAGATAAAGTTTTTTTAATAGTTGCCATAGCAAAAGACAATAAAGAAAAAGCAGAAGTTTGGGAAAATGCATTTAAAACAGAAGTTACTGGAATTATAATAAATAATCGTGATACTACCAAAATTGGAGATTTTTGGGACGGTACAAATTTTGTAAAAAGTACAAATACTAATAAAGAAACACCGTGGCAGACATGGAAGAAAAACTTAGGAACTACCAGGCCTTGGGATATAGTTAATCCTCAAAAAGAAAAGGTGTCTGAAGACGAATCAAATCGTAGACTAGATATATGCAAACAATGTCCAGAGTTAATACAGATAACAAATCAATGCAAAAAGTGTGGATGTATTATGCCAATAAAGGTTAAACTAAAAGAGGCGGTATGTCCAATTGGTAAGTGGTAGTTTGTATATAAAAAATATAACTAAAATTAAATTAAGAGGAATAAAATGAAAAACATTTATTTTTTACATATTCCAAAAACTGCGGGTACTTTTATAGATAGTGCAATTATAAAAGGCTTAGATAAGGAAAACATACCTCATTATGCAAATAAAAGTTCTGAATTTCCACATAAAATAAATTTTGAAGAAGTAAGATATATTTCTGGTCACTTTGGAACATATCCTATTAAAAATAGTAGTTACTTAGATTTTTTTACAATATTGCGAAATCCGCTAGACCTATCTATTAGTTATTTTAATTTTGTATATAATATTAAGTATGATCATATATATAGTAATATTAAAGGATACAAAAATAGATTAATAAAATATTTGTTAAATGACGAAAATACTAAAATATATAATAATATACAGTCTAGGTTTTTATCAAATTCAGCAGATAGTAGTATATTTTATCCAAATAATAAAACCAGAGAAGAATTAGAGACAAATTCAGATTCTAATAACCCTATGTGGTTTGTTGATAATAAAAATACATCTTTTGATAATGCAGTAAAAACTATAGATGCTTGTTCTCTTGTTGGGTCAGTAGAAAACTTAGAAAGTTTTTGTGAAAAATTAAGTAAATATTTTTTATTTAACTTAGGCGTAAATATAGAATTTGAGACAAACAAAAAAGTAAACGAGTCATTTGCTATAGATAATGGTATTAGGTATACAACTGAAGATGCTATAAATTTATTGTCAAAGGAAGTAATTGAAGAGTTTATTTTAAACAATAAACTAGATTATTTAGTTTATTCTTATGCATTAAGGCACGATTTAATATGATATACTTAATAGGAGGTATATATGAATAAGATAACTTTTACACCAGCATTTCCAGAACTAAAAAATGTTGTTCCGTTACCAGAACCAGCAACAAAAAATGTTCCTAATTGGTATAAGGAGCAACCTGCAAAAATAGATAATGAAATACAAAATGGTGTCATGAAGTTGACCGTAAAGAAATGTCAGTCTTTTTTTGATGCCATGGCAATAGGATATACACTAAAGATGCCAGTAGATATATATGTAGATACAACAGATGGAAAGCAAGAATTTCAAATACCAAAAGATTTAGATGCTCATAAAGCAAAAATTATTAGTTTCCACTCTAAAGAACAGGTAAGCCATTTGCCTATTGACACAGATATATACATAGATCATATATTTAGAGTGCATCCAAACTGGATGGCTTCAACTCCACAAGGATATAGTTGTTTTTTTATAAGTCCAATACATTCTGCAATATCTCCACTAAAAGCAGTAGAAGCAATAATAGACACGGATAATTTTTGGTCTGATGGACACCTATCTTTTTTTGTAAAGAAAAACTTTAAAGGTATCCTTAAGCAAGGAACCCCACTAATTCAAGTTTTTCCTTTTAAGAGAGATGACTGGGAGATGTCTATTAATAAAGAAGTTAATTCTGAAGAGATTAGTGAACAAAGAATTATGCTAAGATCTACTTTTGAAAATGGATATAAGATGAAGTATTGGGTAAAAAAACTTTTTAAGTAACACTCAATCTAAATAATAGCATTAGAGTTTGTGTAAATTAAAAACTCTGGTATACTTTATAAACAACAGTTTTCAATTAGGAGAAATACATGTCTGATTTTTTTAGTTTTCGTTTATCTGAAGAGTTCATAAGTGAGTATAAAACAAAGGAACCTCCATTTGGTTTTACAGATGCAGGTGGTAATTCATTAGGAGAGATTACTTTTATCCGTACCTACTCACGCATGAAGGAAGATGGAACTAAAGAAAGATGGCATGAGGTTTGTCGTAGAGTAATCGAGGGTATGTATTCAGCACAGAAAAATCATGCCAAAGAAAACAGGCTGCCCTGGAATGACTATAAGGCACAGTCATCTGCTAAGGAAGCATATCAACGTCTATTTGAATTAAAATGGACTCCTCCAGGAAGAGGCCTTTGGTCTTTCGGAACTGCCTTAACTATGGAAAAGAAAAATTCTGCTGCATTGCAAAATTGCGCTATGGTATCTACAAAAGACATAGACCGTAATGATCCAGGACAATTATTTGGTTGGGTAATGGACGCATTGATGATGGGCGTTGGAGTTGGATTTGATACTTTGGGCGGGGAGAAAAATCTACCTATTTATGACCCTACAGAACCACCACAAGTATATGAAATACCAGATACCCGTGAAGGTTGGGTAGAGTCTGTTAGATTACTCATTAACTCATATTTAAAGCCTAATATGTATATTCAAGAGTTTAACTATGACCTTATTAGGCCATTAGGTGCCCCTATAAAGGGTTTTGGAGGCACTGCAAGCGGTCCTGCACCACTTATACAGTTGCACAAGCAGATAAGGTCTGTAATCGGCGGTAGAGCAGGAGAAACCCTTGACTCAAGAGCAATAGTAGATATTGTAAATCTCATTGGTACCTGTGTTGTATCAGGAAATGTTAGAAGATCTGCCACATTGGCTTTAGGTGCAGCAGAAGATAAAGATTTTATGAATTTGAAGAACGCTGAGGTTTTTCCAGAGCGTAATTCATTTGATCCAGAAAATCCAGGTTGGGCATGGATGTCTAATAACTCTATTGCTGCGACGGTAGGGACAAGGTACGAAGACTACGTAGACCTAATCGTTAATAACGGAGAACCAGGATTTATCTGGCTTGATGTAGCACGTAACTATGGTCGTTTAGCAGATCCAAAGGATGGCAAAGACTATCGTGTTATGGGCTTCAATCCGTGTGCGGAGCAGCCATTGGAATCATACGAATTGTGCACCTTGGTCGAGGTACATTTAAATCGTCATGAATCTAAGGAGGATTTCCTACGGACACTCAAGTTTGCATATTTGTATGGAAAGACAGTTACATTAATTCCAACACACTGGCAACAGACAAACGGAATTATGCAACGAAATCGTCGTATTGGTACTTCCCTTACAGGTATTGCATCCTTCTCAGACAAATTTGGCTTGCCTGTTGTGCGTGAATGGATGGACGAAGGATATAAGACTATTCGTAAATATGATCATTCTTATTCTGAATGGTTATGTGTTCGTGAATCCATTAGAGTCACAACTGTTAAGCCATCAGGGTCTGTATCAATTCTTTCTGGCGCAACTCCAGGAGTTCACTGGGCACCAGGAGGAGATTATTTCTTAAGAGCAATTCGATTTGGGAATACCGACCCAATGATTCACTTGTTCAAGGCTGCTGGATATTTGATGGAGGCTGACCTTGTTTCTGCGAATACAACTGTCGTATATTTCCCAGTTCACTCTGGACATCCAAGATCTGAAAAAGATGTTACATTGTTTGAGAAGATTGCGCTTGCTGCTACTGCTCAGAAATATTGGTCAGATAACGGCGTGTCTGTAACGCTTTCATTTGACAAAGAAACTGAAGCAAAGCATGTTGCGCCTGCGCTCCATATGTACGAGGGACAATTAAAAGCAGTTTCATTCCTTCCAATGGGGAATCACACATATCCTCAACAACCATATACTCAGATAACCGAAGAAGAATATAATGCTTATATTGGTCAAATCAAAAAGATAGACTGGTCTGCTATTTACGACGGTGTAGAGAATTTAGAGGCACAAGGCGAAATGTACTGTACAACTGACGCTTGTGAAATAAAAATATCTTAGTATGATAAAATAGACTCATAATGTCTAGCCCATCTAATTTATACGCAGAGAAAATATATGCAGAGCATCCACAGTTTTTATGGGCGCTTGATGATCAGGCTGACTATGTTTCTATAATTTCAGAAGCACAAAGAAATACTTCCATATGGACAATAGAAAATGGGTCTTCTATATCAACAGAAGAATTAATAGATGCTCCATTTGCAGATAGCATAATTAATAAAATTACTCCAACTGCTGTTTTAGGAGAAACATTTTCTACAACATTGATTAGTCCAGAAATAGTAAGTGTTGATGAACTTAATCAAATACTCAAAACATTTTCTGTAGGATCTTACTTTTATACAGCAAGTCCGTATGGACTCAGTGTAGAAATTGGATATCGGTATTATGACGATGCACTAGAATCTTTTGTTGATGTTTTAAAAAGTTATGATGCATCAATACAGAATAAATGGTATTTTCTTTCAGAAACTTTTAGTCCAGAATTTAGTGAATCTACAATCAAATTAGTTATAAAAATTAACTATATAGGAAACTCTCAAGAATTAACAGATTATAGTTTTTATATCAATGGAATAACTTTTGGTCAATGGGCAGAAGAATTTCAGTCAAGTTCTCTGGGGGTTTCTCCGATATCTTTGCCATCAACAATAGCGCTTCCATCCTCAAATGTCGTTGAGGCATCAGCCTACGGTCTTTTAGAGTATAGCGGGTATTACTTTGTAAACAATAATTCTTTAGTTGCTAAAAATTTTGGAATTCCAATGGTATTTGGATCTCAAAATGTAACTAAGTTATACGAAAATGAAAATAGTCCAAGCGTAATTATTCCATCAAATGGCATGCTATCGAATGGCGGTAGATATAAAGAATTTACTTTAGAGTTTTGGATAAGAACTAATAATTCATCATCAGTATCAAGAAGGATAGTTGGCCCAATTGCTTCAGATGATGGTATATATTTAGATGGACCATTTTTGGTATTAAAGATAAACAATGAATACGCTTCCTATTATATCGGTCAGTGGGAAAGACCAATGCTTATCGATTGGAGATATTCTACAAATAATTCAGCAGTTTTGTTAAATGGAGAAGAAGTAATATCTTTATCCTTAAATAGTCAAACTTTAACATTGCCAGACAAATTAAATAATGACAACAAAGATCAGGATTGGATTGGTTTTTATGCATACACAGATATACAGCCAATAGAAATAGATTGTGTTGCAATATATCCATATCTAGTCCCATCTTTAGTTGCCAAAAGAAGATTTGTTTATGGACAAGGGGTGCAATATCCAGAGAACCTTAATGCTTCTTATGGAGGAAGTACCGTTCTGTTCGACTACTCTTTTGCTGACTATACTAAAAATTATAATTATCCAGACTTAGGATCATGGAGTCAGGCATCAATTGATAACGTTCTAATAGAAAATAATTACCTTACATCAATAAATTTTGAAACGCCTAAAATTTTTACAGACTCTTCTATAAAAACAGAATCTAATCTTTTAGCAGATTGTGCAGTTATACAAAATGAAGATTCTTTATTTTTAGATTTAAAACCAACAGAAGAATGGAACAATATAAATTCATATTTATACTTTAATAATTTTTCTTTAAATGGAGAATTAGCACACGCATTTTACGGAATATTTAAAAAACCATCTGGATTTTCTGGAACACAGGTTTTAATAAGATTAGAAGATCAGTATTCAAATTATTTTTCAATAGAATGCGTAAATGACGACGTCAGGTATATATTAAAGTATGGAGATAGTAATCCAGAAACAATATATGAATCTTTGTCTGTTGCAAATGGAGAAATTTTTACTGTTGGTTTAGAAATAGATATATTTAGAGACTACTTTGGCAATAATGTAACATCATTTTTTACAAATTCAAACTTGTCTATGTATGTGGGAGGAACTAAAAACTTTAATAATACATTTACAGGAAATATATATAAGGTGGCTATTTGTTCAGAAAAAAATGTAAAAGATATTTCAAATTTATTCAATATAATTGGTGTCCCTAAAGACTATGAAAATATATTTAGCCTGTACGCCCCTGGAGTACAATATGACGGAGGAGATGCAGATCAAGACTTTTGGAATTATTATTTAGGATCAAATCCTGAAGACTTTTCTCCATCTTCTTTTATTAACACTAAACTTTCAGAGCATATTCCAAGTTGTGGAATCGTTCCCAAAAATTATTTTGATAATTTTTATATAGACATAGATACAAAGGGTTCTTGGAAAGATTATGTACCACTATCTTATTTTGGACAATATATAACAGATGAATATGGCAACAGTAAATTTGGATTAGATTTTATTCAGTTTAATGTTAATTATCCAGCACCAACTAAATTTAAAGAAACAGAAACTATAGACGAAGACGGATGGCCATATTCAGAACTTTCACAGCAATATTCATACCCAATACAAAGATCATATGAATCGTTAGATAATTACTTATACACAGGCTATGTAGATTATCAAGATTTATCAGAAAAGTCAATTAAAACATATTCTTATGACACATCTAATGCAATTTTAAAAACATATATAACTTTTGAATATTTGGAAACTGGCGCAAATTCTTCAGATGGATTTTTTTTAAAAACAGAAGACGTTCCTAAAAATGGTGTGATTGCTCCAGGCTCAGATTGGGTTAATACTAGATATGAGGTTGTTGATAATGTAATCATATATCCTCCAAATGGAGTAGACTTTAATAAGATAGCAATAGTAATTACTTTAGATTTTGAAATAAATGGAGTTTCCTACAAACCAATAAAAATTAAAAATCTACAACTTGCCTCTCAGGCATTTAACTATAATACCGCAAATAATGTTGGCACTAGATTTGGAACTAAAGTTTATCCATATCTGAATACTGGATATTATTATAATTATAAGTCTAAAAATCCCTTCACTATATATAAGGGGTCATCTCCATACCTGTATTTAACAAGACACTCTGGCCTAGAAATGAGGGGAGACTATGATCCATTAGTCAACAGGGGGGTAGCAATTCCAATAAATACGAATAAAACTCAAGATTATGAAGTTATGGCCATGCAGTCTTTAATTAGATTTAATGGTGATTTTTTCCCTTATGCTCCAACTCAAATAATGCAAATAAATGCAAAGGGGAAAACAATTAAACTTTATATGGTTGCAAATCATCCAACAGGGAAAAGAGCAAAGATATATGCCATAGATGCAAATACTGGAGCATTGTATAACGGAATAGTTTTTTATATTAATGGAAAAGTTGTTAAAGAGCCAATTTTAAATATAAATGAATGGATTATGCTAGGAATAGGATTCCCAAGCATTCTTAATTTTAAATCTTATTCTGGATCTATAATGATTAATGGACCTATTATTTTTAATAGCCTTTCGTATTATCAAACTACAAATTTACAAGCAATTCAAACAGTTACAAAAAGACCTTGGGCAAGGGTAAAATTTGCTGTAGACGGAGTTTTTGATTGGGAGTACTGGAATGACTATTTTGTATGGCAAGGAGTATTGGTTCAGTCTTCGGTTAGTTATTATGGAGTAAATCCAGCAGATCTATATAAAGCATATACTGGAACTAATAAGATTATTGTGGATGATAGTCGTGTTTTTAGTATAGAGGCATACGAATATTCTATGCTTAAGGATATTTCTTGGCAATCGCAAATATCTGACGCAGTATAATATGGTATACTTTTGGTTATGAAAAAGAATAATCAGCCTCTTTTTGGTAAAGACGGGAAACCACGTATGCCTGGGCAGATTGGTGAAACCAAGGTTACAGTAATTGATAAAAAATATGACTGGGGCATTTATGTTTGGAAAAAGTCAAATGGAAGATGGTTTACTGATGGAAATGGTAATATTTTAAATATTCCATCAATGAAAGGTGACCTAGCAAGAATAGCAGAATTAAAACAGGCAGCAGCATACTATGGAGAGCCAGACGGGGAGCCATATTTTTTTGCTGGTATGGGAAGAGTAACTGATGAAGAGTACAGTGAGCAAGTAGATAGAATGAAGGCAGGTTTAATTCCTAACCTCAATGACCTTGGGGCGGTACAGGCAGCAAAAGATACAATTGCAAAATATGGGGATGAAGAGTGATGTCAGAAGAAAAAGAATATCTTATAGGCGCTAGGATTGATAATTTAGTTAATCCACTAGATCAGTTTAAGTCAGAAGATCCATTTAACAAGGCATGGTCTGAACTAAAGTCCTACAATGGTTTAGATAATAATTTTAGAAGAAGAACTTCTAGGCTTATAGATAAAGCAGACAAAATGAATCCTACACAAGGATATCTTGATAGCGCAAGAGCAGAACAATCAGGAATTGACGGAGCAAAGTCAAAAGAGATAAACCCAGGAACAGTTTATCGCAATGGATACGGATTGTTTGATGTAATAACACCGCCATGGAATGTTTACGAACTTGCTAACTACTATGACACATCTTTTGCAAACCATGCAGCAATTGATGCTAAGGTCGAAAACATTGTAGGGCTTGGTTATGATTTTGAAGTTTCGCAAAGCACAATGTTAAGATTAGAATCAAACAAAGACAAAGATCAAGTATCAAGAGCAAGAAATAGAATTGAACGTGCAAAAATTGAAATGCACGAGTGGATAGAGTCACTTAACGATGATGATTCTTTTACAACAACAATGATGAAGGTTTATACAGATGTTCAAGCAGTTGGAAACGGTTATCTAGAAGTTGGTCGCACTACTCGTGGTGAAATAGGATATATCGGACATATACCAGCAACAACAATGCGTGTTCGTAGATTACGTGATGGCTTTGTCCAAATTATTGGACAGAAGGTTGTTTACTTTAGAAACTTTGGCGCTAAGAACGCTAACCCCGTTACTTCAGATCCAAGGCCTAATGAAATCATACACTTTAAACAGTACTCGCCTTTAAATACTTTTTATGGTGTACCAGATATAATGTCGGCAATAAACTCGCTCCATGGAGACCAGTTAGCGTCACAATATAACATCGACTACTTTAGCAATAAGGCTGTTCCTCGTTATGTTGTGACACTAAAGGGTGCCAGACTTTCTGCAGATGCCGAAGATAAAATGTTTAGATTTTTACAAACAAGTCTAAAGGGTCAATCTCACAGAACTTTATACATACCACTTCCTGGAGACAGTGATACTAATAAGGTTGAATTTAAAATGGAGCCTATTGAAAATGGTGTACAAGAAGGATCATTTGAGAGATACAGAAATCAAAACCGTGATGACATTTTAGTTGCACATCAGGTTCCTTTATCTAAAATAGGCGGAGGAGATTCTGGTTCTATAGCAGCAGCCTTAGCCCAAGATCGTACATTTAAAGAGCAAGTTGCTAGACCAGCACAAAAAGAATTAGAAAAAACATTAAATAAAATTATTAAAGAGAAGACAGATGTCTTAGTTCTTAAGTTTAAAGAACTTACCTTAACTGATGAAATTGCTCAGTCTCAGATATTGGAAAGATATGTAAAAGCACAGGTTATGCTACCAAATGAAGCAAGATCTGCTCTAGGATTACCACAAAGGGAAGGAGGGGATGAGCCTTTCCAGCCTAAGCCTCAAGATACAACAGATAGGGCACGGGATGGAGAAAGACTTAATAATCAGTCTGATGGAGATGCTACTTTAAGTGGTAGAAATCCAAAAGGTGAGGGTAGATCTACTCCGTAGTTTATCCACAAGTTTATTCACAATTTATTAATATTTGTGTAAAAAGGCTCTATAATATATACTAGTATGACTATATCTAAAGCCCATTGGGACACCATTGGCGACTCAGTAAGACTTTCCCTTCCATTTGCGAAGGTTGATAAGGAGAGACGTATTGTCTCTGGCTTTGCTTCACTCGATAACCTTGATAAGCAAGGAGATATAGTTACAGCAGAAGCGTCAATGAAAGCATTTTCAAAGTTTCGTGGAAACATTCGTGAAATGCATCAGCCATTAGCAGTTGGCAAAATGGTTAACTTTAAAGAGGATAGATATTTTGATCCAGAATCTAAAAAGTTTTATTCTGGAGTTTTTGTATCAGCATATGTTTCTAAAGGTGCACAAGATACATGGGAAAAGGTTTTGGACGGTACACTAACAGGATTCTCCATCGGTGGAAGAATGAATAAGTGGGATGACGGCTATGATGAGAAATCAGATTCTACAATTAGAATTATTAAAGATTATGATCTTGTTGAGTTAAGTCTTGTTGATTCACCAGCAAATCAATTTGCTAACATTATGTCAGTTGAAAAAGTTGATGGCATTGAGGTTGTTAAAGGTGCAGATGTTGCACTTGAGAATGTTTTTTATGATGAAGAATCTGGGATAGTAATGGTTTCAGATCAAGAAACAGTAAAAAGCCCAATTACTGGAAATGAAATGAAGAATATAGGTTTCGTTGAAAAAGAAGACAACGAAAAAATGGATATAGTCAAATTCTTAGTAGATAGTGCTAAAGGCATTGATGCTAAGATTTCAAAGGAGGAAAATCCTATGGCAAAAACAAAAAAGGTTGCTGAAGAAGTAACCGAAATTGAAAAGTCAGAAGAGATCGCTCCAGAGGCAGTTGCTGAAACTCCAGTAGTTGAAACTGAAAACGTAGACGAAGTTGTTGTAGAAACAACTGAAGTTGTTGAAACAGAAAAGGCTGCAGCATCATCCTCATCATCAAAAGAAGAAGAAGATTCTTCAGCAGATGCTAAGGAAGATGAAGAAGAGATGAAGGCAAAGAAATCAGATGATGTTATTGTTGAATCAATAGCAGAATTAAAGAATACAATCACATCAGCCTTTAGCGATTTAACTGAAACCGTCAAGTCTTTGCAGGCAGAAGTAGAAATGCTTAAGTCTTCAAAAGTTGACACAGAAGCAGTAAAGAGTTCACTAGATGCAGTCGCCAAAGACATTGCTGCAACAGTAGAACAAGTTAGTAAGTTTGGTAAGCGAGTAGACGCAGTAGAAGCAGATACCGCTTTCCGAAAGTCTGGCGATCTAGGCGAGATCGTACAGGAACAACCAGAAATGGTTGAAAAATCCCTATGGGGCGGACGTTTCCTCAAAACAGCCGACTTATTTAATTAAGTAATCACTTAGGAGGTGACAATATGTCGGAAGAGATTAAGAAAAACCAGCCAGGAGAAACTGGCGAACTAGGCGGAACAGCCCCTGGTCTTTATCAAGGTCAAGGTGCATTCGCTTCAGGTGGTGTTG